CAGCCGGAGTTGGTAACCTTACAACCATTTATTATATTTAAGTTCCCGATTTGTGGTGGCACTCAAGGAATATAGTTTAATAGGATAAAATGCATCCATTGATTACGGATGAGACTAGGGGTTCGAATCCCCTTATTCCTGCAATTCTTTGATTTGCTTATTTTGTTTTGGGAGTGTTCGGTTCGAGAGAATAGAGTGCTCTATTTTTTATGGGCCTGATTGATTTTGACCGCGATTGATGAAGTAGGGAGACATGTAGAGTTGGCACCAACTCTTTAAAATGATGCAAAACAATAACTGGAGAAACTGAAGGTTATTTAAGAATGGCAGCCTAAGCTGCTGGCTTACTATTAGAAATATTAGTGTAGTCGGGTTACAGGAGAAACCTAGAAACAGAAGAGGTGTGGGAAGAAGCATTATAGAGCAACCCACTTAACTTGAAAGCCAAAGGTTAGTAAAGCTGAGTCTCTTACGTCATAAAACAGATGGAAGATGTGGTCCATGAGATGTGACGAATCTCTAAAGTATCATCCCGTTCTCCAACGTAAAATGGAGTGGTGGAGAGACTTCGGTCTTCCCTGCAGTTTGATAGTTTGTATAAAGGTTATGATGTTCCGGTTGGGCAGTACAATCTTAAAACTATCTACATGCTGAACTCAACAGCTGATGTAATAAAATAGAGAAACATGTAATCTCACTATGTAGCGTTGTAGGGACGAGGGTTTGATTCCCTCCAGGTCCACTTATTTATTAATTTGTAATACCTTTATATTATGTGTTTAGAAGCAGCAAAATCTATTCCGACTGGAGAATTATTAGCATATAAACTTATCGCCAGAAGAAAGGAAGATGGGGTCTTTGTAAGTCCTATACAGAAGTCTCATGTTTGGAATACTAATCGAGTAGTTGTTCTTGACGATTCTCCAGAAATTTGGGAGAGTCCAACAGACGCTAAAATTGGTAAAGGTTTTATCCATACATTTTCGGAGGAAAAGCCACCCATGTATCAAATTATACAAACAATAAAAGAGTTTGTAGGAGGTTGGTATTATTACTTCGACCAAGTTTATGATACCTATGATTTAGGAATCATTCAATGTAAGCTAAGAGGCACAATGTATAAAGGTCTCGATGAATTAGGACATCCAGGATTCGCAAGTACAGATGTTGAACTTATTCCAGAATCTTATGAGTGTTTATTTAAAAGCTATGAAGACGTACAAAATGCTGTCAAAAAATATTTATAAAAATGCAGATACTAGAACAGTTGTCCGATAGGAAATTCGTAGTAGAATTAGACGATTTCGATAGAACCAGAGAAATGCATGTAGCTCATGACTATGTGCGTTTTTGCAGCAATGAAGGGCTACAAGCCAAATCAGGAGTTGAATTGCATACTGTAAATACTTGTGCCAATTGGATTCCTATGAGGCAAGAAGTTACTATTCCAATTAGAGAAGTGATTTCTGTTGTACTTCCTCATCTTTGTAGACATGAATATTGTCAGCCTGAACACATCAATCCTGATAAGTATAAGTATGATACTGGACGGATTCGATACCGCTCTAAAGAAGGAACCGAAATGATAGCCATTCGTCCTAGAAATCAGAATGACTATATTCATATACCTTATTCTGTTTATAAACAAATAAAGGAAGAAGATTTATAATTTAAACTACTAGATTTATGAGAAGTAAAAATTCAATTCAAGCTTGTGAAACTTTTAACAAGTCAAGAGAAGAAAACGAAGGTTTACAATACACATGGGAACAAATGAGAAGTGTGCTTGGGAAGGCTATTCCCTACGCAAATTACATTACTCAGCAAGATGTTGTGTCCATGGGGATTATAAACAGAGTAAAGAAAGGAGTTTATACTTTCCCATCTGAACCGGTGTATATCGGTAAAATCGAAACCCTGATGAAAATTGCTAAATCCCGTTTTGAGTCCAGAGGCAACAAGGTAGAAGTCGTACACGCTGAAGTTGTTGATGATGTTGAAGAGGCAATAAAAACATTGAAAGAAACTGGCGAGTACCGTATTCTGAAAAAAGTCGTACACATCGAATGGGAGGAAATCTAAATGGCAGTTATACAGCAAGTATATTTTGCTAAAGAAGGATATTCTATTTATATTAGAGCAATCAAGCCGGACGAAGATAATCCTGAATCTAGCTTGATTTGGATTAGTGGAAATCCTTCACGTTTAGTAAGAAGAGAACGATATCATATCAATATCGCCTCTAGGTTGGTAATTACAGACTCTTATCAAATTCCCTTAGAATATATCCATAATTTTTTAGTAAATAATGGTTGTATGGAAGAAAAAGATGGGGAACTATACGTAGTGTATAAAGAGGTTGAATTTAATCCAAATTTAAAATGAAACTCGAATTAAGTCATTCAAATATTCAAGAAGTTTTCGAAGCCATAGAATTGGCATCCGAGTATGGATTGCGAGCAGAGGTTATGACTTCTGCTATTGGAATTGCAAGAGAAAATCCAGAGTATGATATGGAACAAGTCCTTATAAGTGCTCTCTTAGAATGGAATATACGATGTTAGAGAGGTTTTGTTTATTCTGTAAATACAACTTCCGCCTAGTTGTGTTTCTGTATGCTATGTGCATAAGTATAATTGCAGCTGTGCTAGCTACTCTCAGCACTTCTCTTGTTATCCTCTTTTTAGTGTGTTCTTTGTTTGTATTTGGTGTATTAGCATACTTCGGAGAAGAATATCTTTCTAACCGAAAAGTAAAGATTCTATATAAGGTAAGGAGGCCTTTAAATTATGACAGTTAGTTTCTGGGGAGGCGTTATAGCTTTCCTTTCGGTATTCTATATTGGTAGTTTCATCTGTAAAGCGAGGAAAGGGGTTTTGACATGGAGATATTTATGAGTATTATCCTTGGAATTATTGGAACTCTTGCTTTTGCTGCCGGATGTAGTCTTATGTATGTTATTTTTTGCGAACTTTTTAAACGATTATAATGGTAGGATTTGCATTGTTTATTATATTGCTGTGTTGTTTTATTATGGTAATCACAGCTTTAGTTAATACCGAAATCATACCTTCGGTCTTATTTGGAATATTTGCAGGAGCTTTATCTGTGGTATTGTCCATGATAATATTTCTGCGTCCAATTTCAAAGGAACTCGTACATGTTGTAATTAGTTCGAAGGTTGGGGTTTTGGAGATTGATAACACTCAATATCATATTAAAGACGTATTTCGGGCTGATGAGGACTCGACAATAGTAAAATATGTATGTGATGACAAGTTTCCTGCACAAGATTTGAAATTTACAAAAATTAACTAATAAATGTTTGTGCTTCCAGAAAAATGTTGTATCTTTGCAACTCAATAATCAACCAACAATCTTTATGAGCAGAAGTAGAAAGAAGCATCCTATTGTAAAGGATAAGAGCGGACACACATGGTATAACCGTATAATCAGAAGACGTCAAAGACAACAAGTGAAAGAAATCTTAACTTTGCAAGACGTGATGGACTACGAAATTTCAAATCCTAAAACATTTGTAAATGATTATGATGTTTGCGATTATGTCATACACATGGGAAGGCTTAACCGTTTTTGGAGTAAGATTTTTGACAAAGACTGTGTCGAAAAAGCCTTAAGGAAATAAAAGGATGGCCGAATGGTGGAATTGGTAGACACGTCAGATTTAAGCTCTGATGCTCCGAAAGGGGCGTGTGGGTTCGAGTCCCACTTCGGCTACAAGTATAATTAAAAAATATGAATGAACATGTTTAGCGAAAAAAGAACATCTATTTATGACACAGTTCCAAATACTGGTCAAGGTTCTGCCTCTCCAAAGTTCAACAATATCTTTGAGAGGGAACAATTCAAGAATGAGCATCAAACTTATTCTGGAAATATGAGTGTGAAATATACTACGACCGGAAATCCGTTCGTTGATGATTTTGCATTGATTGCTAATTACAGAAACCCTAGAACATTTGAAGAGGTTTCAAAAACAATGCAAAATCTATATTGGATTGACCCGTTGTTAGCCATAAAGGAAAGTACTTACATTCGTTTGATTACCCGTAACTCTAAGTTATTTACTGGTAAGAAATTGAGTGTTCAAAGAGGACAAGGACTTAAGGCTGAATTTTTCATGAGATTAGTTTGGTTAGCTACAAAGCATCCAGATGTCTTTAAGAAAAACCTGCCTGTCTTCGTTGTTGCTGGTTCTTGGGATGATATTTTTGAAATTCTTAGATTGGATTTGGAATATCATGGTGCAGCGAATCGTGTTCTCGACTGGAAATTCATTATTAAGTTTATTGTTAGTGCTTTAGGTGACAAAGACCAATGTAACTTAGTAAAGAAATATCTTCCGCAGATAAAGCCTGTTTCTAAATGTCTTTCTCTTCGCTCCCAATGCAACAACTTCATTGCAAAGAAAATTGTGAAAGCAATTTTTGATTTGGGAGAAACTGAGGCCGATAAACAAAGAGCTTATAGGGCTTATCGAAAACTCAAAGCTTCTGGAACTGCACATCAATGGCAACAAGCAATTAGTCGTCAAGATTATGAAAATCTTAATTTTAACACGATTGCTGGCAGAGCGTTAAGTGCTCTTGCTAAAGGTAAGTTTCTACAAAATCATGGGCTTGAAGAAGCTTATGAAAAGTGGCTAGCTTCTAAACCTGTCGCAAAGTACACTGGTTTTGTTTACGAGTTGTTTCCCGATTTTGGTTACTCAAAACCCAGCTTCAAAAAGTACCAAGAAGAAACAATCAACAAGCAGTTCATGCAATTAATTGAGACCGCAAAACAGGACATGAACAGAGAAACGAGACTCATCGCAGTTCTTGATACATCTGGCTCTATGACAGCCAAGGCTTCTGGATTGAATGTTTCAGCATATCATGTTGCAAAATCTATCGGCTTGTATCTATCTCATCTTCTTACCGGGGCATTTAGTAATACAGTGTTAGAATTTAGTAACTCTTGTAAAATAAAGTCTTGGAAAGGAGATAGTCCGGTGGAACAGTTCTACAATTATCACGGTGATGGTTGGTGTGGAACTAATCTGTTGTCAGTCGCTAATTTACTCGTGCATTTGAAGCGAACAGGTTACAAGGAGGAAGATTTTCCAACTGGAATCGTTTGTATCTCTGACGGGGAATTTAATGGCAATCACAAGAACTCTCCAATCTTTACTCAATTCAGAAATGTTTTGAGAACCGAATTTTCTGAGGAATTCGTTGATAAGTTTGTGATGGTTCTCTGGGACATCCCTAACGGATACTATGGGGATAGGATTCGTCCTAAATTTGAATCACTCTGTGATGAAGGTTATACTTTCTATATGAGTGGATTTGACCCTGCAGGTATAGCGTTCTTAACTGGACAAACTGCAGTTGAAAGTATTCCACGCAATGCTGAGGAGCTATTTCAAGTTGCGATGAATCAGGATTTGTTAAACATGCTTACTCTTTAAAAAGGTAGGCAATAAGTAGCTATATGAATCTAGTTGTCTCCAAGGCGTTGGTGATAAGATAGCTCGGTTTATATAGTTCACTTTAGGATTAAGCACAGCAAGTATTCTTATAATACTGAATTATATTCGACTAGACAGCTCTGTAAAGACCTCGAAGGTATGAGAGATGTGCGACCTTAATCCGTTTCTTAGTACATCTCTCAGATAATAAAGGAGAATAAGGAGCGACCCACAGACTAAAAAGGAGATTGAGAGATGTCTGTGGTTTATTGGGAATATCGTATAGGTGGTCATTTGTACGTTGGACTGAAAATCCGAAGGCTGGGGTTCGACTCCCTGTGTTCCCGCTATTTAGTAACTAATTAAAGATTATTGTTATGCTAATATTGATTTTATTTTGGCTTATTCCGTTTGTCTTGAGTATGTTTTTGGGCTATTTGCATTTTAAAAATTACTCACTGTATGTAAAAAATGTAACTCAATTTACGTTTGCAGCTTTGTTCCCGTTAGTAAATATAGGATTAATGTTGTTTGTAATGTTTGATATAATCGACAACTTAGACATTATGAATAAAAAGATTAAACTATGAGCAGACTTACTAAATATCTGGAATCTTTAATGACTAAATCGGATTCTGTTAAGGATAGTCAGACTACTCACAGTTCTTATTATCGTATACAGGGTTTAGAAATTGGAGTAAGCGACCATTTTCCTGAAGCTTCTAATATTTCATGCCATATTAGAATTGTAAATCCTTTGAATGCTAAAACAGTTTATTTAGTCCAGGTGAAAGAAGGACCACAAATATTGACGTTTAACTTAGCAGGAGTTAAGACTTTCATTTCTAATTACTTATATGTAAAGAAGATACAAGGATTAAATCGCGAAGCAAAAGCTAATAATGCTAAAAAGAACAAAACAGCTAAACAGACTTCTAAGAAATCTGCTCCAACGTGTAATATTAATGACCCTGTTGAATGGGTAAATTTTTGGAAAGAAGTAGCCAAAAATATTCCTAATTACAAGGTAATTATGACTGCCAATAAAAAGAAAGTAACGTATCGTTTATTTAAAGGAGCATCGGTTTCAACGGTAGTAGAAAAGCTCAAAGCAGCTATTAAGGCAAAAGCTTTATATGCAGCAAGTTCATCTATTTATTTAAAAGAGTATTGGGAAAACTTATAGTTTTTCTCTTCTGGGTATGGTCGAGTTGGTAAGATGCTTGGTTTGGGACCAAGAGACCGCAGGTTCGAATCCTGCTATCCAGACAAGAAGTAATCAACATTCACTATTAGTACAGCAATTAGGACTGTAGGGTGCCTTTTAGATGAATCCCTGATTACTCCAATTAACAGAGGTGAGTTCCCTTAAAATTGTTACCACGCACTAGTGCGGCTATTAGCTACTAGAGGACTTGGGGTGCCAAGAGGAAGAATTGTAGTAACTATGTTAATTAGAACAAATCTGTTAATTGCTTTATGGGATAGCGCCAACGATGGAGAGTTGGGACGGACTGTAAATCCGTTGCCTTTAGGCTTAGTAGGTTCGAATCCTACCTATCCCACAATTATGTAAAATAACTTACCAAAAGATGATAAGAATTTCTAGAATTGTAGCTAAGGATAGAATAGCAGATTTGCTAGACTTGAATTTCGTATCTAAGATAACTCTTAGACAAGGTAGACAAGGATTCAAAAATCCTGCAATTTGCAGAGTGGAAATCTATCTCCAAGTAGATAATGATACAGAATACTTTAATAGTGTTATGAGTAACATTGTTGACTGGGGAAAGGAGCGTAATTGTAATATTGCTGTTACCACAGCAAATATGGCTCTACATGATGGATTTATTAAAGAGTCTGCATTTGATGACTTTGATTATCCTATGCCAAAAAAGTATAAGGACTTATGCAGCGTATATTCTGACGAATATTTTAGACTATTTAATAGGAGAAAGATATAATGGAAGACAAATATGAAGGGCTATCTGATGAAGAACTCAAAGAAATCTTCGAAGATATGCAGGCAGACTATTGGATAGATTATTATCAATCTATCTATGAATAAAACCCTATTAGCGAGACCTAGGATATGGATTTTAGAAATATGTATACCCACTGCATATAGGTTAGTCATATTTAAATGAGGAAACCAGGGTTCTCTACTAGGTCGATTTGGGCACGTAACCGGTAATTGGTAGCCGCGCAGACTGTAAATCTGCTCCTTAATTGGACTGGAGGTTCGAGTCCTCCCGGGCCCACATTGTATATATCATTTGGTTAGTTAATTACAAAGATGTCTAACAGCAAATTTTTGACACTGCTTAACACGGATAATCAATAACAGACATCTGTTTACTGGGTGGTAGCCAAGTGGTCGACGGCACTAGTCTCCAAAACTAGCTGCGAAAGCACACTCAGGTTCGAATCCTGACCACTCAGCAACTCATTTTTTGAAAATTCTTTTCTGAACAGTTCGTGAGAATAGTTCAGAATTTTTAACAAATTACATTTGTATATACAGAAAATGTAGTATCTTTGTAACCCAATTAAAACAATCTGCAGGTGTAGCACAACGGTTAGTGCTCCAGTCTTCCAACAAATAAATTATGCGAGAGTAGCTCAATTGGTTAGAGTGCCAGTCTTCCAAACTGGAAGTTGAGGGTTCGAACCCCTTTTCTCGCACTATGAAAACAAAACTGTGTACTAAATGCGGACAAGTAAAACCTGTTTCGGAATTTGGATTAAATAAATCTAAAAAAGATGGACTTCAGTGCCATTGTAAGGAGTGCGTTAAAGTCTATAGAAAACAGCATTATGAAAATAATAAACAATATTATAAAGATAAGGCTAGAGCATATAGACAAGCTGGTAGAGAGTATTTAAATGAGTACAAATCTAAGTTAATCTGTTCAAAGTGCGGAGAAAATAGATGGTGGTTGTTAGATTTTCACCATACTAATCCTTCAGAAAAAGATTGTGAAGTTACTAAATTAATAGACGCTCCAAATAAATTAAAGAAGGAACTGGAAAAATGTATAGTTTTATGTGCAAATTGTCACAGACATTTGCATTATACACTTACACATCAAGAACTAATTGAATAAATTATGCAGGAGAGGTTCGATTCCCTTCATCTGCTCAAATTAATAATAAAGTTATGAAAAGAGATTTAGCTACGATTGTTGAAAACAATGTTAAGTTTATTCAGCAGTACTCATTTGATGAGTGGGTATCAAAACTCAAGTTAGTGGCAATTGCTTGTATTCCTTTTCTTTCTTCTGCTAAGATTAAAGAAATAATGGATACGAAAAACTACTCAGTTGAGTACAATGAGCTTGGTATTAACCAAATTGTTATTATAGCTAATAGTCCAGAATGGGATAGTGTAAAGATTACACTGAACTGTATGGGCATTCTTATTAGTAGACAAGAAGGACACTCCAGGTTTGAACCTGTGAATACAATTCCGTTAGAAGTATTAAGAATGTTTCAATAATATTGCGGTAGAGTGAAACGGATATACAAATCATCCTGGTCTCATAAGCCATGGGATAGCAGGTTCGACTCCTGTTTACCGCAACCAGAATAGAGACAACATAGTGTAGAGTAACATATCTGCCTTTAACAAGTAGAAGATGAGAGCGTAACGAACTCTTGTTGTGGACTATTAAATTTTAATAATTATGAAGATACAAATAACTTATTTAAAAAACAACGTCTCTCAAATAAAGAATCTTATTTCGCAAGAGACTTATGATACCATAATAAAGCCTTTGTATAGTGAAATTTACAGTTTGGAAATAAAACGATGTAGTCTAGGAAAGAAAAACAAAGAAGGTCTTATTATTGATAAGGAAATCTCTAGATTAAAGAAAGAGATTTCTAAATATGGAGAATATTTTACAAGCGAATCTCCTTTAGGTAAGGCTTATACACATGCGGCATTACTCCCCGAAGCTCGTAGACGTGGAACTATGGAGCTTCCCGACTGTCAAGGAGGCAAGCAATATGTGGAATTTGAATTCGTAAATTAGTAGTTTATTTATAAATAAAGATGTCTTGCAGCAATTTTGTATGATTTATAGGGAGTCTTTAACTTTAACGTTGTAAGGGTTCAAGTCCCTTTGCAAATCACCTTGATTTGTATGGCGGAATTGGTAGACGCGAAGATTTAATCAATATGACATCTGATAAGCATAAATCCTTTCTAAGCCTCTCCGAATTCGGATATGGATGCTCACTAATGAGAGGAAATCTATCCTATCAATGACCGAAGTAAGAGATAGGTTGAGAAACTACTTATATGGACGCATGTAAGCAAGTCTCGTAATCGGGCTGTAACTCAGCTGGTAAGAGTGCCAATCTGATACGTTGGAAGTCGCAGGTTCAAGTCCTGCCAGCCCGACACTCACCGTTTACTAAGTGCGACGATAAACTTGGGTGACTTTTGCTGTTGTTCAACAAGAAGCAACAGAGCTTGACAGAGCTTATAACTGCACAAGGCACGTTAGGTGTGACAAGGAGTTAACTCAATAGGATGGAGTAACCTATTTGAAAGTGGCTTCCTTTTAGAAGTAATTCCATACGTTTTATATAAAGGATACATACAGCAATTAAATTATTCTATTTTCTTGTAACGAAAGGGTCACTGGTTTGAATCCAGTAGGTGTAACGTTAAGAAGTCGGAGTTACAAACCTTAGCTTAGTTGGTAAAGCATTAGAAAAACCGCAGGTATCCTGTTCACAGTTCCTTAGCTCAGTTGGTTTAGAGCAGCTCCCTTACAAGGAGAAGGTCAACAGTTCGACTCTGTTAGGAACTACATTAAAGAAGTCTTACAGCAATTTTAAAAAATAGTAATAATTGGGTATTATTGATAAAGTGACTTCTGTTTTTGCCCAGATGGTCGAGTGGTCTAAGGCCGCGGTCTGCAAAACCGTTGTTTTTCGTGGGTTCGAATCCCACTCTGGGCTCTCCATTTTCTTTTTTTTTGAGTAGAAAACTAAAGAGTACTTACAGCAAGTTTATTTTCAGCATCAAACTTTTAATTTGACACAGCTAAACAATGTACTCTGCCCGAAAGGGATAGGTTTGTGCTCGTAGCTCAGTTGGTCTAGAGCAACGGATTTTTAATCCGTGGGTCCTGGGTTCAAATCCCAGCGGGCACACAAGAACTCATCGTTTGTTGAGTTATTTATTTAACCTAAACTTAATTATTATGGTACAAATTGTTTTTGGAATCGTTGCGTTGGCTGGGATAGTCAGCAATATGAGTTACTTGAATAAGTAATTAGATGTTTTATTTATTAATTAAATCCTTACAGTTATGAAAAGAGCATTAAATGTTTTAAAGAAAGCTGTTAAGTGGTATTTCAACTTAGCTGCACAAAGCTATGCTTGGACACCCACAGGGATTGTTCCTTATGTTAGGGAATAATCCTATGTTGTAGGATTGGTTATTTAAATTGATTTATCTTAATTTCAAATAGGGGAGGAAGCTTAAGTGGTATATAGCTGCGGCCTGTTAAGCCGAAGACAGCGGGTTCGAGTCCCGCCCTCCCCGCAAAACTTAATTATATTATGAAAAAGAAAGATTTACGTGCAGGTATGAGGATTGTTACACAAAGTGGACATTCTTATGTATTCATGAAAGGAGTAGTAAATCAAATATTTGATGCTTTTATTCCTTTAGAAGAAGATGCTCCAAAAGGTGCATTATTTTTAGAATATTATAAAGACAATTTGCAGCGAGAGGAGAAATGTAGACAAGACGACAATGTTGTAGAAGTTTGGGATGTTGATAATCTGGAAAGAATAACCCAAATTCCAGACCCTGCCAAAGATACCTTACTATGGACTTCTAAAGTATTAGAAATAACTTTGGAAGATATCGCTAAGAAGTTTGAAGTGAATGTTAAACGCATTAAAATAGTAAAGTAAATGTTTTTTGATTGGACACCTACGGGAGTTATCCCAACATAGAATTTAATTTTAAAAGGTTACGTACAGCAATATTTATAGAATTTAATAATATTCAAAAAATAGTAACCTGATGCGGGGCTGTAGCTCAGATTGGCTAGAGCATCTGATTTGCACTCAGAAGGTCGAGGGTTCGAGTCCCTTCAGCTCCACAAACAGATTTTACATACCTAGGCAATGTGTTTAATCTGTGGGAATTAGAGCAGTCAGGTTTAGCTCGCTACCGAGCGTTGTGGTAGAGGTCACTGGTTCGATTTATTAATCGTAGAGTCTGATGAATATGGTGCTACTTACGTAGTAACTACATATAATACACAAATCCGTGTTTCGCAGATTTGGTTATGTACTGTTACCAAACATGTATTTGGAGGAACTTTTCCTGAAAATATATGCTTTAATGTGATTAATTAATATGGTGTCTGTAGTTCAACGGCTAGAATAACTGATTGTGGTTCAGTAGATATGGGTTCGATTCCCATCAGACACCCTTCATTTGGAGGAATAAGCCTAATGCTAAGGCAGCGGTCTTGAAAATCGCCAGTAGCCGTGTAATAGCGGTGTGTGGGTTGGAATCCCACTTCCTCCTCTAAATATCAATAAATATGAAACCGTTATCTCCAAAACAAGTATTAAAAGTTAAAAAGAAAAGAATCCCCGATTTTGTTTACGAAGCATTTAATGAGCTTCTTATAGAACATTTTCGTAGTGGAGCAGCGATTATTTCGCAAGAAGAAGCAATTCTTAGAATCATGCACACATTTCCAGGTACTGAGATTACAAGGACTGAAATTCTTGACAACGGATGGTTGGATATAGAAAGTGAATATAGAGAGAATGGATGGGAAGTTACATATGATTCTGAGTACAAACAATTTGTATTTGAAGCCATTAAATAAAATAGTTGCCGCTTTCGTCTAAATTGGACTAGGACACATCACTTTCGATGATGTTAATACGGGTTCGAACCCCGTAGGCGGTACTTATATCACTGAGTTTAAAACCTGCACTTTCGATGCCTAAGCGAGCCAAATGAATCTTAGGAAAAATTTTAAAGAAGACGATTGGAGAAAGAAGGAATCTGAAAAGATTTAAAACATATAAATAAGGCTACTCCTTCTATCTTGGTGATGTATTAATACAGAAGTATCATAAGCCAAATGGTTAGACCTGGGTTGCAAATTAAAGTCATCCTCCCCAGTTAACACAATTGTGTATTCCTTTGAGGCTTATAGCGGAACTTATGATTCTAGGGAGTAAGGCAGTAATAAGGGCACTAGACTGTATTATAATCGAGGCTGTGGTGTAATGGCTTGCATATCACACTGTCATTAAAATTAATTAAACTTATCTGTGAATCGAGAACAATCTCTTAAATTGTATTATGAGAATCCTAACCACTGTAAGGAATGTGGTAAGGTAATCGAAGTACTAGATAATCAGAGGGTCGCAGATGTGAGGAAGAAACAGTTTTGTAGTCATTCGTGTGCTGCTTCTTACAATAATAGAGGTAGGATAAAGCACGATGAAAACAAGATATGTCCTAGATGTGGTAAACCTAAGCATAAAGATTCAGAAATGTGTCGTAGTTGCTGGGAAGAACTTAATGGAATTGGTAACAAAACATTAGGTTATTATACATCTGGGCAGAAGTACTTATCATCTAAATGTCAAGAAATAAGGACTAATGCTCGTAGAGTATTAGAAAGTTCCGAACGTGAGAAAGTATGTCAATATTGTCATAATCATGAATTTGATGCAATACTTGAAGTACATCATCTTAAAGGAATATTAGAATTTGACGAAGACACTCTTATTAAGGAGATTAACAACGAGAATAATTTAGTATGGTTATGTCCGAATCACCATATTATGTTAGAGAAGGGTTTAATTAGTCTGGAGTAATCCAGTTACACCGAGGGTTAGTTCAGTGGTAGAATAGTGCACTGTCTATGCGAAGGTCACCAGTTCGAGTCTGGTACTCTCGGCACTGTGAAGGTTGGGGTTCGAATCCATCTTAATGAAACACTCATCTGTATTTGCCCTCGTAACTCAATTGGTTAGAGTACTTGATTTGTAATCAAGCTGTTGTGAGTTCGAGTCTCACCGAGGGCTCTATGTTTTATTAATAATGTTAATATGAAAGAATTTGAAATTAAAGTAAAAGCTCCTGAAGGTAAGAAGCCCGTGTATGATGAAAAATCTCAAACAATTACTTTTGTACCTATTAATATTAGGGAACAAGTAAAAACATTTAACGACGCTCGTAGGATTCTCGGAATATCAGAGGATGTTTTTATTCCAAGTGACCCTCAACTCTACGCAATTATGCGATTGAGGATTATCTTACAAGCTTTAAATGAGGGACACGAATTTAGTTTAACTGAAGGAGATGTGTGGTATCCTTGGGTACGCTTCTATGAAGAACATAATCTTCCCACAAACGAGAAGAAGAATGTTATTCGTGGCTTTACGTTAAACGGAAAGAAGTATCTCCTCGTTGGCGGCCGCGCTTTTAATGGTACTCTTTCCGGTCTCGGTTACTTCTATTCTGACTATGGGGTCGGCAATGCCGATGCCAATGTCGGCATGTTTGCTTGTAAAGACGAAGAAACTGCTTTGTATGTAAGTTCTCAGTTTGGAGATTTAGTGTTCCAAGCTATTTATGGACATTCAGTGAATTACTATTGGAATTAATTTTGTAGAACATCTAAAAATAAAAATGACTTATGAATTTTAAGAAAATGTTATCAAGAAGCGGTGATGGCTTGTTACAAGCACGAGCAAATAACATTGCTAATACTGTGAAAACTGAACAGGAGCAAGTTATTTCTGAATATAAAAGGACTGCTTTATCTCTGATGAATCAGTTGACTAACCTAATGGATTTGTCAATTAATAATACTACTTCTTTATCCCCAGTCGATAGAGATTTCAATCCGAGAGAATTTTGCGAAAAGATTCATGCCTTGAAAAGTACTCTTCGTGATGCCCTTATTGACTGGAAAATAGCGCTCGAAACTTACAATGTATGGTTTCCTGAGGATAGATTGAGTATGCCTAAGGAGCTGGAAAATGTTTGTGGCTTAGAGTTTGATGTTTTGGAGGCTGAAGAGGAGTCTGATGTAGAATAATATAAATAGAAGGCAGTGTAACAACTGCCTTTTTTATTGGGCTCGTATCGGCTCTGGCTCATAACCAGTAGAAACCGTAATTGGTCACATGAGAGTTCAACCCTCTCCGGGCCCACTTGAACTAAAACCGATAATGTATGGATTTATAAAAGATATTATTGTTAACGTGAAAAGATTTGTGAACAAAAAGACATTAAAGGATGCGAACCTAGACCCACATAACGTTAGAAATTATCTTACTGACAGGGATAGTGCATTTATATATGCGTGTCGTAAGTTTAATATTAAACAAGAACAGTTTTTCTTTACTAAAGAAGCTATAGAAAAGTACTATACTGGAAAAGATAATAAATATTCTCTCATCAAGGTGAATTTTGATTTACACACTACTTACAATCATTTGTATATCTTTGTATTTCTTATGTTGAAAGAATTGAACTTATCTACGTATCCGGTTATTAAATCTTTACTTTCACTTTTTATAGGCAAAGGTGTTGAAGTCTGGGATAAACTCGAATCTGCTGTAAGGGTTGCTTTAGAGTCTCAACAATATTGGGATTACTCATATAAAGATATGAGGTCTATTTGGAGTAGAGTTAAGATTTGTTTTATGTTTAGTGTTTGTTCAGGAATATATATAAGTTTTAGGCTTCTCGAATCTGAATTGAATTATATTTTTGTTAAATGTCCCAGAGAAAAAATTATTTGGGAGGAACATTGGAAAGAAAAATGTAAACACTGGCAAACTCATACAAATTCTTCTGAATATAAGGAAGAAGGACTTTATCTAGAAGAATTCAAAGTTCTTGGCATTCAACCTACTAAGGATAAAACGCTTATTAAAAAGGCATATAGAAAAATGGTAATCATTTATCATCCAGATAAAGCTGGAGACAACAAAATGATTAGAAAAATTAACGAAGCCTACGAAACATTAATGCGATTATGATAAAATGTATTATACTTATAATTTTAGCTTGTATTGCTATTAGAGCTTTAGTTTTTTTAATTTTGTTATTTGTTACTAAATATAGAATAGATTCCTTGTTAGATGAAATAGTAGACAGCCTTCCTGACGAAAGGTCTGTAAAGGATTTTATTATTGAACTAAATAAGGTAGATTGTGTTTTTTATGAGGATGAAGTCTTTGATAATTTCGTAAGAGTTTTTTCAGATGTAAATCCCAACAATTGGATTAGTCCTTATTTTCTTGCTGTTATCGAAAATAGACTTCCCAACAAAAAAGACACATAAGAAGTTTTATATTTAAGTCTATTTTAACATTTTTTATAATCCTTACATTGGTACAATCAGAAAAAAATAGTACCTTTGTACATAATTCAGTTGCAAGATACCATATTGAATTTGTAAACGGAAATTCTGATCCTGTGTATAAGTTTCAGCAAAGGTATCCTCAAATTGTTGAAGATAGATATGTGTATATTGCTTATTTACATATTTATTGTAACCACAAATTGTATCAGGACTTATTAAGGTCCAACCTAAAATATACACCGGCGGACTGAATCCCCAAAATTCTTCCATTGAATATTATGTTATGCGGAGTTAGACGTCCCGTATAACCTCTAAACGAAAAGGTCCGTCGGTTTCTTTATGTCCGGGTGGCGGAATTGGTAGACGCGCTAGATTTAGGCTCTAGAGTCGAAAGACACTTGAGGGTTCAATTCCCTCCTCGGATACACATTATTAATTTTTTAAATTCAAGATTATGGCAATATTTAGTAAAAGCAACTCTGACTTCTTCAGAACTTTCTTTAAAGGCTAATAACATTCTTGGAGTGTTTAGAAAAACTATTGATGGCTTAAATGAAGTAATTTCTCAGGCTAAAAATCAGGCTGAGGTAAAGCATCAAGAAGCCGAAGCAGCCTTGGCTGAAGAAGAATCATTAATGAATGTCGCTGAACAAAACCAAGCTATTCTGACTAAGTTAACTGAATTGCTTAAATAACATAGTTTGGAGAGTAAACCTTGATGGTGATAGGGACGGATTGCTAATCCGCTTCGCTCTGAAAGGAGTTCGGTTCGATTCCGATGCTCTCCTCTTTAATAGAAATATGGAAAATAAAATTAAAGATTTTGAGTCTAAACATAAACTCTTTTTCGATTATTTGCTCGATGATACATGGTTGTGCGAGAAACCTATAACTCCAAATGAAGTTGCTTCAGTTTGGAGTTGGATGATTGACTTGAAGATTGAGATAACTCCAATATGTAAATTTGAGGAAGTATTTAAAATATCTTTCGCTGATATCGCTCATTACTGGAATAAACATATATTAAAATTATTATGACACTAGATGTATCTAATGATTATAAAGTTAAGTTAGTGGATGAAATGTACGCTAACGATGAGGAATGGTTTACTTTTATTGGTGGAGACGTAGTTAAAGCATATTACTTCGGATTTTTACTAGAATTAGTGTGTCAACAATTTAAATCTGACGGCTTTGGAGATATAGACCCTGATAGAGAGCTAGCTCCTATTAGATGGAGTATACGTAAGTACAAACCTCAAATAGAGTTTTGGAAGAATAAGTATGTTGAATTACATGGCAGAACTGTTCTTCTCACGGATTTAAATTCTTATGTTCTTGACAAAATAGTAATCATTGACGACGAAGATGATTTATTAAAAATTGCAGCCCTCCTTGGAAGAGAGGCATATATCCTTTTACAAGGAGTAGAAAAAGAAAATGAGAAGACTTAGAATTTATACCGATGGGGCATTTAGTTTTGAAAGAAAACAAGGCGGAGTCGGAGTAGTTTTTGTAAAAGAAGAGGATGGGGTTGATACAATAGTTTCTGAGTTTTCTAAAGCATACAAAAATACTACCAATAACAGAATGGAAGTGAAGGCAATTATTCTAGCTTTGCGGTGTATAGTTTCTCCTATTGATAATGTAGTTATTATAAGTGATTCTATGTATGCCATTGGAGGCTCTCATATTGGATTCTTAAAAAACAAAAGAAATAAAAATGTAGATTTATTTACTGAACTGGATAAAGTAGTAGCAAGTAAGCGTAAGCTAATTGAAGACCTTGAAATAGCCTGGGTAAAAGGGCATTATGAGGATAAGTATAATGCTAGAGCTGACGAGTTAGCTGTTAGGGCCAGTCAAGAATATATAAGTGAACATGGACTTAGATAAATGGTACGTTCGATTTGAAACTGCTTGGCTTTTAAAAGCCAAAGGGTTTAACGAGTATTGTGAGTGGGGATATATTGATACTGGTGGAGTTATGGCTTTAAAGGGTTCTATGATTGGAATGAATAACAAAGCTATGTACTCTAACTTTTGCACTGCTCCGCTGCAATCAGAGGTTTTAAGGTGGTTAGATACAAAATCTATTTTTATATCTGTATCTCCAGTGTTTGAGTTTAATGAAGATAGAGAGGATTATTTGGAATTACAAGGATTTTCCTATTATATTTCGTACTATCCGAATGGAATCTTAGACTTGACCGATATTGGTGACTGTAATGTTTATCCCACTAGAGAAGATGCACTAGAAAATGGAATTTTGTGTGTACTGAAAAGTACACTAATTTAGTGAATTGGGCTATAGTGTAATGGTTAGCACACAACACTTTGACTGTTGTAGTTCAGGTTCGAATCCTGATAGCCCAACTTAATAAAAATTTGATATTATGTATTTCGTGTTACTCTTGTTGTGGATATCAATAATCATATTAACTGCACATATTGTGTATAGAGCTAATATGGAGCCCAATATCCTTGTTTTACTATTAATGTTTTGTCCTATTGTACATATTATATATGCATTATATATAGGATATAAAACAAAGTACAATATTTTTTCTGTTATAAAGGAAATTTATAAAGAAGCATTATTAATTAAGTAATATCGATATGAAACAAACAATTGAAATTGAATGTCCTAACGGTTATAAACCAGTTTACAATCCTGATACTAAAAAGGTAGAAATTATTCCTGATAATGTCATGGATAGGGTAAAAACTTATGAGGACGCTAGAAGATGTCTGGGTTACGTAAAACTGGGAGACGTTACCTATAACGGGTCAATAAATGCTTTAGCTAAACTTCAGACAATCCTTGAAGCTCTGAATGAGGGACATAAATTTAAGCTCTTGACTGGAAACGTTTGGTATCCCTGGGTAAGATTCTATCGTGTAGATTCCGTACCCGAAGGTTCTAAGATAGTCAGATACTTCAGCTATCAGGGAGAAAAATTTGCTCTCGTTGGCGGCAGCGCTCCGTATGGTGCTGATTCCGGTCTCGGTTACTTCACTTCTGACTATGGGGTCGGCTATGCCTCTGCCGCTGTCGGCATGTTTGCTTGTAAATCCAGAGAGATTGCTGAATATGTATCAACTCAATTCGGGGAACTTGTATTTGAGGCTTGCTTTTCTCGGCATTTCGATGCAGATGAATTTAAATGGTTAAATTGTTAATATAAGGTTATGAAGTACAAAAAGAAATTAGCGAGGCTTAAAGCTAGACAGGATTGGTGGGACAGACAAAGTAAAGACTATCAAGCTGCAAATAAGAAACCAGGTTCAATTAAAAAAGGATAATATGAAGGTATACGTGATGGTTAGTTTTCCAGAAATCCAAGATTTTATGGAGCATCCTCGTTGGAATGAGTGCATTTTTTGTCAATCAATTGAGGGACATGAATGTCCAGATTCAACCTATATGGTTCCGAAGGATTTATACGAAGGTGTAGAATCCTATGCCTTTGCTAAGGACAATCTTGGGAAAACATTCTTGTACGAAGGTCGAGAAGTTAAGGTCGTTGGACACAGCGATGAAGATATTATCGTTGAATATTTGGACTGCGATATGGGCTGGTCCGAATTGGATGATAATGATGTCTTACTTATCCCTGCGGATGTAACTGGCAGTCTTTATTACGTTGGTCCGGAGGATTTGGAAGAAAAATAATAATTAAAAGCCGTTCGGGGTTTAGGGAAGCTGGTCCCTGCGACAGTAGGTTCATCCCGACAAGGGAGAATAAACACTCGAAATCCTGCAGAGTAAAAACCTAGTAGATACTAAAGTATCCAAACCAGACAAAGGGGAGAACGGCTGCTCCTCACATATTTAACAAGGGGCTATATTAAAATACTCAAACCAGAGCCCCTGACGCTTAGAGTGTTAGAAAGTCGAAATTCAACACTTAAATAAACTTGAAGAGAAGTTGTCTAAGTGAACAGACCATTGGGTAATTCCATAGGAGTGCTGTTAGGAGTATAACCGCCAGCTCACGCGGTATACAAGCTAGGATGCCGAGTTTAGATGTTCTTCGTGAGGAAAACACCATCTGATAGTCTACAGGATGAGAAATATGGTAGTCGGAGGGATTGTAGTTACCCCGTTATAATTAACTACACTTGCCCCGTTAGCTCAGTTGAATAGAGCAGCACACTTCTAATGTGCGGGTCACTGGTTTGAATCCAGTACGGGGTACTTAAAACAAATAATTTACAATTATGGTAAAATTTGAAAAAAAGATTACACAATGTAGGGAATGCCCTCATTGTAGAATTGTTCCTGACCCAGACCCGAGCGATTGGTTCAACGATGATGATGAAAAAGCGTTCTGTAGGGAGGCAGGGCACAAATTAATTGAAAACATGCTAAGACCTTACGAGAGAATAATAATTCCTGATTGGTGTCCCTTAAGAATCCTTGAGCTCAAAGCTTGAGGATTTTTTATATATATTAATTTAAATGGATAAAGAAAATTATCAAAAGGTTGCTAAATTCTGTATGAAAGGCAAATGTAAACCCAGAGAAAACTCCTATGGGGTAATATGGTGTGTTAGATGCGGTAAATTACATGGATATAACACCTCTGCAGAATCTCTAAAGGAGGAAGACAAAATTGTTGTTACTTAATTTATACCCAGATAGTTTAACGAATAGAATACAACACTACGAATGTTGAGGTCAGGGTTTGATTCCCTGTCTGGGTACTTAATTCTAAAATTTATGACAGATACAGAAAAACTTAAAATTCTTAAACAGGGTAAGAAACTATTTATTGAACATCCAGAGTATTGGGGAATGTGCTTTTGTCTTGAACATGCTATGGCTGGAACTGAGAGAGGAATTGTGAAATACGATGAACGTGACATTGTCGCAACATTTCCAGAATTTAATCGGAAATTTTTAAACGCACCTAAGAATAGAGAAAGTAAAGCATATTGGTGGGAACCAGATACCGAGTCTGGACACAATGCTAGAGTAGCAGCGTTTGATAAATTAATTGAGACTTATGAGCACAAAATCAATTACGCAAATTCTTGAATTTCTAGATAACAGGGGAATTCCTGAACAGGAAATTTCATATGAACAGTACTACCTTATGGAATGTCAATTACGGCTTACAAAACTGGGAATTACAGCGTCCGTAGGAGTTCGCAAGAGTACTGGATATTTTACAGCAGAAACATGGATTTATAACAAAAGGAAATCTACACCTGGAAAACCTTGTTGGGAAAAATTATTTTCTCCCTTCAGTTTTAGAGATTATGAGGAGGCTTTGCATCACGCAATCATACAAGGTATAACTAAAATACTAGAAGATGATGAAGAAGAATACGGATTTTAAAGAAGCATACAAAGGTCCCTTTGAAGACTTTGGGTACTATAAAGTATTTACCTCTGAAGGGAGTATGGCTTTTGATTTTATTCAGCCCTGGAACAAAGATTTAGATTCTATTTCTCTATCTGAGGAGTCTAGGGAAATTATATTAGCTATCCTTAATGGAAATTCTACTATACCTTTTCCTTATGAATTTAAATATGAAAAAGAATATGTATGGATTAAAATAGAGGAAAATTGGTTTAAAATTATTCTTCTTAGAGGTTGGGGACATTTAACGGGAGTAGGCGGTTTGCATCTTCCTCCGGATGTGGCAGCTAAAATTCAGGACGAGTTTGGAGAATGGATTGCTAAAACTTTAAATAACAAAAATGATAGCATTTAGAATTATTTGTATTGTAATTATGTTGCTATTAGCAATATACTACGGAATGTTAGTCCTTCATTTGTTTGGAGCAATAAGGTTTACAAACCGAAAAATTACTATGTCAAGGTGTCTTACTCCATTTTATTATTGGATTGCAGACCCAAAGAACTATAATTAATCAGAATTTTATTAACTTTTGAATATTTAAAGAATGAAAAGATTTAAACTTTTAGGTGTTATTATCGGCATTTTCGCTGTAGTGTTAATTGCTTGTTTTCCGATGATTGCGGAAGATATGGACAAAAGTAAAATTGGTGTAAATCAGATTCCTATTACCGGTACTTATGAATATTGGACTGATGGTGGGTTTCAATGGCAAAAGTTTGGAAATGTCTCTATTTATGACAAAACTAGTCAGATATGGTTCAACGAACTGAAAAAGGACAAGGAAGGAAATCCTTATATAGATTCCTCGATGGAAAATCCTGCCATGACTATTACTTATAATGATAAAGGTAAAGGCTTTGTGATGGGCTCAGTTCGAGTTGAAATGCCTCTTGAAACTAAGTATCTAGAACGAATTCAGACCCACTACGGTAGTCAAGAAAAACTTATTCGTGATTTAGTAAAGCCTACCCTTAGTAAAGTTGTTATGTCATGCGGTCCTTTGATGTCTTCTTTGGAATCTGTAAGCGAAAAGAGAACTGACTTGATTGCCCTTATTACAGACCAGTTGAATCACGGTGTTTATAAAACTAAAGTAACGGCAATCAAAACTATTAATCCGTTAACTGGAGAAGAACAACTTACAAAGATTGCCGAAGCAATCCCCGATTCATTATCTCCCAATGGAATTAAGCGCCAAGAAGAATCTCCATTTGCTTTTTATGGATTAAAAGTTTCCCAATTAGCTATTTCCGATACTGACTATGAAAATGCTACTAAAGCTCAAATTAGTAAACAAAGAGAAGCTGATATGAGTATTGTAACTGCGAAGGCTAAAGCTTTAGAAGCTGTTCAGCGTACTATTCAAATTACAGAAGAAGGTAAGGCTGCTGCAGAATCTGCTAAGTGGGAACAAGAAAAGATTAAGGCAGTTGAGGTAACTAAAGCACAGCAAGCATTTGAGGTGGCAGAATTACAAGCTAAAGAAGCCAATGAGAAAGCTAAGAAGATTATTGCTGAAGGTAGAGCAGAAGCAGAGGCTAATAGACTTAAAGTGCAAGCAGGTTTGACTCCTCAAGAACAGGCCGAATGGAACTATAAAACAACTGTTGGTGTGGCTGAAGCTTTGTCTAAATCTGAAGTTAAATGGGTTCCAGACGTTATGCTAAGTGGTAACGGTGGAGGAAACAATGCAATGGATGCAGTAGGTTTACGGATGGTAATGGATATCGCCGATAAACTGAATAACTCCAAAAAGTAACTTCTTTAAACTATTTGTAGCCCAATCCATGTAATCCATTACGTGGGTTGGGCTTATTTTTTACTAACTTATGACTAGAAAGAGAATTAAAAAATTTATTGTTCTGCCAGATTCGAAAAATGGACAGGTATTGCATTTTGTATTAAAATATAAAATCTTTTTTGACGAAGTCATTAAAGTTAGACTTAAGTACAATTATTCAAATAACAGTCTAGATATTAAAGCTATAACTGGAGCTGTAAAGAATCCAAACTTTTGTAGTATTTTGGACTGTGTTAGTTTGGCTCGGGAGCTTAATCAATATTTGGATAAATATGTAACGTTCGAGCCTAGGCTTACTGGACAAATGTTGCATGACCAGTTGGCAAAACAAGATTTAGTTTATCCATTTTAATATGAAATAAATGAATGTAGAAGAATTAATTGGAAAGAATGTTACTTTGACTAAACTAGAATCTACAAGATATAGAGATGGGCATCCTAATGGGATTGAGCCCGGTTATGTAGCCTGTGGTAAACTTATCAGTGCCAGAGTTGGAGGCATAGCCGAGGTTATTGGACCTAGGGGTTTTTGGGATTATTTTCACACTTCTCTAATAAAAAAGATAGAAGGAAATCTTATATATACCTTGAATTCTGTTTATGAAGTTAAAGAGCTTTCTGAATCACAAGATAAATTTGTTGCTAATTTCTTTAAAGAAAATAAATTAAGTGATTATTCAGGAAGAAGACTTCAAGCTTGAATCCATCTCTGATAGTAGTTTATTTTTTGACTTAGAACTGCTTCACACAATTAAACCAAAAGGTGGGGAGGAACGTCAAGAATTTAAAGTAGCTGGTTATGGATTGCAACTTGAAACTGCAATGAAAAAAATAGTTCAGTATAGAATTTCAGTCAAACATAGAGATAAAGCTCTTTCTATGGCTGAATATATGAAAGAGTTTAAAAAGATTTATCAAGATATAAGTAAATTATGCGAAATGAAATAGTTAAGGCTATTAATAAACTATGCGAAGAACTTGATAGCGCATATTATATAAATGCAGGAGGATGCTGTTATTGTGCTAGTTTAATTGCTAGAGAATTAGAAGCCCGCAAAATAAAATATAAGTTAATCATATACGACCATTCTACAAGAGATGTTTCACCTCTCTCTATCCGTCGCGATATCAGAAGTCGTAATAAACGTTCTGACTTTAATGATATTATGTTTTGTGGAAGTCATTACGCAATTATGTTACAAAATGGGGAAATATTAAACTCTAGAGACTATTCTAGTCGTTATCCTTACGTAGCTGTCTGTTATATAAACAGTAAACATATAAGATGGATGTACGATAAGGGAGACTGGAATAGGTGTTACGATACTAAATACAACTCAATAGTAGCGAAACGTATTAAACAAGTATTCAAAAAATATGAAGAACTCTAAACCAAAGAAAGTCTATATTTCGACTAAACTTATGGTATGTCCTAGATGTGGATGTCAAACTAAACATTCGTTATTTGATTCTGAGAAAGGGATATACAAGTGTATAATATGTAAAACTATTCATGTATGATATTTTGTGGATAATGGTGATTGTAGGCTATGTGATTCCTACAATTGTTTTTATGGATTTTATACGGGCTTCTATTCTGTATGGAAGGGAATGTGATGACAGACTAACATTAGGTCCAGTTATAATTGCATCCCTTATTTCTATAATTCCGATAATGAATGTATTTGTGGCTTGCAACGCTTATGGTGATTTAAGCAGACAAGAAAGAGAGGGAATGACTAAGTATAGTTTATTTTGCAAATTATTTTATATGGAATTGTGACAAAATTCTTATTTGTAGGACTCATTTTGGGAATAGTTCTTGTAATGGGTTGCAGCAAAGTTCCAGCTGAAAATAGGAACATTATTCCTGGTGAATGTATTTTCTCTCAGGGTGCGAGTTCTGTGTATGTATTTACATATGAAGAACAAAAATATATGATAGCTACAAATGGCTATCAAGGTGGAGTATCAATTATTAAAGTACAGTGAAAAATTATGAAGAAGATTGTAAAGAAACAAAAAGTAGAAAGAGAGCCGGTAGACGTAACAAACGATGCAATGATGGTTGCTGAAGGAATTGGACTTCCTAATCTAAAACCTCGTGATGTTTCGATTTGGACTAAAACTCCGTCCGAAAAAGCCAAATTGAAACAAGCTAAAAGACGTGATAAAACTAAATTCACAACTCGTTGGGCAGCGCAACCAAAACATACTTGTCCTTTGGTAAGTAAAATGATTTTCCATATAATTCCTCTTACTAAAGGGGGAAAAACAACCCTTTCCATTTCTAGTACTTTATATGATATTCCACGAATTCTTAAACAGTACAAAAATGTAATGTTTGAAACATATTCATGGAATGGCAAAACGTATAAGAGAAACGAGCTACCGTTCTGGGGATGTTGAGTTGACTGTTGCAGATGAGTTTATCTATGAGGTAAATTTATATGTAATATATCTGGATAGAGTTGAGACTGCAGGGTCTCGATTCTATTCTTCTCCCAAACCTCTGAAATACAAAGAATGCAAAGTAATTAGAAAGGATAAAACTGTTACGATAATGAAAACAGTTACTTGGGTGTCAGCTCCAATTAGTTATTTAGAAAATAATAATTTTGTTTTATGCGATGAACAACGAAAAAGTAGAAAATGTAATTCAGGAAGAAATAAAAAAAGATGAAGGCAATACTACTCCCTCTATGAAGGTTACTGAATTTATAATTGATAAGAGTAGAAGAGTGTGTCCTTTAAGTGAAAAAACTATTAAAATGTTAGTTACTCAGTTAGCAGCGGAATTGAGTAATTATAATATGTATAAAACATTTGCCAATTGGTTTGACACTCAAGGATTAACTAAATTGGGAGAATATTTTGAAGGAAGAGCTGAAGAAGAAAAAAAGCATCATGATTGGATTTATTGGTATTTGACCTATAATGATGCCGAATTTGAGTATCCAGAAATTCCAGCAACTAATGTAACTATTAAGGATAGGGAAGAACCTTTCAGAGCTACGGTGGATAGAGAGATTGAAACTACCATGCGAATCAACAGCATCGTAAAACATGTTTTTGAAGAAGGTGACTATGCTACATTCCAATGGTTCATGTCTGAAGACACAGAAACCGGTTCTTTAGTTAAGGAACAAGTGGAAGAGGAATCCATTAGTAGAACTATCCTTGACATGGCTTGTGAACAAGCCTCTTGGTTACGTAAAGAAAATGCAATTCTTGATTTTTATAAAAATAAATAAAGTTAATTATGAAAAAAATTGTTTTTAAAGAAGGTACTTTTGTTGATTTTAAAGGTAACAAACGTGAGTATACAATGTGTGCAATCAGTTTGCCAATCTCCGAAACTGATGATAATGCTGGTAATGATGAAGTAAAACAACTTCGTTTAGGAATTGCTGTACGTAGAGAGGGAGACGAATATGTACGTGGAATAGGAATGACTGAAGCTGAGAGAAAGGCTATGGAAAATCCTTTCAACATTATTCGTTCTACTACTGTAGGTGTTATCAATCAGGAAGTGGTAGAATCTATCTTGAATCAAGAAGGTAAATTCTTCGAAGCAAATCCGGGTAAGTATTTAGCAACCTATTCTGCTGACAAAATGGATTGGGAAGACGAACAGAAAGTAAAAGAAATCTACAAATCTCTTCCAGAAGAAGCGAAAAAAGTGCATGAGTACTTGGTAACTGCATCTGATGAAGTTCTGAAGGACCTTGCTATTTGTGTTGCTTGGAGTTGCTTGCAAAACGAAAAGGGCGAATTATGATAAAAGAATATTGGGCAGCGTTCTTATTAGTAGGATTAATATGTACTACTAGTACCATGTTTCTAATGGATAGGTTTTATAGAAAGAACCAAGAGCTTCCCAATAATGATTATAAAGAGTTGGTGCATAGCATCGACTCTTTAACGAATCATATTAGTCTAATTAGTAAAACCAATGATAGTCTTAAATCCGTTATAGACACTACGAAGTTTGAGATTATTATAAATCAAGAAAAATATGAAGAAGATTTTATTAATATTACTAATCAGCCTATTGGGGACGACATTGAGTTTTTCACAAAATATCTATCCGAAAGTTACGAAAGATTCTTTGGTAGTGATAACCCCTCAACAGTTAAAACACACTAATCTTGTATTTTTAGAACATAAAAAGCTCTTAAAAGAAGTAGATTTATTAGATAGTCAAAACAAAAATCTTGCTCTTATAAACAAGAATCTTGAAAGGGCCGATTCTATTAAGTCTATTCAACTTAAAAGATGCATGTTGCAAGCAGAAATGCAAGACCAGGCTATAACTACTCTCAATAAAACAATTCAAAAGAAAGACCAAAGAATAAAATCGTGGAAAAATTGGGCGATTGGAGGGTTTACTGTTAGTGCTGGATTATTAGCTATACTTTTAATAAAATGAACAAAATCAGGTACTATATATGTCTTCTTGTAGGGGCAATGATTATTGGAACGTTTCAACTAGGGATTCCTCTTACCTTTTTCCTTGCTTTTACTTGGGGACTATTTTTATCGTGGCTTTATTATGATTAACAATATAAATGAGTTGGCTGAAAAAGGTTTGAGACCTTGTGTTCTACCTCAAATGTCTGGAGGTAAATGGTTTTGGTGTGTCGGAGTCTATATAGGCAACAATACCAGAGCAGAATGGCTTAGAAATCATACAGAAGAAGGTGGACCTATTGGAGGATATTCTGATTATTACGAAGCTTTAGATGCTGCAATAGTATATTGTAACAATTATAAACCAAAAATAGAACATGCCAGCAAAAAAGTTTCAAAACGATAAAGACAAAGACGGAGTTAAATATAAACATCCGGAAAGAACTTGTAAAGAGTGCGCAAAATATCCTTGCTTTATTGGAATAGAGAAAAAGGTCTGCGATTTTGCCAAATATGGGTGTATAAACTATAAAGATAAATGATAGCATTAATACTTAGTATTCTTCAATTGTTAATATTGGTTGGCATGGTATATGTGTTTGATAACCATATCTATGTCTATACAGGTGGTGCGTATAAAAAAGCTCACGTAAATAATTTTCTTAAAATACTAACATTCGTAGCAGGATGTATTCCGATTGTAGGAGTGTTTGTAATGATTCCGTACGTTGTTGAACTTGGGGATGCTAAAGTGGATGATTCGTGGAAAGAAAATAAACTTCTTTATTGGTTATTTAAATGAAGACGTATTTATATTACTTAACACTTGCAATTATATGGGCTTGTTTGTAAAAGTGTCTCCCAAAGGAGATAAAACTATAGGATGGAGGCAAGTATCAGATGAAGATATAGAAGACTATCGTAATGGAGAAATTGTAGAGCTTTATAATTTCTCTGGTGGAAGGTGCTTTAGTGATGCTTTCACTATTTTAGAAGAAATAGAATCTGACTCTTTCGAGAAACTCGATTGGAATAATACTTTTATCGACCCTAAACTTAAGTCTTGGAATGGTAATGGATGGATTGATAGGGATGGTAAAGTTTATCCTTGTGATTGGATGGAGCATGACACTATGGCTTATCTATATTTCAAATTTGATACATACACCTTAGAAACTCTTGGATGGATTAGAGTGAATTATGACATACCATATTGTGCAAATAAAATTACTCAAGCCCAATATAATAAATGCAAGGAATTGAACATTAAAGTTAGAGAAGAGGACGTACTATGGCAATAAAATGTAAAACAGTTAATAGAAGTAAATTAAAAGAGTATAACATATACTCTGGACTTGGAGGTGGCTTTGGTGGAGCAAGCTATCAATATACCACTCTTTGTGAGAGTGCTGAAGATGCAGAGAAAGAAGCCTATGAATCTGCTGTAGAAGAGTACCAATCTTATGAGGGCTTTAACAGTATCCCTACTTGGTCCGATTCACTTGATGCAGCGATGGAAGAAAATCCTGGAGTACCAGAAGACGAACTTCATGAAATTGCTGATGAAATCTATAACTCTATTATGGAGGAATGGATTGAATATTATTGTATCCTCACAGAAGATGACGATATTGAAGAAGATGACTTGATTCGAGACTACGTCATTGAGGATGATAACGATACTGGCGAAACTTGTAGCCAAGAGTAGTGATATTGATAATTACATCACTTATGTATTTGTAGATTTAGAAAGTAAAGAGTATCTTATGTGTGTTCAGTTCCCTAATTGGGAACATCGAGAACTACGTCTAGGAGAAATTGGCTATCTAGAGTATAAAGAGATTAGAGCTGGTATAGATAAGTGGTATGATGGGACTAATTTTATTCCGTATAATTATTCCAATATTCAATTTATAAAATTTGTTGCAAAACCCGCTGAGAAGGAGTTTTGTGCATATCTATAACCAGACAGAGCGCAAAAGATAACTTTTAAAACAAGTAGATGATGATTAATTGAGAAAATAGTAAAAGTTTATAAAAGTTATGACAGTTAGAGAAAAATTGGAAGACGCATTAAATGCTAAAGATAACAACATTAAAGCATTTGTTTGGAAAGGTGCAAAATCTGAAGTAAATGGAGAAAAAGTACAAGAGGAATATCGTTTAATTGATTGTTCAGAAGAGCAATTGAGAGAATTTTATAACCATTGTATTTCTATGTTGAGAAACAAAGACCAAGCACATCCGGGAAGATATGTTCTATTGGACATTATTAAAGACCAAAGAGAAAGATGTAACGCGGAATTATATTTACGTTACTTAGAGAAAGGTTCTGAAGATAGAAAACCTTATCCGAGATATTTATACCTTTCTGCTCTTAATGGAATTCTTGACGCAAATCGAGAAACCCTCACTAAAGAAGCGTTGAGAACATGTCCTATATCTCTTGTAACAAACGGAATTCCAGAAGAATTTAGTAATCTTCCAATTGATTTAGTAATAGATGGATGTTTAGACACACTCGGTAAATTCAATAAGCAACACATTACTCTTACGTTTATTCTTAAACAAGGAGTATGGTTTTCCCCTCAAGAAATGAAAGACTTGATGGAAAAGGATGAAGTTACTGGACAAGTTCGAGACAGAACTGAAGTTGTGAAAGAACGTCTAAATCTTAAGCAATCCATGACTTTGAAGGCTAACCCCAAAGGTTTGTCGTACAGTGCATTACGTTCTATGGTTAATTTAAAGAGTAAAAAATATTCTGATTTAACAACGGAGCAATTATTGACGTTGAGAAATAGAATTCTGTTTGCTCTTGAAGCAGATGTTAAATATCATATTAGCCAATGGGAGACTAGAATGCGACAAATCGAAAAAGTTGCAGAATATCATGGATATACTCTATAATTTTATTACATACCTTTATTTAAATCTTCATAAACTTAGTGCTATTCCAATAGATAATTATGTAGGATTATTCTATATTATTAACTGAATGGATTTATTCTCCCCGCCTACTCGTGACGAGAGACAAGAATTGGGAAGAATTAGGTGGATTGATAATAAATGTAGGGGTACACTTGAATATGCGACTGGAGTTGGAAAAACTACTACTGCTATCAAGTGTGTCCAAAGTGTTCTAAAGAAATACTCAGGTTTTAGGGTATTAGTCGTAGTTCCTACTGAAACTCTTAAAGACCAATGGGTCAAAGCCCTGGTGAGTGCAGGAATTTTCATGAATGCAGAAGTAGTAATTATAAATACTGTAGTAAAACATGAATGGAAATGTGATATATTAGTGATTGATGAAATCCATAGAATGGCGTCAGATTTATTCCATAAAGTATTCGAAATGGTTAAATATAAGTTAATTTTAGGATTAACTGCTACTATGGAAAGATTGGATGAAAAACACACTACGATAGAGCAATATTGTCCAGTCATAGATAGGATTTCGATTGAAGAAGCTACTCAAAATGGATGGTTAGCTCCATATAAAGAATATAAAGTATATCTTGACGTGGACCTTACAGAGTATAATACCTTAAACAAGGAATTTAATGAACACTTTGCATATTTCAATTATAATTTTGATTTATGCATGAAATTAGTTGGGAAGGATGGTTTTAGGAAAAGAATGGCCTACAGAGACTTATTATATACGGGAAATGACCAAGTTACTAAGTCTCAGTTATTAAAAGAAATTACTTTACATGCTATGGGTTTTATGAGAACCATGCAGAAGAGAAAATCCTTTATATATACACATCCTAAAAAAATTGAAATTGCAAACCTAATTCTAGATTATCGGAGAGACAGTAAAGCAATAACATTTTCTCCGACTATTGAAGTAGCAGAGAAAATAAAATATGGTGGAGTACTTCATTCTAAACAAACAAAGAAAAAAAATGCTATGACTTTAGAGGATTTTATTCCTATGAAGGTCGGAGTACTTAATACTTCTAAGGCTCTTAACGAAGGAGTTGATGTTCAAGGTCTTAATCTTGCTATTATATTAAGTAACACTAGTTCTAAAACTGAGAAAACTCAAAGAATCGGTAGGGTTATTAGATTCTCTCCGAACAAGGTTGCTGAAATTTTTACTCTTGTTTTAAGAGGAACCGTTGAAGAAGAATGGTTTCAGAAGTCAAACGCTGATAAAAAGTATTTTACCATAGATGAAGAGCAATTAATGCATGTATTAAAACACGAGGAATTCAGAGAAGTTAAATCCAAACCTCGTAAAATGATATTTAGATTTTAATTATGACATTAGAGGAAGCTGCCAAGCAGTATGACATTTCTATGAGTTACGCAGTTCAACTCCAGGGAAGTACATGTTTATGGGGATGGACTTGGAGCGTAGAATGTGGATACCAAGCTTTTGATGGACGTATAGTGTACCCCACTGCAGGTGAATGCGAAAAAGGACTCATAGAGTTTCTTAAAACGTTCACTGGTCCAACCAAATAATTTCAAGTTAAATTTACCTAAATCTAGTAATGACTTGGAAATGTGAATTATTTTTAGTATCTTTGTACTCTTAATTCATTAATAATGACGACAGAGAGAATGTTAGAACTCATTATTCTTAATAAATTCATGGATAGATATAATAATATGTCTTCACAAGCTAAGGCACTTACCTGTGAAACAATTTCTATATCAGAAATGGAAAAAGGAGACTTTTATTAGAAGAAGAGTTCTTAGAACCGTATGTAATTGATAACGCTCCGAAAGGAGACTAAAGTAATTGCAGTTAGAGATTAATAATTTATTTATTTAATTTTTAACTGTTTGGAAAAACTAAGTTTAACCATTGACAATGAGCTAGCGTTGATGGAGAAATATCAAATCTCCCCCAACGAATGGTTCTTAATCAAATTATTATTTCTTGCTAATGAGGAATATTTTCCCGAATACATTTTTAGATTCTTAGCAATTCCTGCGGAAATGCGAGGAGATGTTAGAGAGATGTTGATTAGTCTACAAGAGAAAGGAGTTATTCTCAAATCATATAAAATTCCTAAGAAAGGAGAAAAATTTTATGCCGAGGATGTAGAATTTAATAAGGCATTTCTCAAAACATATTTTCGCGCATCTTACGAAATGGGAGAAGAACTATGGCAAGCGTATCCAGACAATACTATTATAAATGGAGTACCTTACACATTAAAAAATGTAGGTAAAAAATATAATTCTATTGAAGACATGTTTCGGGCTTATGGTAAGGCCATCTCCTATAATGAAGAGAAGCATAGGCATATTATGGAACTGTTGAAATGGGCGCTCGAGAACACTAGCTACATCTGTTTTAATATATGTGAGTTTGTTATTAGTAGAAAATGGGAAGAATTAGAAAGACTAAAGAACGGAGATGGAAGCCTTATAAATTATAATGCAGTTCGTTCCTTATGATTACTAATTCTCTTATTCATCAAATTACTTTAGGTAGAGATGGAAAGAATTGGGGATATAGAATGGGGTTACCTAAACTGGAATCTATAATCGATGGAGTTACTCAAAATACTTATACATTGATTTTCAGTGGAACTGGTAGCGGTAAAACATCGCTAGCTTTATATTCTTACATATATCGTCCTTTGATGGAGCATCTTCATGATGGAAACTTTAAAGTTACGTATTTTAGCTTAGAAATGAGTAGTGAATTATTGTTTGCTAAGCTATTATGTATGTATATCTTTGAGCATTATGGAGTAGAATTGTCTACTAAAGAATTACTTTCTAAAGAGAGAAATTATCGCTTATCTGACGAAAATTATCAAATAGTAAAGGATTGTATTCCATGGTTACGCGATGTTGAAAATGTTATTACGGTACATGACAAAGCTTTAAATGCCCAGGTACTTTATGCAACTCTTTATAAAGAATTAGAAGAAGAAGGTGATTTTATTGAAACAGATACAAGAATAACTTATGAAAAGCATAACGAGAATCTTGTGCATCTTGTAGTTATCGACCATTTAAGTTTAGTTCGCAAATCAGAAGGAAGAAATTTAAAAGAAGAAATGGATACTGTTTCTTCTTATTTAGTAACGCTAAGAAATAGGTGTAAGATAAGTCCTTTAGTCATTATGCAGGCTAATAGAGAGTCTACATCTATGGATAGAAAAAAAGCTGGATTGGACAACATGCAGCTATCAGATATAAAAGATAGTGGTTCTCCAGCTCAAGATAGTGAAATCATTATTTCTATCTTTAATCCTCATAGGGAAAGATTAAATTCTCATAGAGGGTATGATATAAGTACTTTAGGAAGTAGATTTAGAAGTATTACTGTATTAAAAAATAGATATGGTGAGGCCGATGTAGAAGTTGGTGTTGCTTTCTATGGAAAGTGTGGCTTATGGAAAGAATTACCTAGAGCTGACGAAATATACGATTATGATAAATATCTTACTTCCAACTATCTTCTTGAAGAAGATAGCGAGATTGCGCAATTACCCAAAGATAACGTAAAAGAAGATAAACCCATAAGAATTCCAATTACGTTATAAAAATGGCAGAAATGATTTGTATTTGTGGAGAGTCTGGTTCTGGAAAGACTACTTCCATTAGAAATTTAAATCCAGAAGAAACTTTTATTATTACAACAACTGGAAAAAGACCTGGAATACCTGGAGCTAAGAAAAAATATCCTACATTAAATGCACAAGGCAAAACTAGAGAGGAATTGGGAAATTTCTATACTACTACCAATGTAGACAACGTTGCAACAATGTTGAAACTTATAAATGCGAAAATGCCTTGGATTAAATACGTTGTTATTGATGACTTCCAATATTTCATGGCTTTTGAAGCCATGGACAGAGCTAAAGAGAAAGGGTATGAAAAATTTACAGAAATGGCTCAACATGCTTATTCTGTAATGAAAAATGCAATGAATCTCCGTGATGATTTGTATATTATTGTATCTACTCATAGCGAAAACATGGGAGATAAAATTAATCCATATTATAAAATCAAAACCTTGGGTAAAATGCTGGATAGTGTAATTACCCTAGAAGGTTTGTTTACTTATGTATTTTTCACTGTAATAGATAAGGACGAAGAAAATAAACCTTGCTATAAGTTTAAAACTAACTCAGATGGAACTTGTACAGCTAAGTCGCCAATGGGATTATTTAATGAACTGCTTATAGACAATGATTTAGATATGGTTATTAAACGTATTAAAGAATATAACGGCGATGAGGATTAAAATGCTATTAGTATTCGATTTCGACCCAGAAACAGGTGAGTATACTCCTGTTTCCAGGGAAATCGTTGAGGATAAGGCTGTGACAGCCGAAAAGAAGCAAAAGACGTCTAGAAAAAAGACCGCAGTAACTGAAATAGAGGGGGTTACCGGTCCAGCTCTAATATTAGAGGATAATAAGTATTGTTTAAATCAAGAAGCAGCCGATGCTCTTGGTGTAGCTCCCGAAGATAGACTAGAAATTAAATATGAAAGAAAAGGCAAAACTCGCACTCCGGTAATTGGCTCTAACGAGGCTTTCGGAACTAAGGGAGGAAACAAACTTACACAATCCTTAACAGTTAGTTGTAGGGGTAAGGCTAATGAAATGCTTGCGGAATTTGGTACTATTTTTACCTTAAGTCCACATCCGTCTAGTGATGGATTATTTATATTAGAAGGAGACAAGCCTGCCCCAACCCCTAAAGAAACAGAAGAGATAAAAATAGATATTGAAGATGAACCAGTTGATGACCTTCCATTGGATACACAATTGGCAGATATGTTAGTAGATGATACAGACAATGACAAGATTTCTGGATTTGACTATACATTAAAATAAAAATATCTATTATGGAAATGAATTTTAACCTTTCGAACACACAAGCAATTTCTTCTTCAATGCCTAGACTTAAACCCTATGAAATTCATAGAGTTGCCTTTAAGGATATCAAGGTAGAACGTATTCAAGGTAAAAAAGACCCTGATGCAGTTTACGAAATTCTAAAGGTCCGTTTTGAGAACAAGGATGGTTATTATGAAGAAAGCATTTTCTTCCCTAAAGAAAGTGATTTGAAGAGACCTACTCGTCAGAATAAAGAAGGTCATGAGGTAGAAATGCCATGTAACTTTGAGAGAACCATGACGTTTATTGCTCAGCTTGGTACTGTACTTGCCCCTACAGAATATGGCAAGATGAAAGGTGTTTCTTTTAAGAGTTTTAATGAACTGTGCGATGCACTTATTAAAATTTTAAAACCAAAAATTGGTACTGAAACTAATTTGAAATTAATTGGTAAAGTAGATAAGGATGGGAACTTTGTTCCGTGCTTACCTTATTTCGTTGCTCTGAACAAACAAGGAGAGTGCTTCCCCTCTGATAACTTTATAGGTGATAAAGTGTTCTTCTCTCCTTTTGAAGAAAAGAGAAAAGAAGAAATGCTTAAGAAGAAACCTACTGATATGGCTGCTAAAGAAAAAGAGACTGCAAACGACACCCCTTCTGATGAAACCGCAGAAGCTGATGCAATCGATTTTAATTCTTTGAAGTAAGATTTCGTTTTATAGTGCTTAATAATTAAGTACTAAAGTTAGTTGGAATTGAGGCTAATAACTGGTATCTTTGTGGTTCAATAAATTATCTTTTTATACATGGAAATACAAATTGAACCAACCATCACAAAAGACTATTTATTATCCAAATACCCTCAAGAGACTTATATGGAATACTATTTGGGTATTCCCGTCAAAAAAGGGTTATTCAAATCACCACTTCGAGCTGATGACCACCCGACTTGTTCATTTTATGTGAACAAATCAGGTGATGTTATCTTTAAGGATTTCAAAGGTGACTTTTATGGCAATTTTATAAGTGTTGTAATGAGGAAGTATAGTTGCACATATCATATGGCTATGAAAATTATAGCTAATGATTTTGGGTTAATAAAAAATCCTCACATTAAAAGAAATCCCGGGAAAATTAATGAAAATCCAAAGAAATTTGAAGAATCTGGTCCAGCTAGTATTCAAATTGAGATGCAGGAATTTTCTCAAAAAGAACTCAGTTGGTGGGCTTCTTATGGTATAACAAAGGATATTCTAAAGAAATTTAGAGTTTACTCCTGTAAATCTGTTTTTTTAAACGGAAATTATTTTGCTTCGTCCAGCGAGCAAAGTCCCATTTATGGTTACTATAAAGGTAAAAAGGACGGACTGGAGTTATGGAGAATTTATTTTCCTAAGCGCAAGTCATACAGATTCCTTTCTAATTGGTCTGCAAAGATGATTCAGGGATTAGACCAACTCCCTAAAAAAGGAAAAGTGTTGGTTATAACCAAATCTCTTAAAGACGTAATGACTTTGTACTCGTGTGGATTACCTGCTATTGCCCCAAACTCTGAAAACTTATTTATTCCTGACGTTCTGTTTGAGAAATTGAAAGGGTCATTTGATTATATTTGTGTGTTATACGACAATGATTTAGCCGGATTATCTAATATGAATAAAATTAGAAAACAATTCGACATTCCTTGTTTTTGGATACCTCGCAAATATGAAGCAAAGGATATTTCAGATTATCATAAGAAATATGGAAGAGATAAGACAATTAAACTAATTCAGGATGCAGTAAACGAATATGGCAGAAAAACAAGGAGAGGAACAGAAACCAAAGAAGAAGCATACCGGAGCGTATGCAAAGAGAAAGGGTAATAACTACGAATTGAAGATTATTAAAGAATTGACGGCACTGGGATTTGAAGGACTGAAATCTTCGCGCTCAGAGTCAAAAAATCTAGATGCTGATAAAATTGATATAGCAGAAACAATTCCAAACACTCTTCCGTTCTACGTGCAATGTAAGTGTACTAAGAATAAACCCTCTTACCAAGACATTATTCCTAATTGCCCTCGCAAGGATAGACCTCTTGTTATTTTCCACAATTATCAAGTAAATAAGGAGGTTAATATGGGTTCTATTGGAGAATATGTTATTATGACAAAAGAATTTTTTTACAATCTAATAAAGGCGACTAAGTGATTAGTTGCCTTTTTTATTATTATGACAAAAGAACAACGAGAAACAATAGAGAATCAGATTGAATCTCATAGAAGTATAATTGAAGATTTATTAACAGAAATCTGTTATCACGAAAATGAAATAAAGAATCTTGAAACACTACTGAATGATGATAGTAAAATTGATGATGCAGTCAGCATCAGACATAATAACCAATAGTTCTTCTGAAGTATTTATTGCTAGAAACTTAAAATCTAAAAATCAAGAAATTATTGAATTAATTCAAAATGTAGCTAAAGCAGCAAATCTAGATTTAGACGAGATTTTAGAATTTGAAATAGCTTCTGAAGATGAAAGGATTGATTCTAGAATCAAGTACAGAAAAGGAGACCTACTTATTTGGTCTGCAGATGATAATTCTATTCCATACTGGTTAATGGAATTTATCAGCAGCCTTGATTATGACAATATTTCTCGATATCACTTAGGTTAAAAAATTTATGAAAATATTTATTCAATCTACGTCTGATGTAATTACTAATAGTTCCACTGAAGTATATTTAAGGCTTACTAATGACGCGTTAAGTATTTTGAAGAATGCTATTACTAGTGTATTGAGAATTTCTTCGCCTACTGCTTCATTCGATGACTTTTTCGATATTTCGTACAGTAGTGATTATACACGTGACGAATATCTTAATTATATCTATTCTAACTGTTCCTCTTCGGAATGTCGTGAATTGGTGGAAGCTATTCAAAAGTTTGGAGCATTTGACGATAAAAACATAGTTCAAACAACTCTCATGGAAAAATTGGAGAAAATTTCTTCTGAATCATACGAAGAATTTTGTTATAGACAAGATGAAAAATTGTTTACAGTAACTCCAAAGATGCTTTTAGATAAACACATAAAAGCTGCCGAGGCTTTAAATCAAATAGGACATATGTTTTATGGAGAAGCGGAATACAACGGATGATACAATTAGTGATAAAACCATCGAGATTTATAATCTCAGAAAACCTATATCCTGGAATTAAAGTTGTTTCTTTTGAGGAAGAACTGGAGCTCTATAAGAGAAAATGTAAGAAAAAACAATGGGCTACGCCTGAGGGATTTTCTCTTGGATTTGATTCTCTTCTTAGTGACTTAAAAAAGTGTGTATTTGTATATACAAATTCACAGAACACTATTGATAAAATAAAAGAAAAATTTAACGTTATTGAAGAAAATGAAATTCATAACTAGAATTCAAAGTATTGCCGACTTGATTACCAATTCTTCTTCTGAAGCTTTTGTTATGAGAGAAGACGATGCAAAATATTTCAAAAGTCTTCCTACTAATGGATGTGTTGATATATACGCTATTACGGAAGAAACTATTCGTAGCAAGTGGTACGATGGTGATTTAATTTGTAATTTTCTTGGAATAGAACCCTTCGATTCTTGGACTTCTTCAGTTGAAGAATGGAATGAATTTGTTGATGTATATATTATGCCAATCATTGATAAAGTTGAAGGATTCTATGTTGTGGACATCGAAGACCATTTTGCAGATGCTTGTGAAGTAACCGAAGAGGCACGTAGTTGTTCTCTTGCAAGTGAATATAGACATTGATGAAGTTGCACATACAATCTATATCTGATATTATTACTAACAGTTCCTCAGAGGTGTTTCTAGAAATTACTAGCGGCGAACAGTCCGCACTGAACACTATTTTTGATTTATTAAAAAATTATTTCCCAGAAGATGATGCAGATTTGTATCCAGTAGTCAACATGGAATCCCATACTGTGTACTTATCTTTGCCCTATGGTATTGATTCTTGGGAATTTTTTGAGGATGGTGTACGTGCTATACTAGAAAATAAACTGGATAAAAATACATTTGAATTAATAAGATGCGATTAGTAATTAGAACTCAATCAGTTTCCGACCTTATTACAAATTCGAGTTCGGAATTATTTGTTGTAGCGAGCCAATCGATGCCTGCCACAACCCTTGCAGAACTTCTTAAGACAATAGGAGACAAAAACTACTTTACAGGTGATTGGAAAGAATGGGACAATCTCACTGAGGAAGAAAAAGAAAAGTATGATTCTTCATCTGGAATGGGTGGAGAACTTAATATTATGACATTCGACCAAATGTATGAGGAAGCTAGGTCTTATATTCCCTGTAACAAAAGACATTTGTTTACTAAAGAAATATACTCTCTACGATTTCCTGATTCTATTGAAGAATTAGAAACATTTCTTTGGGTGGATATCGACCATCGCAGATGTACTACTATTAGTTGGATCTAGATATTAAAGAGTGCTCTTGCCCTTGTAAAGTAGACCCCGAAACTAAGAAAGTTATTAAATTAATTGATTGGGATGAATGGGATAAACTTCCTGATAATGAGAAAAATAAGTTATAAAAATGAAAGATTTTAAAGATTGGGGTGTGAAAAGACGTTGTTTCCCCAGCAACAACTACAATGCTATTTGGTTTAATCTTAAAACAATTAGACTTGGTGAAGGAGTAGCTAAAGAATTGGAACCAGACAAGGCAGAATTTTACGATGTTGGGATAAATACTTTATGTAATGCTGAATGTCCTTTTTGTTATGTGAGTGCTTCAGGTAATGGAATTAATTATCCGAATATTTGTGAAACTTGGGAAAAGTGGATGAGTGAATTTAAGGAATATAAAAATGATGATAAAGTCAAAATTACTCTCACTGAAAAGCCGTTTCAAATAGCTATTGGTTCCACTGGAGAACCTACTATTCATCCTGAGTTCTGTGAATTTTTAGAAACGGTATTCAACACCGGAGTCGTTCCCAATTATACAACCAATGGAATTTCTATTGCTAAAGACTCAGAACTATCTGAGCAAATCTTGGAACATACTAGAAATTATGTTGGAGGAGTTGCTGTGAGTATGGGTAATAAGAAACTATATAAGTATGCGGTTAAAGCTATCAATAAGCTTATTTGTTTTGGGAATACCAATGTAAATATTCACCATATAATTTCTGATAAAGCTTCTGTGAATGCTTTTATAAATGAGTGGAAATTGTACGGAGACCAAATCCTTTATCATGTTCTTTTACCTCTTATGCCTTCCGGAAGAAGTACTCAAGGAGTACAGGAAGGAGTATTTGAGTATCTTGAAAATGAAATAGAGAGGCTCAATATTAAAAATGTTGCTTTTGGAGCTCATTTTATTGATGCTCTACAAACGTCAAAAATTAAAACATGGCTTTATCCCGCTGAATCTCTTAGTAAAAATATTATTCTTACTAAAGATAAAGTTCAGATAACCCCAAGCTCATTTAATCTTAATCCTATTAAAACAATAAATCTATGATTGTAAGTGGAGTACGGCGTCAGCCTAAACTTGTTATTAATTCTGCAGAAGACCTTCCTTATCCTTGTTTGTTGGTATACAAAAACGACACTTGTCATTATGTTATCCTCGCCCATAAAGGTAAGGATACTAGTATTTACGGCATTGTTGTAGAAGTATTCTATGACCACAGTGTAGGAGATGAAACCCTTCATGTAGGAGACCAGAATGTGACTTTTGCATTTGAAAATTTTGGAACTCCTAAAGGGTTTAATTTTTACAATGAAAGTGTAGTAATTAGTAACGAACTTAATTACACAAAGTAATTACTTGTTGAGTTAGTAAAAAGTAAATGAATACTTATATAGTTCCTTTTTGCAACAGTAGTGGCGAAATTTGGGTCGATAAATATCAGGCTCGTTCACTTTCTTCAGCCAAAGATAAAGTAATTGAAGAATATACGAGTTTATGGGATTTAGAAGTTTCTGCAGACTGGGAAGATTTTGTAGAACAACTATCTAATCTTGATGTTATCGTTGGTATTCCTGAAGATATTGATAGTTTATAAAAATGAATAAAAAAATTAGATATGAGAAACTTTAGAATAGGGTTAGATATTGATGATTGTTTGGCTGATTTTTGGGGAGCTTATTGTGAATACTTTGATACTAAACATAATCCCCAAATGCTGGAAGACCATATTATTACTAAAAATGTACAACGCATTCTTAGTAAGGATAGAGATTTTTGGTTAAATCTGAAAGTTATTAATGTTCCTGATTTTGTTCCTACATTATACTGCACTAAACGAGTCAATAACAAGGCTTGGACGCAGAAATGGCTAGATATAAATGGATTCCCTAAAGCTCCAATCTATCAAATGGTTTATCAACATGGCAACAAAGCTGATATGATTAAAGGAAAAGTTGATGTATTTGTTGATGATTCTTTAAGAAACGTATTGAAATGCCAGAAATCTGGACTACCTGCATTACTTTATCATACAGAAAGAACCGTTGATTTCCCCATGTTTAAAGTGTTCTCTATTACAAAGGATGAGATTATTGATGCTTATTGTCTTATGAAAGAATTCAATTGAAATTAAGTGAAATAAAGATAGTTCCACTACTTGATACATTAGTAATTCTCGATATTCCTGATGAAGTATATTTCAGTGATACATATAAAGATTACATTAGTAATTCTAGACTATCTTATATTAATCCGGAACAAGATGGGAGTTTTGAGCTTTATCTAGAAAACCCGAAGAAGGAATCCTCTTCTTTATTACTTGGTTCTGCGGTCCATTGTTTAACTCTACAGCCCAATGATTTTTTATTAGTAGATACGGTCGATAGACCTACTGCTAAAGCAGGACTAATGGCCGATGTCTTATATAAGTCAAATGGAAATATGCCTACTAAAAAAGAAATATTAGCTGCATCAGACAAAGTTAATTATTATAAGGGCAAAATGGATGACAAAAAGATAGATGATTTGCTTGCTAAATGTACAAATTATTGGCGAAATCGAGCGTTGTATGAACATGATTACAAAGATTCGAAGGGACTTATATATCTTGATTCAAAGAATAGAGAGATATTAAAATCGTGCTTAAATTCGGTAAAGGACTGTAAAGAAATACAAAGTCTCCTACATCCAGAATACATTGTAGAGAAACCTATTTCTCTAAATGAGCAAGCAATCCTTATTGATTTCGAAATGCAATTTCCTGATGGATATTCTACGATTATAAAATTTAAAGCAAAGTTGGATAATTTTACGATTGAGCCAGACGATAACTTAGTTACCTTAAATGATTTGAAAACTACTGGACACATCATTCCGGAATTTCATGGGTCGTTTGAAAAGTATCATTATTATCGCCAAATGGGAGTTTACTCTTATCTACTAAGTTTAGTCGTAAAAAAGTATTACAACGTAGATGATTTCACCATGAAAGCAAATATGTTATTGGTTTCCACTGTTCCGGATTACGGGGCAGGAATTTATCCAGTATCAAAAAAAGAGTTGCTTAGAGGATTTGAGGAATTTAAGAAATTATTAAGAATGGTGGCATTATTAAATAAACATGTGGCCGGATAGTTACCTTATGGAAGCATATGGACCTAGTTATGCAGAATTAAAAGACATTTATGGGAAATATTTTAGTTTAGGGTATCTAAACACTGATGTTCAGCATAAATTTGCGGTAATTTCACTGGTTTGCTATTTAACGATGAAAGCTAAACAGCAAAAACCAGACGTTACTCACTATAAAGTTTTGATGCAACTTACTGCAAAAAATCCTTTGCCGGATGATTTTATTAAAGGTTTGAGTATTATATGTGATGATTTTGCATATGGCTGTACAGAATTTCCCACTTTTGGCATAAAGACTCCTGGAGAGATGGCTAAACAAGTTCAATCTATATTGTCTGAATATTTGCCATTTTAAACTATGAATAGTAGATATTTATATAATAAAGCTATTCTCTATAAACTATTAGAGTTAATAGAAAAACATCCAGACCTGCGTTTTACTCAATTACTATGGAATGTTGGAATATTTCGTTGGGAAAGATGTGGACATTGCAAAGATAATGTAAAAATCGTTGACACTCACGCAGAAGAAAGCGAAACTACTTGGCTTCAGATGTATAAGAACAAATTTTGTTTTCCGCAAAACGAAGCAGTTGAAAATTTGTAAAAATTTTTATTTACACTTTTTAACAACTAAGGCTTTGTAGTATGAAGAAAAAGTAGTACCTTTGTATCACTTCTTCGGAAGGAAAATAGATAATTCAGGAATTTAGATTAAATATTTATTAAGATTCTTTCACCTTTATCACTTGGTGAACTCCAAAGAAATTAGTATCTTTGTGATATAAAAATAGAAGATGATTAATAAGAACAATGTTTAAAAATTTTTTGAATTATGACAACTCAAGTATTGAATTTTAAGAAAGTAGAAGTATGTGGATTTACAAGAAAAGAAGCAATCGAACAAGCACCTTTCTTCGTGCAACGTGATGCAACTCAGGCATATAAATCTTGGAAGAAAGATTTAGGTCGTGCTATCACTGATAAAGACATTAAAGAGTTCTGCCTTGAATATCTTGCAAAACACACTAAAAATGCTCCGGGTGTAGGCTGCTCAATCACTATCGAAGCAGGTGTAGCTGATACTCGTGAACGTCCCTATAAGGTAAATGACGTTAAGAACGAAAAGGGTAAGAGAAAGTATAAGACTACTTATCAGTTAATTGACAAAGCTACTGGTCAAATCATTACTGAAACCGATGAAACTAAGGCTAAAGCTAAAGAATTAGCTAAGAAACTTTATACAGAAGACGGTTTTAAGGGTAAAATTGTGTGTCTGTACACAAAACAAATTATTGAGGGAGAACCTATTGCATTTGAGGTTGAATATACTCCAGCCAAGAGTGCAAAACAAGGAACATATCTTTGCTTTGGTATTGAAGCATAATCTACTGAAATCAATACACTTCAAAGGAGCCTATCTATAAGTAATTATGGGTAGGCTCCTTTATTTTTTAAATATCTTTAAAGGCGTAACAGCTTAACTTAAAACATTGAAAAATGAAAAAAGAAACTATTAAAAAATTCATCGGGCATCTAACCGAATTAAACTCACTTGGAATTTCTAAAACAGCATATGAGAAAAAAATGAGCTTGTGCAAGAATTACCTTAATACAACTTATTATAATATTAGCCAGGCTTATAAAAATGGGCTGTTAGCTAGAGAAAAATTCGAGGAAATAAAAGAACTGTGGGAAAAGATATCCAACAAAAAGAATAAACTTCCGGAGTTTCAATTTGAAGAAGAGTCAAATCTTTCTCAAGTAGAATTAGAGGCTGATGATGATAGAAATAGTATCAACCTTATTCGTGATGAATCAGGAAAAATTAAGTATTATGAATTTAAAGTCTTGATAAGGGATAAAGCACCTCTTACGGGAAGATTGACAAGAGATGAGATGAATACTATTTATCGTATGTATTCATATTATGGAATGTCGATTACCCAGCGTGAAATAAGCCGATATTTTCCAGAATATTCTTTGATTGATTTTAAAAGAATCCTTAGAGTATTTAGTATTACTAAGGCTGTGGCTCCATTTGCTCCTCATGTTATTGAAGAAAATAGCAAGGAAGAGCTTATGATTATGCAAATGAGGGAAAAAGAAAATGACTTTGTAAGAGGAATCGAGGAACAATCCATCAAGAATGATAGAGCTTTATTAAAGAAATATGCTCTCGAAAATATCGAACTGAAAAGAAAGCTTGAAGAGGGAATCAAGATAGATTTAGAGGGGTTAGACCTTACTAGTATAAAAACATTTACTCCGACTGGAACATCTTCCAAAAAGAATATTATTATTTATCTTTCAGATATGCATATCGGAGCCTATGTATCGCCATTATCTATATATAGTAATCCATACGATAGAGATGAGGTAATCAGAAGAATAAATATTATTCTTAATAGAGTATGTGATTTAAATGATATCTATAGAGGATTTGATAATATTTATGTTTGCAATCTTGGGGATTCATTAGACGGATATAATGGGCAAACAACTAGAGGTGGACATTCATTACCTCAAAATATGTGCAATAAAGAACAAATTCATACATTTATATCTTCTATGAATTATTTTTTCACAGAACTCAGCAAACTCGACTGTAATAAACTGAATTATGTATGTGTGGGAGAGTCTAACCATGATGGAGATTTCGGATATGCCGCCAATGTAGCTTTAGAGGCTATACTATCCAATAAAGGAGTAAATTGTACAATATTTGACAAATTTATTGGAGAATTTAAAATTGGGGAAACCACATTTGTTCTCTGTCACGGTAAGGATAATAAAGATATGTTTAAGAATTTACCTCTAACATTGGATGTTAAAACTGAAAACTTTATCAATGAATATCTGGATACTAAAAGAATTACAGGTGATGTGGTTTTTGTAAAAGGAGATTTACATCAATCTGCAACTACTTATGGTAGAAGATTTACTTATAAGTCTGTAGGTTCTTTATTCGGAAGTTCTGAATGGATTCACAAAAATTTCGGAAATACTCCGGCAGCTTGTGACTTTTCGATATTAGATGGAAATAACAATATTCTTGATGGTAAAATAGTATTGCAATGAAAAAATGTTATATAGTAACTGAATATGGTGGAGAATGGGAAGATAAATGGGAATCCATTCTCGGAGTTTATATGTCAAAAGAATCTGCAGAGAAGGCCAAACTTGAAAATGAAAAGAGTCATTCTTATACTTCTCCTTATTCAAATGAATATTTTGATACTCTCATGGAAGAAGTTGATAATTATGAATTTGAACATGATTTCAATTTTGACTCTTATAGAGACGGAGTGTTACAAATTCATCCTGAATTAGCAAGACAACCAGGATTTCTTGAAAATCTCGATGTTTGGGAGCACAGTTACTACGGATTTCATGATTATTTTGGAACAAGTATTAGTGAACATGATTTGTATGAATAATTTGTTTATAAATTTATTAGAGGCTTATCATAAAGATAAATTTGAGGATTACGAAATCCTATGCAATGCTGTTGAGGGATTTATTGATGAAAATTCTATAAACGGGGATTTCAATCCGTGGTCTTTTGATTATAATGATGTTGAGGATGAAATTTTATGGATGATTCAGGAGATTTTAGAAGAAAAATATAACTTTACTAAATTTCTACTTAAAAACAAATATGAAGAGTTTGTAAAAGTGTATTCTTCTAACCAAATTGATGCGGCATATCTTCGATTTGATAAATCTACTCATTCTTTTGTAATAGACACAGATATATTGTTTGATGAGTTAAACGTTGTAGAAAGCAAACATTTCTCTGAAACTCTTTCCCAATTTGTGAAGATGATAAATGATAAAACGACTTTAAAATTAATAGTAGAATAGTGGAAATTACACTCCCAGAACTATATAAAGGAAAGGCTACAATTATTAAGGATAATGAATTCCTTGAAACTAGAGCTTACGTAGAACCTTTTATTGAAAGAATGTCTAAATTTACTGATGATTTTAGAATCCAAGTAAAATTACCAGACCAGATTACTAAGACCAAAGAAGGGGAAATAGATACAGATGATATTACTTATAACCGTGTTTGGGTTCAGGCTGTTCTTCCAGAAGAATATTCGTTTGACAATCACGATGAAGTAGTTGGTCTAGTTTATGGACTTGATGTTCGTAAACCAGTAGTTAAGATTTATAGAGGAGGATTGAATAGAGCATGTACCAATTTATGTGTATTCAGTCCTTCGTTTTTAAACGTTCGGGAGTTGGAGCCAAAAAAGCTTATCAATTTTAGTTCTGTGACTAAATTAATGGAGCAAACAAATGACATAAAAGTATGGCTCAAGAAACTACATGAAACTGAGTTTGATAGAACAGATGAACTTATCGAGAGAAATCTTGGTATGTGGATTCGTAATTCTATCAATTTATCCTATGACACTGGATATGGAAAGGTAAAGCTGGCAACAAGTACTCCAATTGATGCCTATAAACTAATGTTTGAAAATAAGAAGTCGGAATATTTCATTCCAGAAGATAAGCCGGTTAATATGTTCACGGTTTATAATGCTTTTACTCAGTTAATCAGTAATGATGGAGGAAAAGATATAATGAACAAAGTTGAGAAAACTTTGCTACTTAAAGACATCCTAACAATTGATTGATTTGTTTTGTAATGTCGAAATTTTTTACTATCTTTGTAGAACTTTTCGATATTACATAAACAAATTTTTATATCTATGAACGTAATAAAAAGAGACGGAACAACAGAAGCATTTAATGCTTCAAAAATCAGAAACGCAATCCTAAATGCCTTTAACGCATGTGGATATGAAACATCTGTTGAAACTATCAACGATATTGTAGATTCAATTGAGATATGGGATGATATTAACATAGAGGATATTCAAGACCAGATTGAAGAAATCCTTATGGATTTCGATTTTCCAGAAGTAGCTAAAGCCTTTATTCTTTATCGAGAGAATAGAGCTCGTATTCGTGAAAATGTAAAAGAAAGAGAAGAGTTCATTAAGAATTTTATGAAAGCATCTAATGCTGCAGAGGGGTCTGAAGTAGATGACAACTCTAATGTAGCAAATAAGAATATTGCTGTCCTTAATAACGAGCTTTATAAATCTAATAACATTGATTTAAATAGATATAGAGTTGGAGAAAAACTTCGAGCTTTGTATCCTGATTTTGATTACAAGCAGTATGAAAGAGACTTAAAAAATCATATTATTTACAAACATGATGAAAATTCTACATTCGGATTTCCTTATTGTGTAGCATTATCTTGTTATCCATTCTTACAAGGAGGAATTAGAGACATTGGTGGCTTATCAGCTTCTCCAAAGAATCTCGATTCATTTTGTGGTATGTTTGTAAACATGATATTTGCAGTATCCTCTCAATTCGCTGGAGCTGTAGCAACTGCAAGTTTCTTAGTAATGTTTGACCATTTTGCTCGTAAAGAGTGGGGTGAAAATTATTACAAATACGCTGATAAAGGAGTACAAACATATGGAGGAGAGTTCAATCCGGAAAGGGAAGGGTATCAATGTAGAACCATTGAGAAGGTGATTGAACAGAAGTTTCAACAAATTGTTTATTCTATCAACCAACCTGCTGCTGCAAGAGGATTCCAATCAGCTTTCTGGAACGTAAGTTACTTTGACAAACCTTATTTTGAAGGAATGTATGGACATTTTGTGTTTCCTGACGGAGATACTCCAAAATGGGATTCACTTAATTGGCTGCAAAAGAAATTTATGAAGTGGTTCAATGCTGAAAGACTTCGTTGTATGTTAACATTCCCGGTAGAAACTGTATCTCTTCTTTACAAAGACGGAGAGTTCCAAGACAAGGAATGGGCAGATTTTGTTGCAGAAGAATATGCAGAAGGGCATTCATTCTTTACTTATATAAGTGATAGTGTAGATAGTCTATCTAGCTGTTGCAGACTAAAAAATAAGTTGCAATCTAATGAGTTCACATTTACTAATGGTTTAGTTGGAGAACAAACTGGTTCTAAGTCAGTAATTACACTTAACTTAAGTAGAATTATTCAGAACTATATTCGGGAATATAAAGACGATTGCCCAATCCCAGGAACTCAACTAAGTACTAAATGCTATCCAGAACTTGCAAATTACTTGAGAGAAATTCTTGATAGGGTTTATAAATATCATATAGCTTATAATGAGTTACTATGGGATTTATATAATGCTCACCTACTTCCTGTCTACGAATCTGGATTTATTAACCTCAATAATCAATATCTAACCATTGGTTTAAATGGATTAAATGAAGCAGCAATGTTCTTAGGCATTAAATGTAATGACAATGAGGAATATAAAGAGTTCTGTAACTTTATTTTCGGTACTATCAAAGAACAAAATCAACTTCACAATACTAAGAAGGAGATGTTCAATACTGAGCTTGTTCCTGCAGAATCCCTTGCTGTCAAGAATTATAATTGGGATAAAGCTGATGGATTAGAACCAACGTCCATCTAAAACCTTTTTTAATTGACTCGGAACTACTTAACTAATCTGAAATTAGGTTAAGACAACGAGGGGCAAGCAGGAAAATTCCGTGCAGCCTGAACGACTAAACAAAAAGGGCTTTTAAGTAACATATGTGAATATATTAGTTAAAAGTATGTAATAGTCTGAACTCTATGGTGACATAGAGAGGCTACAGAAATGATAGCCCGTTTATTTAAATATTTGTACCTATATTTTTGTCCCGGCACAGAAATTTTGTATCTTTGTACCAGTTTAAATTTTAAATTTGTATATAATGGATACTAAAGTATGTAGCAAATGTGGTAAGGAATTACCGCTTGAACGGTTTGAAACCGGGAGAAATCAATGTAGAGATTGTCGTAATGCTAGACGTAAGGAACTCAGGGATGCTAACCCTTCTAAACATAGAGAAGAATCCTCTAAAAGACAGAAGGAGCAAACTGAATGGATACATTCCTTAAAAACTAAATGTATTATTTGTGGAGAAAATGAACCTGTATGTTTAGACTTTCACCACAAAAACCCTGCAGAAAAAGATTTTACTATTGGCAAAAATCGTAGTAAAGGCAAAGAAAATTTATTAAAAGAAATCAAAAAATGTGTTTGTCTATGTGCTAATTGTCATAGAAAAGTCCACGCAGGGATAATAGACTTAAACAAATATTTAAATGAATCATCTCCTTGTACAACGGAGGAGAGTGTAACAGAATGATTGGGTTCCTGAAAATAGAAATCTTTATACTTCTTATGTATTTCTTCCAGAATCTAATAGTTCTATTTTGGAGAAAATTAAACTTCATGGTAATGAATATGTTGGAGATTGGTTAGATGGAGGAAGTGCAGCTCATATTAATTTGTCTGAACATCCCTCTAAAAATCAAGCAAGTCTATTATTAAACTATGCTGCTACTGTTGGATGTAGTTATTTTACATTTAATGTTCCTAATTCTGAATGTCAAGATTGTGGATTTATCACTAAGGTTCCTGTAACGGAATGTCCTAAGTGTGGAAGCAAACGTATCGACATGTATGATAGAATTATAGGTTATCTTACTAAGATTAGGAATTGGTCTGCAGGCAGACAAGAAGAGCAAACTCGTAGAGTGTATTCTGAAGTAGATTGTAAAATTAATTAGTATGCTTAAATATGTTGATACAGCAGTAACGCTTAGAGAAATTCCAGATGAAATTACTCTTTGTATAAATATATCTAATTGTCCATGCCGTTGTAAGGGTTGTCATAGCTCTTACTTGGCAGGGGATATTGGAGAAGATTTGGATGAAGATTCATTAGTAGACATGATGCTTAGTAATAAAGGTATTACCTGTGTTGCATTTATGGGTGGAGATTCCAGTCCAGAATATGTAAACTGGCTAGCTGGAATTATTAGGTCAATGTATACTAATGAGTTGGATAAGGGTAGTTGGGTTGATGTTAGAATTGCTTGGTATTCTGGTAGGCAAGAGTTGTCACCTGCTATTGAGCTAAAGAATTTTAATTATATCAAATTGGGTCCTTATATAGAAGAATTGGGTCCATTAAACAATCCTAATACTAATCAAAGATTTTATGAGGTACGAATGAGTAGAGAAATAGATGAAAACGGAAATCCTATTTACGGACTTACAGACATAACAGATATATTCTGGAAATGACTACAATAGCAATTATAATTATTTGGGTTCTTATATTTGCCCAAATAGCTGTTTTTATAAAATCTTTTGATGAACTTTTTATAGACTCCATTACATTAGATGACTGTAGAAAATCTCTGAGAAGAGAAAAATATTATGTTCCAATAAGAATAGTTGTTTTAGCTATTATTTTAATAGCCCTATGCTAGATTTTAAAATCGAAACAATAGACCAAAGAACCGATAAGCCGGAAACTATTTTAGGTGAAGAACAGTCTCAAGCACTAGAAATGATGAAAGCTTTTCTCAAAAATAAAGACTCCCAGGTTTTTTCATTAATTGGAGCCGCAGGTACAGGAAAAAGCTTCTTAATGAGAACTCTTATTGACTATATGAGAAATGAGGGAATACAACGATGCCTTTGTGCTCCTACACATAAGGCTAAACTGGTACTTGAACGATTTACCGATGATGAGGCTATCACACTACATAAATTATTATCACTTTCTCCCAATCTTGAAATATTAGACCTCGACTTTAATGACTTAAAATTTGTCACTAAAAATAGTGTTTTAAATATACCTCACAACGGGGTTGTTATATGTGATGAATCATCTATGATAAATGATGATTTATTTGATTTATTATTGGAAAAAGTTAAGGAGTTTCGCAGCAAAGTTATATTTGTTGGCGATAGAGCTCAATTACGTCCAGTTAATTCACTTACGACTTCGAAAGTATTTAATGTTGAGAACAGATTTACTCTTACTAAGATATACAGACAATCCGAAAATAACGCACTGATGCCCTTGCTCACTACTCTGAGAACAGATTTAGTTAATAAATTTGAAACTAGAGAAGCTGAGGAGGGCTCTTTGTTTGTATACGGGGACACAATTAATTTTATTAAACACGCAATTCCGAGTTTTAGAAGCGCAATGAGAAATGGAGATATATTAGCAACCAAAATACTTGCGTATACTAATGCCATGGTAGCTAGTTATAACAATTGTATGAGGCGTGTTATGTGGGAAGATTCAAAAACTGTTGAATACAATCAGTTTGAGTTTTTGACCGGATATGAGAATTTAGAATTTAACGGAGTTAAGTTTTGGAACTCTATGGACTATATAATTGTAGACCCTCCGAAAAAAACTGATATTGGTATTCCAGGATTTCTCACTCTTCCTGGATATGAACTAACTTTGTATGATTCTGTATATAAAAGTTCTTGTCCTATATTAATTTTATCTAGGGACATTAGTAATGATTATCTACAAGCTCTTGCGTCTCTAATAGAAGAAATAAGATTGAGAGCAATTAATCTTAAATCTTCTGGAAGATTCCAACTTGCTTCAAAGATGTGGAGAGAATACTATGAACTTATAGGTAGTTTTACTACACCAGTGGATTTGTACTTAGATAACAGACTTATTCGTAAAAAATCTTTCGATTATGGATATGCTTGTTCAGCTCACAAGTCCCAAGGAAGTTCATTTGGAGAAGTGTTTGTTGATATGAGAAATATCAATTTATGTAGAGATAAAGATGAAAGGCGACAGTTACAATATGTAGCACTATCGAGAACGAGAAAAGATGTTCATTTATTACAATAAAAAATACATTATGGAAAAAATTTACGAAATGATTGAAGATGCGCTTCGGCAGTGTGATTTTGATGTCGAAAAAATAAAGGCTTTAGCTACATATCTAGAACTTGAAGAAGAAGAAATTTCTGATTTTTGCGAAAATCTTGAAGTTTACAATGATAAATATTACTATAACAGTATGACATTTATAGTAATGACTAGGGATGAAGTATTTGAAGAGATTAGAATATATAGAGAAGACGCTGAAGAAGAGGTTAAATGGAGAGTTCCGGCTGATTTAAGGGACTATTTCGATTATCAATCGTATGCGGAAGACGCATATTCAGACATATATGATATATGGGATATTAAAGCCTCTGATACTATAAACATAGACGGAACTATATACGAAGTCATTCAGATTAATGAATAATGCTTACTGTAAAGTTTGTATACGATAATGAACACGATTTCGCAAAATTCTGTGCAGCGGATTTAAATGGAGTGTTCGTAGAAATTTACGATGAAGGCAGTTACAAAGAAAAAAAGCAAGCTTATAAATTAAAATCTTCATGTGGAGCAAGAAAAACTCCATTTGCCGCAGTCTTTGATGGAGATGAATTAGTAAAAGCCTTTTACACTGAAGCAGATTCTAATATTATAAAATCCTTAACTGAATATTTACATGATAGTAAACGTAATTAATACTTCGAATAACAATCTTCCTAAGTATGAAACAAGTCTGTCTGCAGGCATGGATGTGAGAGCAGATTTTAGTAAAATAACTCCGGAGAATACTATAAAAGCTTTTGGAGATTGCGAAGTTCTTTTTAAGTCTGAAGCCAATAAAGTAACAATGATTAGACTGGACCCAGGAGCTAGAGCTTTAATTCCGACTGGAATATTTATGCAAATGCCTGAAGGTGATGGGTCTTTTAGATATGAATGTCAAGTAAGACCTCGCAGTGGATTGGCTCTCAAGAAAGGAATCACTGTTTTAAATACTCCAGGAACAATCGATGCTGATTATATTAATGAGGTAGGCATTATTCTTATTAATAACGGGTACGAAGCTGTATATATTGAAGATGGAGAACGCATAGCTCAATTAGTATTTACTAAAGTTGAGGTATGTAAATGGAATGAAGTAGATTCTCTAAAGGAAACTACTCGTAAAGGCGGATTTGGAAGTACAGGAAAATGATTACAAAAGAGGAATTTATTGATTTCATAGAAGTCCATGAAAAATTTAATAACGATGTCGACCTTCTATATGATTTAAAAATAGATATTATCAATTCTTTTTTGTTCGAGGCATTTGGGAAAGTATGTGACACGTTATTAAACGCAACATTTACTCCAGATGGTGTTGATTGGATAAATTGGTGGTTATATGAAAGTAAAGATTTATATACTAAAGAAAGATTACCAGTATATATTAATGACGAGAAAGTCTTGATAGAAACTCCAGATGAGCTTTGGGAAATAATTAAGGATTATCGTATTTAAATGAATAAAACTTTAATTACAAAAGACAGTAAAGGTAAAATTAGAGTCGCAGAAGTATCGTGCGAATGGGACGATGTTGAGAAATGTTATACTATTCGCAGAAACACGTATCAATATGGCGGTAAGATAACCGTGCAGCCAGAAATTTATATTACTAAAGGTAAAGTAAAAAGAACTATTGCTCAACAGGCAGAATTAGAATTTAACTCTCATGTTAAAAAATATCTTGATAAGGGATATAAAGAAATTGAAGGCTCTATTGACCAATATACTAAAACTCAACTCGATACTTTTCTTCCAGAGCACACAACTGATGCTAACGGATTTAAGAAACATATGTTAGCCAAAGATTTTAATAAGGTAGCAACTAGTGTGTTTGACAAAATAAAGGTTTGGTATGGAAGTCGAAAGATAGATGGGGTTAGGTGTTCTTTTTACTGGAAGGACGGAGAGGTTAAATCTGCGAGTAGAGGTGGTGGAGATTATAATTTTTCTACTTCTCACTTAAGAAATCATCCTAAACTTATAGAGTTTTTAAAAAACAACCCGGAAATAGTATTCGACGGGGAACTGTATTGTCATGGATATAGTTTGCAAGCTCTAAGTGGGCTTGCAAGAACTGAAAAAGATGAAGGCAAGGACTGCTCTGTACTCGAATACTATATTTATGATATAATGATTCCGGATATGCCTTTTTCTGATAGATTGTATAAGTTGGATGAAATTCAAGAAGCCCTTGAATTAGGGTTTGAGCCTAATAAAGAATGGGGTGATAAAGACCTTAAATTTCAAATGGTTCCTCAAGTAGAAGTATCCGGATGGGCAAGTATTAAGAAACTCCACGACCAGTATGTAGCAGAAGGGTTTGAAGGAATCGTTGTTAGAAATCCAGATAAACCTTATGGCTTTGGAAAAAGAACTAATGATATGATTAAGGTTAAAGAATATCAAGATGCTGAATTTGAAATTACTGGATTGTCCGAAGGTCTCAGAGATGAAGATATGTGCTTTACTTGCATAACTGATAAGGGAATTGAATTTAAAGCTAAGCCTATGGGTAACAGAGAATTAAAACAGCAATATCGTGAGAATCTAGATAATCTTATAGGGAAAATGGCTACTGTAAAATTCTTTTATTATTCGGAGGAAGGAACTCCACTACAGCCAGTTTTAAAGTGTATTAGAGACTACGAATAATATGTATATTAACGTAAACCCATTCGATTCGGATGTTGCTGAACTTGAACAATCTGATATTGAGAGTATGTGGAATTATCTTATGGAAGAGCCCGATAATTTTATATATACTGCGACACAATATATTATTGGCTTGGAATTAGATTATTACAAAGACGAACTCGAACCTTTATACAAAGCGTTAAAACCATTGTACGATGAATAATACGACAATTCCAGATAAATTCAAAATAGCTAACACTTGGTATACTGTAGAAGTTGTTGATAAGATTGATAGGGGTGACTATGGATACCATGATGATGTTAGAAGGAAAATAGTCATTGCTAAACAAATTCCTACTGAACAAGGAGATATTGATTTGGAAGAAGGTCAAATTGAAAATACTTTTTGGCATGAATTATTCCACGTTTTTAATTTTTATTTCAATACAGAACAAGATGAAGCATTGGCACAAACATTTGCCAATTTTATGTGTGAATATTTAGCTACAAAACGTGCACAGTAAACAAAGAATTGAAATTTCTTCTACGCTGGCAGAGTTGTTTACTCTTCTAGCGAAAAGTACTCTCGACTCTTGTGAAAGCGACGCAATGTTTTCAGAAATGTTCGAGAGTGTTCGTTCCTCATTAGAAAAGTATAAATCGGACACCATAGACGAAATTTATGGTAATCTTATTTATGTAGAGGAAGTAATTGATTTGTTAAACACTAAAAAATAATTAGATTATGAAAAGTTTTAATTTTGGAGAAGCTCTTTCCTTTATGGAAATCGGAGAAACAGTGTGTCTTGAATTAGATGGCAAAACAAGACTCTATCGTGTGCAGGACGGAGAAATAATTTGTAATGTTGAGGGGTCAATGGCCTCTTATCGTGTTACTAAATTCTACACCGATGCTGTCTTATCAAAAGAATGGAGATTGTACAATGCTTGATAATGTAGTTGTCGCTGCCTTATCTCTAGGTTACAGGTATTTAGATAGAGAAAACGGTATTTTTGCCAAACCTATAGGGTGGTCTCTTTTAGTTATTCGTTCTAAACATTACGAAGGAGAGTGTACAATAGAGTGTTTATTTAAGGGTACGAAAGAAATTGTATGCTGGTCTAGAGATACTCTTTACAATGAAGCAGAATATTTAAATTTAACTGTAGATGAGCTAAAGGCTCGTATAGAAGAATTTGAAGCTACTCATACTTACCTTTCCCTTACACCTCACGATTTTTCATTTTTTAGTTTAACCGAAATTTTGAGCAATGAAATTAATTAAAAGTAAAAATGCAAATGTAAACTATCTTGCTAAGATAGTAGAAATTAAAGAATTTCACAAACATTCTGACCCAGAAGTTACCAAACTAAAGTGTTGCTGTATTGATGGTTATAATATTATCACTGGAATAGATTCTCAACCTGGATTGTACGTATACTTTCCAACTGCTTGCTGTATTAATCCAAAATTCTTATCTTACGCTAATTTATATCGTCATGGTGAGTTGAACTCAGACCAAACCCAAACTGGAATGTTTGAGGATAACGGTCGTGTAAAAGCTATTAGATTGCGAGGAGAATTGTCGGAGGGTTTCATTCTTCCCGTTACAGTGTTTCAAAACTGGATTATTTCTGTTGTAAATATTGAACCTAAAGTAGAGGTTGGAATAGAATTTGATAGTGTAGAGCATGACGGAAAATCTTTCTGGGTTAATAAGAAATATATTCCAAAAAACACTAGAACTCAAGGAACATCTAACCCTAACGGCAAAGGAAAACAGCCAAAGGGCTTAGATAAACTAATAGAAAATCAATTTAGATTTCATTACGACACAACTCTTATCAAGAAATGTCCTAATGTAATTCATCCAAATGATTTAATCAGTATTACTGAGAAAATTCACGGAACTTCTGGTATATCAGCTTATGTACTTTGTAAACAAGACCTGAACTGGAAACAGAAAATTGCTAAATGGCTTACTGGGGAAGAGTTCAATAAGTATGACTATTTGTATGCTTCTAGAACAGTAATAAAGAATCAGTTCTATAATAAGAATGTTACTCCTGGATTTTATGGGTGTGATGTTTGGGCGGAGGCTGATAAAATAGTTAAACCTTGCTTGTCTAAAGGCATGACTGTATATTATGAAATCGTTGGTTTCTTACCTAATGGTGGCTATATTCAGAAAGGTTATGATTATGGTTGCGTGCCTCCAGTAGGCGACGAAAAGTATACACACGAAAAACATTTCAAAGTAAGAATTTATCGTGTGACTGTAACTAACGTTAATGGTGTAGTTCATGAATTTAGTGCTAGAGAAGTTCAACAATGGTGTGCTAGAGTAGGTCTTACTCCAGTTGATGAATGGTATTATGGTATAGCTATGGATTTATATCCAGACCTCAATGAATTGGAACATTGGAATGAAAATTTTATGCAAAAACTAGCTAATGATACCCGATTCTACATGGAAAGAAATTCTCCATCTTGTGACAATAAAGTACCCCATGAGGGAATAGTTATTAAGATTGAAAATATGAAATCTGAAGCATTTAAATTAAAATGCTTTAAGTTCCTCGATAAAGAAGGGAAGGAATTAGATAAGGGTGAAACTAATATTGAGGACGAAGCATAATGAAAAGGTTTCTAATTCACGTTTCCACATATTGGTGTGGAATGGATAATACATTCAGAGCAGTTGCTGAATCAGAGATGGACTTATGGGATTTAGCTGAACAATTAGCTTATGACAACTTTCAGAGCTATAGTTGTGAGAATGATATAGCTGAGGAAGAAGGTTATGACCCAGACGAAATGGAAGAAAGTGACTGGGATGAATTATGGAGTAGAGTAGATGAAACTACTTACTATAACTTTACTATAGAAGAGTGTAAAGATGATGATGAATGGAATGAGTACAGTGGAGAAATCTATGGAAAAGACCAAGTTTTACAATAGAGAGGATTTGAAGGCTAAAGATGTAGTACGCCTTATTGGAATATGGGAAGGAGAGGCTGGAGAGTCTTTTACTGACTATTGTGACTTCTCGCGAGAATCTGATAAGAACTTTTTAATATTCTTGGCGGAGAGATATCCAGTACTTTATGATTATCATTGTAAGGTTGCAGGCAAAGATTGGATAGACTATTGTATTCAGTATGTAGTATTTCATTGTGAAGAATATCTCACTCAGTGGGTTCCTGAAGGTAACTATTATCTTTATAATCAGTTACTTGATATGTCACTGTATCCTCTTGCTGAGTTCATTTTAAAGGACGATGGAGCGTGGGAAGATTTTGTAGACTTTTTCACAAGTGGGGATAATACTGTAAATGAAACTTCATATATGGATTGTTACAATATTAGAGAACTCTTTGAAAATGGAAATGTTTAAGTTTTATGAGGTAGGAGGTAAGATTCGAGATGAATTTCTCGGTCTCACCAACAAGGATGTAGACTATGTAGCTGTACCTACTGAGGCGTGCTATAGTAGTATTCATCCTCGTGAATTTCAGCCCTCTCCTGCTAGACTAGTATTTCAAGCACTAAAGAGTTATTTAGAAGAACAGAAATTTGAAATCTTCTTAGTAACTCCAGACTGTTATACAATCCGAGCTAAATTCCCAGAGGGCTATAAGTATCAAGGAGTGGCTGATTTTGTAATGGCTCGTAAGGAGGTAGGGTACATTCCAGGTACTAGAACTCCAGTAGTTGAGCCAGGAAATCTCTATGATGATTTGTCACGTAGAGATTTTACTGTCAATGCTTTGGCTAAAGACCCTGATACCGGAGAAATTATTGATTATTTTGGCGGCAAAGAAGATATAATTAAAAGGTTATTGACAACTCCTCTCGACCCCTATATTACATTTAATGATGACCCGTTACGAATATTAAGGGGTATAAGGTTTGCAATCACTAAAAAATTTGATATTTCTTACATTACCTGGGCAGCAATGAAAGCTTATGACTACGAATCTAGAATGCCTGTAGTGTCTGAAGAAAGGATTAGAGAAGAGTTAATAAAGTGTTTCAAATGCGATACTCCTAAAACTCTAGAATTACTAAATCGCATTCCCCAACTAAAAGATTATATTTTTAAAAATACTAATTTGTGGCTTAAACCAACTAGCGAAAAATAAAATGTATTGTGTTTTATTTGAACGTAATATAGTGAAAAAACTAGAGCTTGTTCCAATAATAAGAGAAATTTGTGCTGAGGATATGAAGGAAGTGAAAGAAATTAGACATATTACTGGAAGAGGAATGTCTGTTTGTAAAAAATTAGCCCAGAGAAGTAAGAATGTGAATTCTGCTGTCAAATTATATAACGATATAATGAATGAATTACATGAAGGAGTTCGAATTTGACGTATATGCTAATATAGAGGGAAAATGTGTTTATACAGTATTTGTGAAGGCTGAATCTCTAGAAATGGCAATGAAAAAGATTGAAGACAGACTATGGGATGATGTCCTTGAGGATGAACCTACAAATGTATCTATAAAAAATATTGACCATGTCGATTTTATTCAAGAAGTGCCGATATAGTGGTTTAACTATAAGATATGAATAAATTTGAAAAATACAGAAGTGTATATGAATCTTATTGGAGACTTCCAATAAAATACTGTACAGAGGTTCCAGGTAAGAAAAATACTAGTTTTGTTATTATGGACTTCATAGGCAAGAGTTTGTTATGCGCTTGGAGAAATAATAAAACTTGTAAAGTTGGAATGCCTTTTCTTTGTAAAAGAGTTATAAAAAGAGGTAAATCAGGTTTCATGTATAAAGATAAATTTTACAGTTTAGAAACAGAATACGGCTGGGTATTTTAGTAATGTTATGGAAACAAGAAAAATAATTATATGTAGAGGAATACAAGGTTCTGGAAAGAGTACATGGGCCAAACAATGGTGCCATGAAGACCCAGAGCATAGAATAAGAATCAATAATGATGATATTCGTAATATGCTCGGAGACTATTGGGTTACATCTAGAGAACCGATGGTTAAGGCTTTATACACAAATAGTATAAATTATGCCATGAGTGCGGGTTACGATATTGTAATAGACAATATGAATCTAAATCCCAAAACCGTAAAAGAAATAGAATCTTTTGTAGACAACGATATATTTGGAGACTATGAGTATAAAATCGAATTCAAAGATTTTTGGACTCCGGTAGATGAGTGTATTAGACGTGATGCTAAAAGAGAGAATCCTATTGGAGAAAAAGTCATTAAACAAACTTGGAGACGTTATAGGGACTTTATAATTCATGAAAGTATCATGGCAGCTAAAAATAAAATGCTAGTCCAAAATACTAACTTACCAGCAGCTATTATTGTAGATATGGATGCTACTGTATGTTTAAATACTAGTGGTCGTCCATTTTATGGAGAAGGAGCGGCTGAAGGTATGCTTATCGACGAACCAATAACTCCTATTCTTGAACTTATTAGAAATTTTTGCGATAACTATCCGGCCAAATTAATTATATTAACTGGTAGAGAGGATACCCCAGAGATTCGTAAAGCTACTGAAGAGTGGTTAGAAAATAATTTCTTACATCCCGACATACTTCTAATGCGTCCAGCTAAGAGCTTTATAGCAGGGCCTGTATGTAAGAAGAAATTATATGAGGATAACGTTAAGGGCAAGTTTTATATACCATTTGTGCTTGAAGATAATGCTAAATGTGTTGCAATGTGGCGCGATGAAGGCTTAATTTGTTTACAACCTAACGAAGGGAAATTTTAAATTATGATATTCGATTTATATGAAGACGTTTTATCCCACTCTTGGCATAGATTTTATTACGGAGTGGAAGCTGAAACAATAGAAGAAGCTATAGAGGAGGTTAAAAATGGAAAACAGGATTGTTATGACAGTGAATTGTTATATGAAACCGTAATCGAATTAAGTCCTGAAGATAATAATGGAAATCCTACCAGAGAAATTTATGATAATCTTAATGATACTCTTGTTTGGGATAATTCTAGTATAGTCAACAGAGGTGATATAATTACACAGAATCTAAGGGGCATCTCCGACCAATTATTTCATATTATGGAATCTGAACCAGAAGAGTTTAATGCAGGTTGTGTTTCATTCGCATCAGTAAAGGAAGTATTGGAAAAACTTGGATGGACTGACATTAGTAGTATTGATACTAATGGTTGGGACATAGATTATTGGGTAACTTTTATAAAAGAAGGAAAGGATTTCAATTATATAGTTAGCGGTAATCTATACTACGGAAATATTAATATAAGAAAGGAGAAGTTTTGAAAGACGAATTTGGAAATAGAATGAAGCTTTATTATGAAGCGCGTTCTAAGACATCACTTATAAGAAGAACTCCTGTAATTATTCGCTTAGACGGAAAAGCATTTCATACATTTACGAAGGGTTTTGTTAAGCCCTTTGATGAATGTATGTCTAAAGCTATGCAGGAAACTATGAAATATCTGTGTGAAAACATTCAAGGGTGTGTCTTAGGATATACACAATCTGATGAAATTAGTTTAGTTTTAATAGACTATCAAAAACTCACCACCGATTCCTGGTTTGACTATGAAGTACAAAAGATTTGTAGCGTAACTGCGTCTATGGCAACTCTTATTTTTAATAGAAAATTTCATGCACAAGTTAATGAACTCATTTGGAACGGAAGTTTAACAGATGAGGAATTAGCCACAGCATATAGACGTTCTATTAAGATGGGAGCGATGTTCGACTCCAGATGCTTCAACATTCCGAAGGAGGAAGTAACTAACTATATTTTATGGAGACAACAAGATGCTACTAGAAATAGTATTAACTCTGTTGGTCAAGCATATTTTCCTCACAAACAATTAGAAGGGTTAAATGTTAACCAAGTCCAAGAATTGCTTTTTAAAGAAAAAGGAATCAACTGGAATGATTATCCTACTAAGTACAGAAGAGGAAGTTGTTGTGTCAAGGACACCATATCGGAAGGAATAGCTATTAGAAGCTCTTGGCGTATCGATAACGAAATTCCGATTTTTGTAGAGGAAGGAAGGAACTATATAGAGAAATTGATATGATGTTAATTGGACAATTAATCGAAATTCTTAAGCAGTATGACTCAGACCGAGAAGTTATGATTCACACTCTTAAAGGAGAGAATGTAGAAGTAAATGGTTATTTTATACCTAAAAATCTAGATGAATCTATATTTTATTTAACTGATTTAGACGTAATTCCTAGAAATTAATATGTATAGACTTATAATATGGGATAATTGCTGGGCTGATGAATTTTACACATATGGATTTGATATTATCAGTGAAAGCGAATATCAAAGAGCTATGTTAGTTCTTTTAACTTGTGATGAAGCTCTCAAAGAGAAACTTGAAGATAATGAATTTTATTTCGGAAGTAATGAATTTCATAAATTCAGTTTTAAAGATATTGTTGGAACTTTTGAAAAAGCAGAATCGATCTCTGAAGAAGAAAGAGATACTATTTGTCAACTCTTCGGAGATAGTCGAGGATTGACTTTTACAGATGAAGTACTTGATATAATAGGAATAAGAAATGTCTGAGTTAGAATTTCACAAAACTAGAAAGCCTCTTTATCTGGACGATAATACTTTGTTGGTTAAATTCCCAACTTCTAAACACATGAACGCTTCTCATGCAGAATGGTTTAGTCAAGAAGGAATCCCATATTTACACACCATCCGAGGATATTATATAGAAAATTCTCATGTCATGCTATATGTAAATGATTTTGAAATTCCTAATGTATCAGCTCAAGTGTTTGTGTACTTATTCGAATATTTTCCAACAATTAAATGGATAGGGCTTGGATGTAATAAAGGAAATATAGGAGAAGCTTGGAAACCAAAACTAAAAATTTATAAAGAATGACTGTAGATAATTTTGATAAAGTTATTGATTTTATGAAGTTTTCAAGTCCGGATGATTTCTATTTCTTGCAAATAATTCAACGTAAGAAAGATGGAAATAACACTGGGAGAGGAAACAACGGAGCAAGACTTATAAAGGCTTACTATATAAGGAGTGCTGAACATCTACTTTTGAAGAAAAACAAAATTATAGAGCTATGTCTGAATAACAATGCGAGAGCATATATAGGGATTAATAAAAGGAGCTTTTTTAAGGTATCTTGTGGATGTTAACAAGCTCTTGCTAAACTCATAATGGAAGGAAATACATATCAGGCTCCTAGAATTTGGGACCATGTATGTGGAGAACTTCCTGCTTTATCTGGAAAAGATTTATACAGATTAGTTGATGTTGATGAATTGGGAGATAATTTATCTAAAATCTTAACTGTTATTAAAAAATGTAGAGGTAATAGTGACCCTGAAAGCAGAATAAAAGAGGTCTTTCCAACTCAACATGGATACCACATTATTACTTCTAAATTTGATGTAGAACAATTTAAACAAGAACTAGCTATCTTAAATATTGATTCTCCCACAATTTTAAGAGACGCTTCAACACTAGTATATTATGACCCAAGACACGATTAAAAAAGCATATAAGGATTTACTTATTGTGGTTAGTTATTTTAGAATGGTTCCTAACATGATATCTTACTTACCAGAGTCTTCTCAAGGTAATGTGAGAGATGTAACAATAAGGGTTGTAGAAGCTTTAGACCGTATAAATGAATTTATGAATAAAATAAATCAAGAAAATGTCGAACATTCCATTGGGAGCTGAAGGTGACCCTTTAGCTCCATATAATTTTGATGAAAAAGTATTTAAATTCTCCGTAGAAGTTAAAGGAGACTTTTATTACGAATATTCAGGAGAATTAGACAAAGATGAATCTGATATAGCGAAACTTTTAAAAGAACGTATAGCAGATTTAATTGGAACTCAAGGAGATATTGATATGAGCTGTATTGAAGTCTATGTAGACTAATGATTTATCTTGTAACTGAGCAACAGCGATTTTTTAAATCTGAAGCCTATCAAATCATGGATAAAGAAACGGCTCTAAAGTTGATACTTGAACATGATTGGATAGAATATGATTCAGAAACTGAAGGGTTGGACCCCCATACCAAAGCTTTATTATGTATTCAATTTGGTTTGGGGGAAGACCAAATAGTGGTAGATACTACAACAGTAGATGTAGAACATTTTAGACCAGTATTTGAAAATGATAAAATAACATTACTTGGATGGAATTTATCTTTCGACTTAAAGTTTTTGTATTGTCACAAGATTGTTCCTGTGAATGTGTGGGATGGAATGATTGCCGAGAAATTGTTGTTCTTAGGATATCCTGCTCAATTCCATAGTTTGTCTTTGCAGTCAGCAGCTAGACAATATCTAAATTTAGACTTGGATAAGAGTATTCGAGGTAAGATTGTCAATACTGGTCTCACCGAGGATGTCATAGTTTATGCTGCCCATGATGTTATGTATTTAACATCTATAAAGGAGAAACAAATGGCTGCTCTGAAAAAGAAAGACCTTCTTCGTGCTATTGATTTCGAAAATCATTTTGTTCCAGTTCTTGCTTACATAGAGTATTGCGGTGCAAAAATTGATGTTAACAAATGGAGAATCAAGATGAAGAAAGATATAGAGGATATGCATACTGCAGAATCTGAAATTAACAAATGGGTGGAAGACTATTATGAGCAGCACAAAATGGAACACCCAGACCCTGCATATAAAGGCAAGCCATTTGTTCAGGCTACTATGAAAACCAATTTAAAAAGGGAAACAAAAGACCTTATGAATATTCCAGCTTCTGCGTTTGGAGTAAGGAGAATAATTACGGATGAAGGCGTAGAATATAAATATGGAGTTCCGTTTGATTATGTAGAACAGAACCTTCAAGGAGATTTGTTTTCTGGATTTAATAACAATTATCAATGTAAGATAAACTGGGACAGTAGTAAACAAGTAGTTCCTCTTTTCGAGTTGCTTGGGTTAAATTGTACAGTTATTGACAAGAAAACCAAACAAAAAACCAAGTCTGTAAATATCAAACAAATAGAACCTCAAAAACACAAGTGCTCTATTGTAGAACCATACGTTACATACAAAAAAGCAGGACAGTTAGTTAAAGCCTTTGGCGAAAAGTTTTTGAATCTAATAAATCCAGCAACTGGACGTATTCATGCTAGTTTTTATCAACTTGGAACTGATACCGGAAGGTTAAGTTCTAGTGACCCAAATTTGCAAAACCTTCCTCACGATGAAATTACCAGAGCTTGTTTTGTTGCTGAGAAGGGCAACAAGTGGATTTCGGTGGATTATAGTGGCCAAGAATCATTCCTAATGGCATCCATAGCTAATGATAAAGCTATGTTAGACGAACTTATAAATGGTTCAAAGGATATGCATGCATTGACTGCTAAAATGGTGTTTAAGGATGTTATTCCTCAAGATATGCCAACTAAGGAAATTAAAAAACGATTTCATGAACTTAGACAAGAGGCCAAAGGATATGAATTTTGTTTTAACTATGCAGGAAATGCAAGTACTTTAGTAAGAAATTACGGCATATCTAAAAAGAGAGCTCAAGAAATAGAAAACAACTATATGAATGGTTTCTCTGGACTGAAAGCTTACCAAGAGAGGCAAAAAGAATTTGTTGTAAAACATGGTTATATATTATTAAGTCCTATAACCGGACACAAAGCCTTTATTTACGATTGGGATAATTTGAATAGAATTAATGATGATTTGGGGACCATCGACGGACAGTATATTTTGCAAAATCAAATTGAAGATGACCCTCTGTTTCAAGAAGCTGATTTCTTGAAACGCAGACTTATGGATTCTATGAAGCAATCGGTTAACTACCCGATACAAGGAGCTGGTGCTTTATGTTTTAAATTAGCTTCTATAAAGTTATTTAATTGGCTAAAGGAAAATAATCTCCTTTTCAAAGTTAAATACTGTGTTCCAGTTCACGATGAAATAAATTTAGAAGCTCCAGAAGAAATTGCGGATGAAGTGGCAAAAGTCTTAGTACAATGTATGGAAAGCGGAGGAAAGCCATTTTGCACCAGAGCTCCGTTAACTGCAGATATATCAATAGGGGACCATTGGATTCATTAATATGTTAAATTATAAACAATTTTACGAATGGTATAATAATAGGTACAGTAAGGACGTTCTATATAAGGTATATAGAAATGGGTTTCTTATCGGAATGGGTTTTTATGATGGAGTAACAATGCAGACACTAAGTGATAGTGTCTGTAATCTTAAACATGTTACATTTATTAAAAAACAATGTATTATATCTAGTTTTAGATTTATATTTAATGATAAGATAGACGAAACATATGCTCTGATTCCTGCTACAATAGAGGACATCAGATTAATAACCACTGCAATTCAAATGGTTTCAAATACCATAGGGCATGACGAAGGTTATAATAAAGAATATGGATTAGAAATGATAAACGAATATGCAAGAGTATTAGGAGATTTGTCCATTCAAGAAGTCATTGATAAATTTAAAAACTGATGAAATTAGTAAAACCTTCGTTTGAAATTTTAGAACAAAAACCGAAAGAAATTGTTGTTCCTGCTGACATGGAAATAGGCCCACGTATGGTAAAAGAGGAACTTTTAAATTCTATATACAGACAAATAGAAATCGCCGGAAGAACTTGTTATAAATCCGAAGATAAAATCACAGATACATCTGCTAAAGAATTTGTAGAAAGAATGATAAAGTCCGGTCATGGAGCTATGCTTGAACATGGTACTGTATATCTTAAAACAAGAAACTATGGGGATAGTATGGAAGATTATGATTGTGTTAATATGGAGAATAAATATATAAGGAATCCATATTCTAAAGTTATCTTCGGAGATTATCCAACACATTGTAAAACTTGGGAAGAAAAACAAAAGGCTTATCAAGATGTTTATATTACTACTAATTATAGAGTATTAGTAGAAAATAATTGGTTAGGTGACTTACAGTACATCTGTGAACCTACAGAATTTCATGAAAAGAGATATACTGTTAAGTTTGTTTGCGATAGAGGTGTTAGCCACGAATTTGTAAGACATAGAGTGTTTTCTTTTGCTCAAGAAAGCACACGCTACTGTAACTACTCTAAAGATAAGTTTGGTAATGAATTAACTTTTATTCAACCTTGTTGGAGTTTAGCTCCTATGAGTCCAGAAGATTATAACGGTTCTCGTTTTTTAGAATTCTTACATGAATCTGAAGATTTATACTTATCCCTTATAAAAGAAGGTTGGAAACCCCAGGAAGCCAGAGCTATACTACCTAATGCATTGAAGACAGAACTTGTAATGACTGGATTTACAAGTGATTGGAAACATTTCTTTGAATTGAGAGATGCAAGCAGTGCACATCCTCAAGCAAGAGAGTTAGCACAACCTTTACACGAAGAATTTATTAAGAGAAGATATTTATGAAAAAAGTTAGAACTTCAGACGAAATACAAAGTGAAATAAATCGTTTGGAATGGGAATTAAAAGAGTTGAGGGAGGAACTATATGCATCAAATGCCATTAATAATCCTTCCTATGATGAGTACAAAAATAAATGGGTGTTCTATGATGCTTATGAAAATGGATGGTCGTATATTTATGTTCTCGGAGTTGTTCCAGATGATTATTTATGTTTTTATGGATATGGAGTAGATTATGACGAACAATCTGGAAGACTAACTCTTACTAGTCAAGAATATCCGAAAAATTTTCATATTGACTATCCTAATAATATAACAATAATAGATAAGGACGAAGTAGTAAATAATGTGCTTAGGTCTTTATCTATAGAACTTGAAGAATATTTTTAATAGAAATAATAATGTATAATATTTGTTTTACGCTGGGTGACCCGTCAGGTGATGGGCATGCTAATACATCAGAATATCATATAGTAGCTACTCACTCTGTTGAAGAGATTACTAATGCTTATAGAAAAACCACAGAATTGTTAGGATTCGATTATATAAAAGAAGTGGGCTCGGAATATGAAGCAGATGGATGGATTCCACAGGAGTATACAAAGAAGCTATTAGAACTTAATATAATAGATGATGAGTATATAACCACTGAGGATGTTCAATATGGCCCTCCTGCTGGATGTTACTGGTTTGACTATGCAGAGGATGAATTCCTTGAAGTATTCTTCAATATAGTAAGATACTCTCTTCCATACTTCCAATGGACTACTAGAGATTTAGAGGAAGATACCCTATATCTCCTAGAGGGAGCAGCTTATGGGTTTGCATATCATGGAGAGTGACATGTCTATATACAATACGGTTCAAAATATTATGGAAAAATATAATAAGAAGGCAATATTTGATGACCTTGATAAATACGATTACTTAGCTAAAGAATCTGATTTTATTGAAGTTACTGAATGGCATAATGGAGAAGGGTGGGATATCTATATAAACGATACACATATATCCCTAACCTCAGGACAATTAGATGCAATCAATTATTTAACAAAGTCTTTAGACTTATCAAAATAAATATTAATGTCACACTTTGTAGGATTAGTTTTTGGATTTGACCACGAGGAGTTATTAGAGCCTTATGACGAGGATCGAGAGGTGGATGTATATGTTAAATACACCAAGGATGAGGCTGTAAATGTAGTTAGAACAAAACGAATAGAGGATTATGAATGGGCTTTGAAGGTATTAGAGAAACATCCAAATCCTGAATCTGATTGGGAGAAAAATCGTGTACAACATGCACAAAAAATTATAGAAGAAGGATTCGAAATATCCTATGAAAATGCTTGGGAAGAAGCTAAAAAATGGGGATACGAACGGGATGATGAAGATAACCTTCTATCTACACATAATCCTGATTCTAAATGGGATTGGTACATAGAAGGAGGTAGATGGGGAGAATGGTTACTCTTAAAAGAAAAAGGTGAAAACGGAGAACCTTTAACCACTATATATGCTACTAAAAATGAAGTGGATTGGGATGCTATGAAAGAACAAAAGCGTGTTCCATTTTGTTTTGTTACTCCCGGTGGAGATTGGGTAGAGTGCGCAGAAATGGGATGGTTTGGAATGACCTTTAATGATAAAGACCCAAAAGAATGGGATGAGGAATTTTGGAATTATGTTGACTCTTTGCACGACGAAATTCCTGTAACCGTTGTTGATTTTCACATTTAAATGGAAAAAGTATTTACATTAAATGAAAAAGAAGCTTATAAGTATCAAAAATTTATAGCTAAACATAAATCATGCAGGACTAATGTAGGAGCAATTGGTGGAGGGTACACTATTATGTTTACCCCTACCGGGCTCGGTAATTTAATAGTTGTAAAATGCGATATTTGTGGTGCTGAGAAAAATATAACAGACATTTCATGTTGGTAAGGTATGGATTTTATAAAACAAATAATTAAACAGATTGTAGATAAATTGTTTTGTTGTCACAAATACAAACTGTTTAAAGAAATTAGAGTAGATAATACTGGAATTGACTATGACGGTTCTAGATACAGCATCTATATTTTCAAATGCGAGAAATGTGGAAAGTTTAAAAAAGTAAAAAGCTTAATGAAATGACTACTGAAGACGTAAATAGAGAAATTGTTGAAGAAGTAAATCAGAAAACATCTGCGCAAGAAGCAATATCTGAGTTAATGAACAACGAGGATTTTAAGAATATGTGGATTAAAATGCACACTCCATATATAAACAAACTTAAACTTACAGGATATAAAACAGGTAGAAATGAAATTTGTCCTTTTTGTACTTCTGGAAAGAAATTTAAAAATTGTGCTTGCTATAAGGTATATAAGAACGAATCTTATTTAACAGGAATAGACGCACACAATGCTAAAGAACAACTAGGTAAACTTAGAACAAATGGCTAATTTAAGTAATAAATTTGACTGTAATCATGTTTTTTTCACCTCTGATTGTCATTTTGACCATGCAAATATTATTAAGTATTGTAGTCGTCCGTTTGAGACTGCTGAGGAAATGAATCGCCAACTCATACTAAACTGGAATAAAGTAGTTTCATGGGACGATACGGTGTTCATATTGGGCGATTTTTGCTTTGGTCAAAGAACACGTTGGGAAAAGATTCTACCTCAACTAAATGGTTATAAATACCTCGTATTGGGCAACCACGACAAGTTGAAATATATTCCAGAAAATGGATTTGAAGCTGTCGAAAGACAGATGATGATTACTATAACTGGTGATGAAGAGTGTAAAAATCAGCAAGTATTTATGAGCCATTATCCTATGATTACATGGGATGGTTCGCATAGAGGAAGTTGGCAACTATATGGACACATACATACTGAAAAAGGTAAAAAGACACCTTTTGAGGATAAATTAGTTCCAAACCAATACGATGTTGGTATGGATAACAATGATTATACACCAGTGTCTTGGCAACAGTTAAAAGAAATAATTACTAAAAGAAATTTACACGGATAAGGATGGAATATAAGATTTTTGAATCTTCTGATGCTAATGTTAAGAAGTTTGTATTTGAATGGGGAGCTAGTGGTGTAACAAAGAAAGGTATCGCAGAAGCAGTACTATATCGTTACAACAGTTATGCTGAACGAACAGTAATATGTTGTTCAGTTCAATCCGGATGTCCAGTAGGTTGTACATTCTGCGGAACTGGTAAGTTCTTTATAAGGAATCTAGAAGCGCACGAGATAGTAGAACAAGTGGTAACAGTACTCAATTCTATTGATTGTTGTACTAATGAAATAAAGAAATTTCAGATAATGTTTATGAGCATGGGAGAACCATTTCTGAATTTTGCTAACCTCGAAGAAGCTATCGAACGTTTATATGAAATGTATCCAAATGCGCAGCTTCTTGTGTCTACATCCGCTCCAGCATCTATATATAAGCACATGTCAGAATTTGTGGAATTATCTAAGAGAATCCCCAAAGTTGGATTACAATTTTCTGTTCATGAATCTACTGATTCTGCAAGAGCAAAGCTGATTCCTACTAAAACATCTACCCTTAGACAAATTGCTGCTGCAGGAGAATTCTGGGCAGCCAACGTTGGAAGAAAACCTTTCTTCAATTACTGTGTTCATGAAGGAAACGCAAGATTGGTCGATATTGACAATCTTCAAGAAACATTTAATCCAGATGTTTGGGAAGTAACTCTGTCTGTTATATGTGAAAAAGATGAAAGCGTTCATTCCTCTATTCAAAGACAATTAAAACTTATCGAGAGTTTTAATAAAAAAATGATTTCTAGAGGATTTTCCACTAGGGTGTTTAATCCTGCAGGTCAAGATGATATTGGCGGAGGATGCGGCCAACTTTGGTATTTTCAAGATTGGCTAAAGAAGAATAAGATAAATTCTCATTTATAAATTATTTAAACAAAAAAAAATATTATGGCTTTACAAAAGAAATTTCAACCAGTTGAAGAATTATTAGTTTTCCCGAGTCTAGAACCTACTATTGAAGTAATTCCTAATGACGGATATGAAGGAGCACACCGCTATCGCGCTCGTATGTGCACTGGATATGATTCCAAGAAACAAACATCTACTTATATTGATAAGACTGATACTATCCAGTTTGTTCAAAAGAATGAAGATGGAAGTGTTATTCCAGGATGGCAATCAGAACAACTTGCTCTTATTCTTTTAGATAGAGTGAAAAAGTTAAACGCTAAGTATCCTTCTGACCAAAACTCCAAACAAATAGAAGGTCTAGAAATGTATCTTGCGGCTTGTAAAGAACGGATTGAAGAAAGAATAAATCGTGGTGTTATGGGAGAATTGAAGAAATGATATTTTCAAAATTTGTTTCTTCTTTTACATCAATAATACTTACCCTTTTTATTATAATTTGTGTATCTAAAAGAAGGGGAATAATAATTTAATATTATTTATATTAATGAAAGAATACTGTGCAACTGAAAAGAATGGAGATATCTGGTATGTACAAACAGATGGAGTTCTTAAATATTGCCCCGAAAAAGACGAGTGGATAGTTGACGTTCCTGAAGGAAAATCTGTTTGGCAAGATTGGAACCTAGCAGAGCAAATTGAAAGTCCTATTTTGCGTGCTAGAATTCTAATTACGCGTGAAACTATGAAAACTCCGGAATTAAGAGAACTCGTAACGACTAAACAAGCCCTTGAAAGTATATACGAAGGTTTTAAGTATTTTGTTGTCAAAATAGATACCTTGTATGAGGCATTAGACAATTCTGAACTAGAGGAGTTCTTTCATATACTGGATATTTACAATGAGTATAGGAAAGATTATCAAGATAAAGAACCTAGTAAGTATTGGGTAATAAATAGAGAGGAAGTTCCTAAAATAGAAACCTTTGAGCAATTTAAATCTAAATTACAAAAATGAACGAACCTTGTTTTTATATTTCCTTTGATTCCGATGAGTGGTACATATATAACAAACGACCAGAATGGTCTGAAGCTTCTAAGAAGTTTACATTTGATAGTGGCGAAGGCATCATGGGCGAAGGCATTGATAGTAAAAGAATTGCAGAACAATTAAAAGAAGTATTGGGGGATTCGGATGATATGTTATATAAAATATCTAAATCTGGAATTTACCCTGTTCAGAGAAGACATGAAAATCTTCCTATTAAAGTAAATCCTATCGAAAAACCTATTGTAAATAATGTGCAGAACTTAATTAAACCAAGGAGGACTCATAGATGATAATTACGTCTTTATCGGATTTACATGGATTTCTTCCAGAAATTGCTCCTTGTGATGTAGTATTTATATGTGGAGACATTACGCCTCTCCATATGCAAAGAAATATTCCACAAAGTGAAAAGTGGCTTAAAACTGACTTCGCTAAATGGATAAATGATTTGCCATGCGAAATGGTATATATGGTAGGAGGCAATCACGATTTTGCTTTAGCAAATATGTATCAAGATAAGTTGAAAAAGGCGAGCGTACTATATACTCCCACTAAATATAAATTAGTACTTCTTGATAATGAATCTATTGATTTATATTTCGAAGACAAGAAGTATACTATATGGGGGACACCCTATTGTAAGATATTTGGTAATTGGGCATATATGTATGAAGAAGGAACTTTAAAACAAGCTTATGATACTATGCCGGAGAAATGTGATTTTGTACTTACACATGACGCTCCTGCATTATGTGGAGTAGGAAAAATTAACCAAGGATTTCAAACTGGAGTGGAAGCAGGCAATCCCTGGTTGGCGGACGAAATATTACGTAAGCATCCTAGATATGTATTCTGTGGACATATTCACTCTGGAGAACATATACTGCAAACTTTAGACGACATTAAATTGGCTAACGTATCTGTGGTAAATGAACGATACGAATTAGTAAATGAACCTTTAATTTTAATTATAGAATGAGTAATTCAAGTAGTGGAGTAGGACTTGGTACAGTCCTATTCCTGATTTTCTTAGTGCTAAAACTTGTGGGCGTCATAACCTGGTCTTGGTGGTGGGTAACTTCTCCTTTATGGATTCCAGTTGCTCTTATTTTAATGTTTATAATAATCGGAGTACTAGTAACTATTAAATAGACATGAATACACTTATTGTTGTTGATATGCAGAATGATTTTATAAATATAGACGGAAAGCTTCCTGTAAAGGGAGCATTTGAAGCTTTATTTAACATTTATGCATTAATAGAATCTAATGAAATTGATAAAGTAATCTTTACTGCAGATTGGCATGTTCCTTCTCATGAATCATTTAAGCTAAACGGAGGTCAATGGCCTGAACATTGTGTGCAATTTTCCGAAGGGGCTGCGATATTTGAAGGACTTTTACAACGATGTAGTAAAGTTCATAAATCTTATTATGTAACTACTAAAGCTCACGAAGAGGAACAATATGGGGCTTTTCAAAATCTCACCTATAATCCCAACTGCGAACAAGTGTATTATTACAATGGGAATGATGAACTTTGTTATATAGATTATACAGCAGGCAGAGATAAGTTTATCATATGTGGGGTGGCTGGCGATTATTGTGTATTGAATACTATTAAAAATTTGGAACCCATTTGGAAGGACATACAAGTATATCTTCCTGGAATTGCTTCTATAGACGATGGAACAACTCTTCAAAAGTTTATGGAAGAGAACAATATTTCCGAATATGAATTTTAATAAATAACATATTATGATAATTAAATCAATATTAGATACAGATTTATACAAGTTTACAACTTCATATGCTTATATGAAATTATTTCCACAAGCTGTGGGAACATTTGAATTCTTTGATAGAGATAATACTCAATATACCGAAGAATTTATAGAACAGTTAAGAATGGAAATTTCTAATTTCTGTTCTTTAAGGTTAACTCATGATGAACAGGATTATATGACAACGCATTGTCGTTTTATCCCTTCAATGTACTGGGAGTGGCTGAGCGGAGTTAAGTTAAATTCTGGTAAAGTTCAAGTCTGGTTGGATGAGGACAAACATCTACACATTAAAGTAACTGATTATCTTTATAGAGTTACCTTGTACGAGGTGCCTATTTTAGCAATGGTGTCAGAGCTTCGTAACAAAATGCTTAACAATACCATCAATATGTCCGATGTCCTTGCTAGACTAGCTCCTAAAATAGTTCTGTCAAATCAGAATCAAATATTCTTTTCAGAATTTGGAACTCGTAGACGTTATTCGTATAATGTTCAAGAAAATGTAATAAAGGACTTAAAAAGTAATGCTATATACTGTACTGGCACTTCCAACTGTTATCTAGCTATGAAATACGACATGCCTATGATGGGAACTCATCCTCATGAGTGGTTTATGTTCCATGGTGCTATGTACGGCTATAAACAAGCTAATTATATGGCACTAGAAAACTGGGTTAATGTGTATGATGGCGACTTGGGAATTGCATTAAGCGATACCTATACTTCTGCTGTATTTTTCAAGAATCTATCTCGAAAACAAGCTAAGTTATTTGATGGAATACGTCAAGATAGTGGTGATGAATTTAAATTTGTTACTAATGCCATTGCTCGCTACAAAGAATTAGGTATTGACCCAACTACTAAGACTATTATCTTTAGTAATGCTCTTACATTTGACAAAGCTCTCGAAATTCGAGAGTATTGTAGAGGACGTATTCGTTGCGCTTTTGGTATTGGAACCAATCTTACCAATGATACTGGACATAAACCATCCAATATTGTTATGAAGCTTACTTCTTGTCAAATGAATAAAAACCAGCCGGTATTTGATTGTGTTAAGTTGTCTGATGATTTAGGGAAGCATACAGGAAATGTAAAAGAAGTAGAATTATGTTTATCTGAACTTAGAATAAAATGAATGTAGAATATTTAAGAAAAACGGTATACGGCTCGATTATGAGCATTAACGAACTTGAGAGTTTAGGTGAAGAAGGCTGGATTATGTGTGCTGCAGTTAAAATGACTGATACACAATATAATTATCTATTTTACAGGTTTAAATCAAATGTATATATAACAGATGGATTACAACAAGGTGTTTAATGTTTTAGTAGAAGAGACTAAGAATTATTTATTCAAAAATAATCTTAAAGCAATGGTATTAGGCATTAGCGGAGGAATAGACTCCACTGTTGTCGCTGCCATTTGCCATGAAGTAAGTAAGCAAACTGGGATTCCTCTTATAGGTAGAAGCCTTCCTATTAAGAATAAGAAGGATGAGTTTGATGTATCTAAGTTAGTAGGGGAAGCGTTTTGTGATGAGTTCAATGTTAAACGATTGGATTTATCTTACAAGGCTGCCTTAGTAGATGCCATACTGGATAGTAAAAGTTACCCGCAGCTATCCATACATGATTTAATGGAATATCATGACATTGTAGCGTTAGAGGAATGGAAAGGCAGAACTCCTATTGCTAATGGTAACTTACAGGCTAGATGTAGAATGCAGCATTTATATGATATAGCTAGCCTTCATAAGGGCTTGGTAATGTCTACTGACAATCAGACGGAGTACCAACTTGGATTCTGGACTATTCATGGTGATGTGGGTGATTTCGACCCAATTCAAGACTTATGGAAGACCGAAGTTTATAAATTGGCAGAATACATATTTTATAAGTATGATTCCGAAATGAGGAAAGAAGGAAAGTATTATACCATTCCAAACGATTTATCCGCCAAAATGTCTGCTATTAAAGCATCTATAGCCTTAACTCCGACTGATGGTCTTGGTATTAGCAATTCTGACTTAGACCAAATTGGGGCTAAAAGTTATAATGAAGTTGATGATATTCTTAGAACACTTACTTCATGTGAAAGTTCCGAGGAAACTTATATGCTTGCTGGAAATGTAGTACATATCCAAACAAATAAAAAATCTGATTTATATAAAAAGTATGGTGAAGAGGTGGTTAACAAAGTTTGGGATAGACACTTAGCTTCTGAGTTTAAACGTAAGAAAGCTCCTATTTATATACCAAGAGAGAAATATGCTAAGTAGTTATACTTTATATTCGGGAGGGGCTGAGGGAAGTGATACTATGTGGGACCTGATAGGTAGAGCCTATGGTTTGAAAACTGCGATACATTATTATCATAACAGAATAACTCCCATAGGAAATACTCCTATAACTGAAGAGCAATATTGGAGAGGAGTTAGAGCTGTTAACAAAGCCCAGAAAACATTAATGCGGTTTGGATATGATAAGTACTTATCTCTACTAGCCAGAAACTGGATGCAAGTAGAGTCTTCCACTGCTGTATTTGCAATTGCTGACAGTTTCATTAAGACTCCTAAGGGTGAAGAAGTAGTTAATGGGGGAACTGGGTGGGCTGTTCAAATGGCTATTGATGCTGGTAAACCATGCTTTGTGTTTATTCAGCAATCAGATAAATGGATGTCTTACCATACTATTATGAACAAGTGGAGAAATTTAGATTCTGTTCCTTTCTTGCATAAAAAATTTGCAGGAATAGGCACTAGAAATCTAAAACCAAACGGCATTAAAGCCATTATCGACATCTACGACAAAGCAACAGAAGAATTAACATTATTCGATTTTAATAAAATACAATGAAAGTAGGATTTTTATTAGGAACATTTGACCCAATTCATATGGGTCATTTGTACATGATTACATCTGTGTTAAATGAAAACTTAGTAGATGAAGTTGTAGTAGTTCCAACTATGCAAAATGTTTGGAAGGAAAATGAAGCTTCTGAATTTCAACATAGATGTTTTATGATTCAATTAGCAATTGAGGAAATTAACAACTGTACATTGTCAAGCATTGATTATAGAACTCCCGAACCTCATTTTTCTTACCAGACTCTTCAATTATTAAAAGATGACTATCCTAATGAAGAACTATATTTGATAGTTGGTGCAGACATTGTGGATAAAATTAAAGATTGGAAAGAAGGACGATGGATTCTTGATAACTTCAAATTGATTGTAATTAACAGGGATGGAATTGCGTTCAAAACAGGAGTTGACGGATATATCAGTAATACATTCAATATTAGTTCTACAATGATTCGATACTTAGTAAAAGACGGAAAGCAGATTTATCCTTTAGTGCCTAAAGCAATCAGTCAATATATTCATCGATTTAATCTTTATAAAAATGAATAAAACAGCATACATTTCATATAGTATGAATTGTAGCCATCTTGTCCCAGATGTAGAAAACCTACTCAAAGATAAAGGCTATGAAGTATCTTATTGGATAAAAGGAACTCCTTACAAAGACGACTGCTTATTAAATGCTGACGCAGTGGTATTTATCCTAAATAAGTTTGATTGGGGTTGCGAAGTAAAAAACATGACAAGGGGTGTTAAGAATGAATATCAGACATGCGTAAAGGAAAATAAACCTATGTATGTTGCTTACAAACGCAAAACTGATAATCAACTTCTTATATATGAATCTGACCATTATTTTAATGGAACAACAGATGTTGTTGTAGCAGTGCAGGGAAAATATCTTCCCGTTTATAATCCTTATAAATCATCCCCAGAAGATTCTGAAATTAAAGAACATAAAAGAAAACACAGATGAAAAATTGGAGTTATACAATTAGAGAGGGAGAACACGCTGGCGAGACTCTATGGTCTGGTCGATACTGTGCAGTTGCTGCATTTGTATTTTGTAAAATACATGGAGTTTGGCATGTTTTGGCAAATCAAAGAGGAGAAGGAACTCCAGATTTTCAGGGTTATTGGAACTGCCCATGTGGTTATTTAGACATGGAAAAAGCTGAAAATGCATGCTCTAGAGAAACGTTTGAAGAGACTGGGGTCAAAATTGACCCATCAAAATGGACCCTGTTTGGAGTTGAAACAGACCCTGAGTATTGTAATAATGGAAATGTAACACTTCGTTATATAACAGTTTTAGAATACGGAAAAGACAATATTTCCACTTCCATGGAAGCTGTTCTAAATGGAGAAGGAGAAAAAAATGAAGTTGCAACAATACAATGGATTCCTATTAAAGACATTGAGAATTATGAATGGGCCTTTAACCATAAAAGACGAATTATAGAGGCTATTTCTTGGTATAACATTAAAGTTATAGAATCACAACCGTTGGAGAATCAAATAGTACCATGATATATTTTGTAAGTGGACACAGGGATATAACAAAAGAAGAGTTCGAAAAGTATTACGTAATGGCTTTAAGAACCGCTTATTATGAAGATGATAAACCAGAGTTTGTAGTAGGAGATTACGAAGGTGTTGATAAGATGGCTATGGACTACATCGCTGAGAACTTTATGTGCCCATTGACAATATATCACATGTTTGATAAACCGAGACATACTCCAAGCGTAACAGATAGAGTCCCTATTTGTTACCACGGGGGATATAAAACTGATGAGGAAAGAGACTCCGCTATGACCAGGAGCTCTGATGTTGATATAGCTTTTGTAAGAAAGGGAAGATGGGATAGTGGGACAGCTCAAAATATAAAGAGAAGACATCAAATATCTTAATGAATATGATTAAAGAACAAATAAATACTCTCATTAAAGAGTCAATGATAGCTAAGGACAAAACAAAAACGGAAGTTCTTAGAGCTGTCAAAACGGCATTTGTAAATTACTCAACTCAGAAAAATGCAAAACCTCTTGACGATGCCATTGAAATCCAAATCATTAAAAAGATGGCACAGCAAAGAGAGGATACTGCAGAACAATACAAAAATGCAGGTAGAGTAGACCTATCTGAAATTGAATTGTCCGAAGCTAAGATTCTCAAGGAGTTTCTTCCGGCAATTCCTTCTAAAGAAGATATAGAAGCTTGGCTAGAGAATAATAATTATCACTCCATAGAAAAGAAAGAGATGGGTTTAGTTATTAAAGAAGTAAAATCTAAATTTCCTACAGCAAATGGAAAACTCGTGGCTGAAATTGTTGGGATGCTGGTTGAAAGATAATTTATCTGTAGTATGTACTACTGCAGGAGGAATTATATTATTTTTTATATTATTGTATTTTATGTTTTGCATCCACGTCCTTCTTGGATTGGCTGGAATTGGAGCATTTTTAATAATATTTGGAGCAAATATTAACAATGATGCATAATTTAGAAGAATCAGACCCGATACTGCACAGTATATCAAGTGAAATACATAGGCTAATACTAAAACCCGACCCTTTTTCAGAACTGGGGTTTACCGATGAAATATCAAGAGAAGAATTATCTGAATACTATAGAGTAATATTAGAGAAAATGCCATATCTAGATAATGAATTTGTAATGAATGAATTAACCTATTATTTAAAATGATTATTGGAATAGCTGGAAAAGCTCAAGCTGGAAAAGATACTGCATGTAGTATTATTAAAGCAATAGATGTGTGGAGAAAGGCTAGTTGTGGAGAAATTAATATAGTAACTAGCTGTAAAACTCTAGAAGAATTCTGTAAAGAGTGGATATCTGACAAAGAACCAGATTTCTCATATTTAATTAATTGTGATTGGGAGAAGCATAGCTTTGCCGAAACATTGAAAGGATGCGCAGCTCTTATATTAGGTTGTAACTCGGATGATTTTGAGTCTATAAGTTTTAAAAATAGTCGGACTGAACTTCCGTTATTAAATACAGAAGGTAACCCTATGACAAATAGAGAATTCCTTCAATTATTTGGAACTCAAGTTGGAAGAGCTATAGATAAAGACTTATGGGTAAAAGCTTTAATGAACGAGTATCAATTTAGTAGAGATACAGATGGTCAATATGATGTAGAAACTAAATGGATAATTCCAGATGTAAGATTTCCAAATGAGGAAGAAGCTATACACAAACAGGGTGGTGTTGTTTGGAAAATTATTAGAGATAGCGCAGGAGCTGGAAATCATGAGAGCGAAAAACATATTGATGAATTAAAGGTTGAACTAGAAATTGATAACAATGGAACTATAGATGAATTTATAACTTCGGTAATTAGAGCTTATAAGTACACTATACAAGAACTTCATGTGGATTTATAAAAATAAGGGCGGCAGTCAGGCATATACGAAAGTATATACTTGATTGTCGCCCTTATTTTTTTTTTACTATTCTTGAGAATTAGGAGATGGGAAGTATTCCATTACAGTTGGTTTTAAAGGTCTGAATGTTCCGGTATTGTCAGTTAGCATACGTAACATATGTTTATCCCCCGTTAATACTTTCACTCCATCAGTGAATACCTCTCCATAGAATTGGAACATAGGCATCTTAAAATCTACTGCTCCAGTAAATACTTTAAACATATTAAATTCCCCGCCCACATTATTTGCAAGTCTTATTACATTCTGTTCAGCTGGAGATAAAGAATTTTTATCTTTGCTTCCAAACAATAATGCGATAATTAAAGCTATAAATCCAATAATAGCTAAATCTTCTAAAGCCAAAATTAAATTTCTTCTTTTAACTGGGTCTCTCCACGCCTCTGCAGCAAGTTTTGGATTAAGAATATTAAACATGTCTTTCAAAGACCAAAAAATTCCTTCCATAATCTTACCTTGCCAATCTATAATGGGTTCTCCAGTGTTTTCTGTGGTTTTTATTCTTTCAATAGTTCCGTCTGGATTTTCTATTGTTTTCCAATATAATTTTGCTCCAGTACCGTCTGGGTTCTCTGTTAGATGTACCCAGTGTCCATAATCATAAACTCCTCTTTTTAAGAACCATTGATTCTTTTTAGCAGATAAGAAGGTTTGAAATTGATGAAGAAACAAGAACAATCCTTTTTTTAAGTATAGTGATTTTGTATCATGGTCCATGTAGCCAAACATACTATCAGATTCTTGTTTAATCATTTTAGCTTCTTCTTCTGTATAAGCTTGGGGAAGAGCATCTTTATAAACACCTCTACTATCCTTCTCTGTTGTAAGAGTTCTAGTTGTTCCATCCGGATTTACGACTTTGACGTTTGATGCAATAAAGGACTCAATCATTCTGTTGTATAAAGAACGCTGATATTGCCATTCTGTGGAATTCATATCAGAATTAGGGTCGGCTAATAAATTAAAACGCTTGTCTTTTTTCCAATCATATTTAACCGTCCCGTCAGGTAATAGAGTGTGAGCATCGTAACAGCCATGTTTCTTCATATAGCCTACGAGAATAGTCATACGATTTAGAAAATCAGGAGCTCTATTAGCCCAGAACATTCTATCTTTAAACCTCAATCCGTCAGTAATTTCATAATTCATTCTATCTACAATGGCATTCATGTCCACATTAGCCATACGATATTGCCAATTTAAATGCTCTAATAAAGTAATAGTTCCTATTTGTTTAGCTGAGTCGACCCATACAGTCGTATAAGCAGAAGTCATATCTTTCACGCCTATTCTATCTTTATCTGTCAAAGAGTTAGCAACAGCTTTTTCATACAAATTAAGGAATCCTGTAATAGTTTCTTTGGCTCCGGATAAATAGTTAAATCCTAGAATAAAGTTTGTAGACACACCCTTAGCCATACCTAACAATTTAAACATTCCTCTGCTTTCTTTCGGAACTAATGATTCGTCAAACACAGAAGACTTTATATATTCATTAAGGAAGTCGATGGTGGCTTTTGCGTCTTTATGCGACAAAGTCTGAACAAATTGAAGGGAAACAATAGCTGCATTTACTGCTGGCAGAATTTCATCCATTTCTTCTTTTCTTATGAGAGAGAACTGATACATATCTTTAATATGTTCTAAATTAGTTTCGTAAATTTGTTCAGGTTTTCCGTTCGTAGAAGCTAACATACTTTCTCTTGCACCAATAGAATTAGAAGCATCAAATACATTATACATTTCTACAAGAGTTTTAAGGGAATCTTCCGAAATATATCGTTCTTGTTCAGTAGTAGTCATTCTAGGATTAACCATTTCTAATGCTCCATCTTCTTTAAAAGTAGCTAAGCTATTTTTTCCGTTTACTATTTTAGACCAAGAAGAACCTCTCAATAAGGGAATTTCAAAATATCGTTCTCCTAACTCTTCTCTAGTTTGGTTAGGGAACCTCATCCTATTTAAATCTTCCAGCCAGTATTTTAAATATTCACGCTCTGCAGGATTTAAGTCACTTGATGAATCCCACGGATTCTTCACTCTAAATCTTTTCTTTCCTTCTTCAGAATTATCAATTAAACGTTTAAATATAACAGTCGCATTATTAAGAACTGTTTTTCCGATAAACCCTTGTCCAGCATCTTTATAGTATTTGTTGGTTACTTGTCTATCCTTATTTTTATATGCCTCATATCTATTAGTAATATTTCTATTCGTAGCACTTAGTTTTGCTGCAATTGAATGAACTATAGGAATGGTATCAATAGTATTTAAATAGGTTCCGTTAAATAATGAGCCATCCTTTAATTGCTTCCAAACATCGCCAAAATGTTTATTCCATAATTCATCATTAAAGATGTCAATAGAAGTATCCCCATATTGAGTTAAAGCATTCGCTACTTGTAAATATAAAAACGTAATAGGGTTATTGATGTCTGGGGCAACGTTCCCAGAAAAGAACCTACTCTGTAAGTTTTTAAAGATAGACTTTAATTCTTCATATTTGGCTGCCTTTGATAGAGAATCTAAATCTCCATCTGGAGATAATTCCGTTATACCTTTTAGTCTTGTCTGCTGGTCATTATTAGCAATACTTTGATAATATCTCATCACAGTAGTAAACATGTCTGTAAACTTAAATCCATTTCTCTTTAAGCCAGCCGCATCAGCTAACATGTTATAATTATGAACAAGTTTATCCTGATTTACATAAGAATAAACTACTTCACTACTATCTATATTTATAGTTTTTAATTCCCCTATAGAAAAATCTCCAAGGTCGGTATCGGAAAAGGAATTAGCAACAGCCATGAGTTTCATTAACTCAATATTCCCTATAGATGCTTTCATAGAAAGTTTGTCCAACTCCATTTGAGCGTTAGTCTTAAACCTACCCATCAGAGATGTTCCTTTCCCTAAATTAATAACATTATCGAGAGGATAAGGAGATATGGATATAAAATCCATTTCTTTTCTTGTTTTGTTAACAAGCATAATAACGTTCATGGACGTTAGGGATTCATTTATCATAACATCCCAATCCGGCTCAAGTTTGTACTTTGATAAATTGGCCTCAAACAGTCCTTTCATATCCTCATACATTCCACTGGGAACTACATTTGATGAGGCTCTGTTTGGATTAAATCCCATATTTCCATTAATCCTATCTAATGCAAATTTCAAATCTTTTGAAATATAATTAGTAGTTTCATTATCATGGTCGTTTTTTCTTCTCAGATAATCCTTAAATGCATCCTTAATTTCTTCTTCTGTATCAGCATATATAAATCTATGTTCTTTCTTTGAACGAGTAGTATCTTCAAATCTATATCTTCCTGTGGAAGGGTCGATGCTTACTCCGTATTTTTTGTCTTTATATAAAACATCGAAATCAATAGCATCTATTTGATTTATTTTACTTACTGGAAAAAATTTAGAAACTACTCCAGCCACGGATTCCAATAATGGCTTGCTTACTAACTCTTTGCCGATTGGAATTGGAATTGACTGTTCTATTTTAGTTTGTTGCCCAACACTAGGTATGTACGTAATAGGTTCCCCTACATTTACATTTCCTATCGCATGATTTAAGTCTTCCTTATTTACATCCTCGAGAAGGACTGGAATAATTTTCATCGAAATATTTCTTGCAGGAATGCCTTTTTCTTGAAGCATTCTTTTATAGAATCCTAATTGATATTGGATTGCGTTTTTCTTGTCTGCGTCCCATCTATCTTCCGGTTTAGTAGAAAGCTTTAAATCGTAAATTTCTACAGACTGATTTCCTTCCTGGTCTTCATACACAACCAACAAGTCAATTTTACCTCTTATTTTGTTGCCCTCTCCTCCATTATGGTCTGCAATATACTCAGTAAATACTTTTATTGCTTTTCTTCCTCTATTTTTATTATCGATTATGTTTCTTTTTAATGCTGTAATCTGAGTAATAAAAGATTTAAGGGCTTTGTCGGACACTCCATCTATATGTGTTGCATTTTTTCCAGACACAAAATCTTTTCTAAATCTAGACCTAAATATAGATTGTATCATTTCTAATGAAATATTCGAACCAGATTTCGCATTTATAATTTGGTCAAATATATAATGAAATCCCCTACCTATTTCTTGTAAGTATTGCCAATAGGGAAATTCTACTTTTTCTATGTAATTTCTTGTTTCAAGTAATATTGCTTCTCTATTTTGAGCATCAGAGGGAACGTCTTTAAGAGCTTCGCTTTCCAAAGCATGAGTATAAGCATCTCTATCCAATCCTTTAACAAACCCTTGTTGGGAAATATAATTAAGGACTGAAACATATCCATCGGAAGTTGCTTCATCAGATTCAATTACATCATAAATATTACTTCCGGAGCTAGCAAAAGTTTTAACTGTATCTTTTTTTCTTTTAGCTGCACGAGCGGCTTCTCTATCTTTATCTAGTGTAGCTTTAGATTTTTCGTAATCACTAGATAATATTGTTGTGTAGTCTTTACTGAATCTGAAGGCATGGTTGATTAAGCCCTCAAATTCAGTATAATGTAATTGTAAATAGTTGTCTAATGCCTTTTCAGATGTAAAGGTAATGACTTTGTTTGATTTATTGTCTCTTAAAGTGTATGAACAAGCCATATCATTCGCAAATTTCAATTAGTCTATATCCTGAGTCTGTACTAGCATTTTTTAACAACTCAGATTTTATATTACTTAATCTTATGGATTTTAACGCATTCTGCTTATTGTATAATGTTTTCTGAGTAGAATAATTATTATGAAATTCGGTAAGTGTTAATTGCATTATAGAGTAGATGTCTTCGTCATAAAATTCACTAATGTCAATATTTAGAGCATCAGATAGAATAGATTCCCAATCTACCTCTTCTAAATTAATATTTCTTCCTCTATAATCCTTCAGTACTCTAGTGAAATAATCAGAAAATTCATGTACTAAAGCTTCTTCTAATTTATCACTATGAGACAATTCATCGTAGGCTCCATTAACATTTATATCTTCATAAATTTCCGAGCCTTCCATTTTGTCTACTAAAGAATAATATGTATCAGGACGCCTAAATTTTAAATCGGCTAAGAACAAGTGAGATATTTCATGAACCAATGTATCATCAGTCATTAAATCTAGATTTAAAATAACGTCTCCATCATACACAAAAGCTTTTACATTGTTTAACATGGGAAATTGTTCTTTCATTTCTTCCATTGTAAGAGTTCTAATTCCCACACCGTTATCTGAGAGACTCTTAGCTAAATCCTCGACGAATTCTGGAGTAGAAAGATTATCTGAATTTGTAAGAACGTCAATGCTTGTATTTGTGTCTATCGTAGCATCTGTTAAAGAGAAATCCATAAAAATTGCATCTCTAAGCTTATCTACTGAAGATAAGTAGTTCCTTCTAATAAAATTTTCACTAAATCCAGTCTTGTTAGAGATTTCAGTAATTTCAGGACTAAAAAAATCATATAATATAGGCATGATTTTCGCAGTATTTTTAACATGCACATATTGTACAATATCTCCTCTTTGAACAAACACACCTAAATTAGTATAAACTGCTCTGTCTCCATTAAATAATTCTCTTACTTGTGCTGTATATTGAGTTCTTTCAACTTCTTTTAAATCATCCTTAGTCCATATATCAGAATGAAATCCTTTGTCATCTATCCATGCACATAAATATCCATTATTTCTAGCTTCCAATACTGTAACTTGATAGTTACTAATTAAATTAGGTCGAAACACATCTCCAGGTTGAAGTGATTTAGACTCATCCAAGTTTCTACTTCCAAGATGTCTGTGAGTAAGAATTAACTTGTCTTCTAGTTCTACATTTATATAGTTTTCTTTATTTTTTTCACTTTTAAGTCTAAAAATATCTCCAACATTTTTGTGTCTCAGTCCGTAATTATATTTTTGTCTATTAGTTGGAATCATACTAATAACTCCTGTTTTAAGTAAATCAAACTGACTTAAAGGAGCATCACTTTCTTCTTCCATTTGGGTTAAAGCATCATTCAGATTTTTCCAAACATTTCCTGAGCTATCAGTACGTTTTGAACTAAATGCTCTTTCTAAAAAAGAATCCCATTCATAGAAGTGATGAACGGCACTATCGGTAAACTCTACAGAGTTCATTAAACTCGTAAACGTTTTAATCCATTCAGCCATATTAGGAGCTTTAGTTCTATCATATAATCCTCCTTTGCTTAATTGGTCAAATACAACCGGGCTAAGATTATGATGGTCTGCAACTACTACCATTGCTTGAGCAAACTGCCCGATACCATCAGAGTTCATATATAAGAATTGTTTGTTAGGATTTAAATAGTCCACTATCGAAGATAAAAAAGTAGAAAATGCTGAAGCCGCTTTATTAATATTGGTTACTCCATTTTCTAATGAGTAATCATAATGCTCGTCGTACTTCATTACAAGCACTCTTTTAGAACTTTTAGAAGAATTAATAGCATCAGCTACTTTCATCAAAGCCGCTATTTTATTTTCGTATTCTTCATCAACATCGAGATTAAAGTCTGGGTTTATTTCGATTCTTGGATTATTAGTTCTTGCTCCAAGAGTTGCTTCTATATACTTCACTTTAGGATTAAAAATGAATTTTATTCCATTTTCGGTAAATTTACTTTGACTAGAAGAATGATTAAATTTCAATAAACGACTTGGGGCAGAAGTTAAACTTTCATCCATGTGTACATCTACATTTGGAATAAATAAAGTTTCAAACCCTTGTAAATCTTCTGCATTAGTAAAATCAAGTCTGTTAGTAGAAGCCTCTTGGATAAAATCTAATATTAATGTATTAACATCAAGTCTTCCTCTTCCAAACGTTGTATATGCACTTACAAGTTTTTCTTGCAATTCAGTTTCTTCCGTAGTAGAGTCTGAAAATTTTTCTACATACTTACTAATTTTATTTAAATTAGATATATCATAAACAAAAGCCGCAATTGGATTAGTCATTAACAAAAGCCTTTGTCCTTTATTTGTAGGAAATAAATTAGTATCAAAAGCTCCATTAGGATTTAAGGCTGTAAGTCTAAGAATTAACATATCATCAGTGACAACATCTTCAGTTTCCATCTTTTCTACATTTAGGAAATCTATTCTAAATCTGTTTAAATCGTTAACAGATATAGAAGAATTTCCAAAATTTATAGATGCTGGAAATTCTTGTTTAACAGCAAGATTTTCTAAACTTTTAAATTGTATAGAATTCAAAGCTAAATCCCTGAAATAATCCCTATTTTTGTTTAATTTGATATTCTTAACTACTTCTCCGAATATATGATTACTAAGTGTGGTTTTAAGATTAATTATTTCAGGTCTGTCCGCATATCTTGCAGATTGTGTATAGTATAAGAGCCGTCTAAAGGCTGAATATTTATCTGGAATCTTTGAAAGTTCTTCTCTAAGTGCTGTTGGTTCTTCCATAATAGAATTATATATACTTTCTACTATTTTATATATCGCAGTCTGATTATCCAACAGTTGATTATGAGCATATACATAACTTAATGCGCCAAGAACTTTCGGCATATTATACATGTCGTTCTTATTAAGAACAACTAAGTCTCTTTTGTTTCCAAGAAACACTTGTGTAGGAGAAGAGGAAATTAAAAAACTAAGTTTGTTGGACTTGCCTCTCTCCATTATAGTTTTAAATGCTGTTAAGAATTCTGAATGAGGAACGCCAGTTCTTTTGTAAATCTGAACAAGAGTATATGGATTAACGTTGCCCATTAAGTAGTCAGCAATGTAAGTATTTCTATCTGTAACATCTTCTGGAATTTCATCAACATTTTCTATTATATTTAAATCAGATTGATTCAACTCATCATTTAAATTTTCTAATTGGCTAGCATAATTAGGGTCTTCAACAATCGCCTGTATAATATCGTTTAGAGACGAGGATTTGCTCATATCCACGTCTCTAAATTGATATTTTTGCTTGCCTATAGTTATTTGAATACAATTATTCATCGCAAGTTAATTTTACTTCTGCTTTATTATTTGAAATCAGATTTACAAGTTTTGAAATTAAATCATTCTTTGTTTCCGTACTAAATCTGGTAAATCCTTTTGTAAGGAAAGGCATCAACATTGTATTATTATCTAAGAACATTTCGACATTGTTGGTTTGTCCAAATTCAGTTTCTCGTATAACTGTTTTCCCTTCTAATGGGTCATATTCTTTAGTAAATTTAGTTCCATTAGGCTCTCCTTTTTTAATGATTCTAATTAATAAATCATCATATCTATAATCTTCTCCTTCTATTAATCCTTCTGAATCATTATTGAGTACAGGGTTTAACTTTCCTTCATAGTCCATGAATTTAAGAAGTAAACTATTTTCAACCTCAATTCTTTCATTTTTGTCTTTTATATTCAAAGAATTTTCAAAGATTTTAGTTAGAGTATTATCTCCGAAATTATTCTTGCTAACAATTAAATTATATAAAAAGAACAGGTCTCCTAGAGTCATATCAGAATTAGGTAATGGTCTTGTATATTTAATTTCGTCGAATGCTTTTAAGTAATTAGAATATGCTATTTCATTGGCTTCGATTTCAAGATTACCTAAATCTATAGGAAGTTTATATAAGAAGTTAAACCCTCCATACTGGTTTTTAAAATATGTACTTGTAAGAGCTTGAATAAATTTATTATTTGAATTTATTCGCTTTTGGTCTGGAATAAACTCTTCCTCAAACCATAGTTTAAAAGTAGCTCTGTCAAATACATTTCCTAAATCCAACGTTTTTCCAATAGACGGAACTGGAACAATTTTGCCTGTAGAGTTGTACATTTTCATTCCAGGAGTTAATGATATATTTCCAACTATATTAGATTTTAAGAACTTAATGATAATCGCATCGCTTATGAATCTATTAACTTCACTCATGTCTTTTTGAGTTAGTTGCACAATAGCTCTATCTTGTAATGCCTTTATGGTAAGTTCTTTTGCCAAATTATTTTTTACTGTATAAGCCCCTAATACTTTACTATCAACAGCTAAAGCTGTTAACATTTTACTAAAGTGAGGAACTGATGTAATGATATCTAATATGTTAAACTTGTCCTTAGCCTGCTCATAATTATCAATCATTTGTTGTTTATACTCTTCATCCTGAATGAATTTTAATAAATCAAAATTTGTTGGTAAATACCCTTCATCGTCAGGATTTAATTTGTTTGAAGAGTTAAACTTTTTAAATTTTCCAGAAATAAATGACTCAAGTTGGTTTATATAGTTAATTTTATCTACTAATTTAGTTTTAATACCTTGATTTAAACTTCCAAATCGACCTAACCTAGTAAGTTCGTCAGAGCGTTCTTTTAAATCAAGAAGGACTTCCATATTATGAAGGTCTTTCTCTGTTAAAGTATTAAGTTCATCACGTCTATTTTTAAGTTCATCAATGTATCTCGAAAACAGAAGTCTCATTTTTTCAGGCCTTGTATCTCTGGAAGAAGGATTATAAACATCGAATTCCTCTGAGTACTCCGATTGTTCCCATTCAGCGTCGTTAAAATTATCAAACTCATCCATTATACTCTCGGCTTCTTCTCTCGATATTTTTTTCTTCCTCTGCTTCTTAGTTACTTTTAACAAGTTTGCTCCTGAATAAGCAGCTTCATGAATTGCATCGAGCAAATCCTTATTTTTAATTTTATTTAAGACTTCAAAGAAACTAGAACTATTTTTTATGAGTTCTTCGAGTTCCGATTTAAATTCTGGATATTTAACTAGTCTATTTAAAGTTTCCTCTCCCCAATCAAGTATTGATTGTTGATAAATAACAGGAATATAATTATCTGGATTAGCCATTTCGGTATAATACTGAACAGCTTTTTTTAGATTATTTCTTTTTCCGTTTATATACAGAATATCCTTTTTAGCTTTATTATTAGCCATTGTAACTGCTCGAGTAGTCATAAAATCGGACGCAGTCTTGAAATCTACACCAGTAGCTAATAGGTAAATATATACAGAAGCTAAATCTGGTCCAGCATTAATTTTTTCCAAAATAAGCTCTTTAGCATTATCTGTTGCCGCAGAAAGCAGTACAGAAATTGTCAAGAAAACATCTTCTTGAGGACCTCTCTTATAAATTTTTTCTGCGAGCTCTAATAATGCAGGATTGGTGTCTGATTTTATTGAAATATTAGGTAATGTAGGTGATTCTTTCAGCTCTATTAAATTTCCTTCATTATCATAAACATCGATTGTTCCAGTTCTTTTAGCAAGCTCATCCGGGTTAGCATCAGATGCTACTCCCTTTATGTTATGGAATGTATATCTTCCAAGAGTATCTTCCGTTGCAGAGTTTACTTTTTCGTTATAGTAATTTAATAAAATTGAGAATACTTTAATTCCAGTCGCATATACACCAATACCATCCTTACCAATAGAGTTTTGATATTGTAAAATTATTCTGGCTCCAGGATTTTCATTAGAAACTAATTTACTAAATTGTCCAGAAGTAGAATTGTCTGCAGCTACTTGTGCGGGACCCATAGAAATAGGAGATGTAGCCGATACTACATTACGTACATCAGAGCCAATTCTCCATAAAGCATTGAAGATTTTATTTTTAATTGCTTCTTGGTAATCATTTTCGCTTAGCTCATACAAACTATGCTGATTTAATAGTTCAATCACTTCCTCATCAAGTCCTTGTATCATCACAATGTTATTATTTCCGGAGGCTGGCAAATCGGTAGTTTCTCTCACCAAATCAACAAGTAATTTGTAAAGTTCTGGAGAAGTCATTATTTCTTCTGTTGATTTACCTAATAATTCATCGTAATTTCCTTCAAGAATGTACCCACTATTATCTTCTGTTAAGAAAAATCTTTTCCCAGATGGGAAAGGTAAATCATGAGACATATTTAAAGTTTCAGGACTTGTAAAATTAAATAAAGGACTCCAATTATAGTAAATACCTTGATTAGAAATACTTGCTCCCAGCATAAAAGCTTTATCAATATCCGTTTGACCTCATACCTTTCAATATAAGCCTGACTATATCTTCATCATCAAAAGATGATGTCTCGCACTTCGAGACCGTCTAATTGCATTTGTATAAATTCTTCCTTAGTAAAATCTTTTCTTATTTTATATAAAAGAGATGGAATAATAAAGGGCTTAATTATTTTAATAAACTTCTCACAATCCAATTCCGAACTGGATGCGATTGAGAAAGTTCCTTTCCCTTCTTTAAAAAGTCTAAAAGTTATATCCCACACTTCTTTAAAATACTGTATAATCATATTGGCAGTAATTTCATCAACACAGGTAGCTATCTTAATAGTATGCTGAATCGATGAACGTTGAGAAGATGTATTGACATTTATATGTCCATCATCCATATACCATATAGCTATACCAAGAGGTGTTAGCCAATTAAGTAATTTCCTACTCAAAGTTTTCTTTGGAACATATACAGTCCTTCTTAAAGCTTTAATTGTAGGATTAACTGACATTTGGGAATATAATACTTGTTTACCTTCGTTATACCCGGTTTTAGAAGTATATTCCTTTATTCCGTTATTCTTTATTCCTAGTTTATTTAATAAGTCTATCTTCCATTCCAAAAATTCTCTTTGGTAAATAGAATGACTTAATTTAAATACATAGTTACTAGAAATAGTGCCATCTCCAATTAGAAGGGCAATTAAAATACTCTTCTGTTCTTTACTAAGTTTTTTTACAATTTTTCTAGACATATTTCATTTAATAAATGGTTTATTACTAAATGAAAGTCTCTACTCCCTTTCGGGATAGTCGATGAACTTTCATCCTTTCAAAATACAAAGATAATGAATTGTTTGTCAATCGACAAGTCCATCATCGAAATATTTATCTAGGATGCTTAGATGCGGATTGCCCAATCTTAATCTTTTTTACTATACCGATAGTGATTAATTATCGCCATTAGATACATTACTGTTCTAATTTAGTAGATTAAGCTCTAAGGGGTTCCCCGTCAGTTCACGAGATTTAACGACTCCAATGTTTTTATAAGCTTTATGGTAGCTTAAAGGTGAAATTTTAATTTAAAGTCGGAACCTTGATACCAAATTTGTTCTACCGGAACATAACATATATTTGTTTCACTCTCAGTAAACATAGCAACCTTCATATTCATAAAAGACTGCATAGACTGAGAAGGAATACGTGCTACAATAAATTTAATAGCTTCTTCCCATGAAGTAAACATATCCTGAGCAGATTTCTTTATTCTATTATTAAGAGCCATTTGAGAATTGGAATTTATTTGTTGAGCTAAAGCATCCTTTTCTAATTCAGAACTTGCTGATTTTAATTGCTCTTCCCAAGTTTCTAGCGCACTTCTATCTTCTAATGCAGTAAAGATAGATGATACTTGTAATGGAAATAGAGTTGCGATATTACTTCCAGTATAATTATATATTACATTACTATATAGCTTGGATTTATCGATGGCTTTTAAAGTGTCGAGATTAGAAGTCACAAGAACTTTTCTGCTTTTTCCAGCCGAAGTAATGTATGTATAAAATTTGTCTTCATTACTAATTTTATATCCTATTTCTCCGTCGACTAATACATAATCATTTCCATTTACTGTACCTTTGTCAATTGATTGGTCTTCAACAAGAATTCCTGATTTAATCAATGATTCGATTCTAGCTCTAGATTCTGGGTTATTATTCAACATTACATGAAGATGCTCTTTGTTATTCTTTACAAAGTACATATCGTAGTTTCTTGAGCTCATATCGGTCTCTATATTTTCTCTTTGTCTTCTTTCGAAAAATTCTGGACCTTGAGCTGCGATTTCATCGAGAGAATCACCTATTCTCAACCCAAACTTAGATGCAGTATTTTTACCAATAGCTAACTCATTAGCGTCAAATCTATCATTGGCTACTTCAGCAAAGATAGCATCAGTAGTTCTGTATGCTACAGGAATTCTAAATTTACCGTTAGATAAGTCCATCAAGTCTTCGTTGATAAGGTCACGAAGATAATTATTAATTGTATCTTTATTCTCTGTTAATTTTAATGTATGTCCGAATTTTTGGTTAACTCTTTCTACAACTTCATTCCAAGCAGTATTTAAATTTGGGTCTGATTCTATTAAAGTTTTCCAATTTTTATCACTTAAAACCCATGATAATTTGGAAGTGTCTAAATCATAAGCATCGAAAGTAGTAATACCCCTTGAAGCAAAACCATCCACTAACGTGATAATATGATTAGCGGAGCGAAGATTTCTTCCTTTGGAACCTAACAATTTAACTGTAGTTATATTGGATAGTCTTAAATCTTTTAAGTCCAATAGTCCTATTTGTCCAGGTTTATCGTTTCTATAATTTATAACCTGAACAGGGGATTCCCTTCCTATTTGAATCCAGTCTCCGGCTCTTACTTCACCAATATCTACACTTTTGTCCATCGCTCTAAATAAAGCATCTCTTTCTTCTGGAGTAGCTACTTTATCTAAAATATCAGTGTATTTCCAAACTCCCCCTGCAGGATTATCGTAGACAGTTACAACATCGTGAGAAGGATTAAGAATAGCTTGTAATCCACTATATTTACGTTTAATGATATCTCTATTTATGCCATTAGTAAATCCATTAGTAAAAATTCCAAAGATATTATTATCATCAAACGGAATCTTATATTGCATCTGACTCAAACTTTTATCGCTAAGAATATCTTCTTTTACTAAATCCAAGTATGCAGAAGCAAGACCTAATCTATCGGTATCTCCTCCAAATGTCTTTAAAAGGTTTCTTCCAAGAATTTTGTAAACTCTGGTCTTATCTTCTTCACTGTTTAAATCAAAATCATATTGTTGTAAACCCTTGGCAATTACCCTACCTATATCCTCATATACTTGATTAGCAAGTTCATGACTAGCACTCATTTGTTCGAGTGCCGAAATTACTTGAGTCATTTCAGATACTTCTGATTCGTCAACTGCATGTTCTGCATTTAGCTGTATTCCGATATAATCAGGTTTAATAGTAATATAAGTAAGCAAAGAACGTTGTTTTCCCTTAGTGGTATTATCTAAAATATCTCCTAGATAATATCTTCCTACATCAACAGTTCTATCAGAAAGCTTGCTTATATAAGTATCAATTCCCCTTTTCCAATCTTTAGTATTCTCATCGTCTGTTTCCCCTCGATTTCTACTTCTTTCAACAAATTCTTCTTCTTTAATATTAAGAACTCTATCAATTTGTTCAAGTTTTCCAACTTCATCTAAGGCTTTAAGAAGTACTTGGTCAGAAAAGAAAAATCTTTTATTTTCCGAATTAGCTCTAGCTTTTGCAGTTTCATAAAGTCCTAACAAATACTGTTTATATTCTTCAGGAGCCTCTTTTTTATAGTCTCTGCGGGTTTGACCTTCTTGTAATCTTTCATCGATAAATCTTTTTATTGCATCTCCATAATCATCGTCAAAAGATATAAAGGAATCATGCCTAGCCTTTAAATAAGATTTACCAATGGCTGGATGTCCATAGACTATTCTATCAGAATCTAATAAAGTTGGAATATTAGGGTTATATCCATTTTTAAATAAACTTCCTGGATTTAAATTAGCCATTCCGTTTTTCACTGCTCCTGCTGTTGCTAAATAAGCAATATCGGAGAACTTCATTGGCTGATAATAAGTATTTTGAGAAACATCTGTTTCTTGAGTTGTAGCTGGAGAAATTTGAATTCTATAACCACGTAGTTTGGCTTCCGCTATTAATGGGTTTTGATTATAAGTGTTTCTATCAAACGCTACCAAATTTCCCACCTCTGTAATTTTATCAAGAGATGCTTCCGAATATTTAATTTGCCCATTTTCTATTTGTGCAGAAAATTCTCCGCCTAAAGCCATCCATAAATCGTAATTAGAACTAATGTCTTTAGTAATTTTTTCTGTAACTTCCTTACCATCAATAAAAATTGGATTTCCACGACTATTTAACTGAACCCTTTCAATAGTATACTGATTGTTTAGCTTACCATTTTCATCGAATCCTAATTTATAATTCTTAGTAATATTTCTTATTTTCCAATATTTAAGAGTATTTATATCTCTATAAATCATTCCATTATAAGAAATTTTTCTTCCATTTCTATCGACTGTAATGTCAAGATTTGGAATATCCCAAGGATTATCTGCCATTTGTTTCATAAGAGAATTACCAATAATAGCACCTGTCTGTGCATTTCTCATGTACTCATTAGTAACAGCGAAGGTAGCACATTTTAATAGTCCTGAGGACAAGTATCTAGACATAGAAAAGTATCCTAGAGGTTTTCTATGAATTGGACTCATTTCGATTTCTTCAAGAGAATTCTGTTCATATCTTGCAATCATAGGATGTAGAAAGATGCCGCCGTCAAATTGTTTAGCGCCATCACTATCTCCTTGTATATTAAATACTGGAGTAGATAAGTCTTCTATAACAGCTAACTTATATCTTTCAGGAATTCCAGTGATTTTTCCCTTAATGAAAGGGTGGATTGTTGCTCCAACTACTACACCACGTTTATACATCGCTGTAGTACGTGCGGCTTCTTCTACCAGTTTATTTAAAGTGGGGGCTTCATTGCTTGTAATAGCCCCTTTAGCTGGATGTAAAAATGGTAGTCCAATGGTAGCTGTATTATAATTATCACTTACTAAATTGTCTAAAGATTTGAACGAGTTAAGTTCAGGATTTAAGTATACTTCATAATTTGAATCTGCAGCCTTATCCATTAAGTCTACATTATCCACAATATCGTACTTTTTCCCATTTTTCTTAAGAACATAATAATTGTTTAATCTCTGAGCTCTACTGTCTACCCAGATATTTTGATAAGTCACTTGGTCATCAGAAGTAAGTTTCAGTTTATCAAATAAAACTTGCTTCGATTGAGGTGTTAATTTGTTGATGAAGTCCGATTGAAGAGCTGACATATCTATATTGTTTGTTAATGTCTTAATTTCAGAACCGTTCTCATCATATAAATCAAATTTAACATCACTCATTTTTAATGTTAATGCATATAATTTATCCTCTGCTTTCTTTTTGTTCCAATAAGAATCGGGAATATTATTTACAGTAGACTTATTAGAAGGGTCTTTTAGAGAATAATTCTTTATATTTTCTAATAAAGTAGTGTTAAATTGTATTCCTTTTTTAGTTTTGCTATAATGAACTTCCGGAAGAATCTCAATATCATATCCAGATTTTTGGATATTTAAAATTGCCTGATGTATTCTTCTTTCATCGAGTTTAGAAAGTAAAGGAATAAAATCTTCTAAAGTTAACTTTTCCTTATAATCATAAACTGTTAGAATATCGTCTCCGATAAATTCTTTAGTTTCTTCAAACAAGGGTTTCATTTCCGGAGGTAAAGCTTCGTACTCAGCAACAGTAATTCCCACACTATGTTCGTCAGGAATAATTAATTGGGTAGCTAAAAATAAAAGCTTGTAGTCGCTAATCAGCTGTCTTGATAAGCCCTCATACATTCCATGTAGTGTAGAGAATCTTAGTTGATTAAGTTCGTCTGCCGACATTTCTCCAAGACTCTTATTAGTAAATACCTCATTACCATAGATATCCCTATAAGTAAATTTGGCATCCATGTCTATCAATTTAACCCAAATATTAGATTTGTCTGAATATGTTGTAGGTTGAATTGCAACCATTCCGGCAAGTTCGTTAGACTGTCTGTCAGCAATATTTTTATTTCTTGGTTGTAAATAATCAAAAACAAATTGAGAGTATAACAACTCGTTGGCCTGCATTTTAAAAATATTTTTTGTTTGACCTTCTGAGTTGGTAAAATCTGTTTTTAATGCAGTTCCTTTTAGTAATCCATCAACAGTGATAAATAAGTTGGAATTCATAGGATGTTCTGGTTCCAACGCTGCTTGCTCTCTTACATCATTTAATATATAGGCATCATCATTACCTGCACTCGTTAAACGATACTTAGGGAGATTGTTTCCCTCTGCATTTTTTACATAGCTTTTAGTAGTGTCTCTATTATTAGCAGCTATTGTTCTACTGAGAGCCTTTAAACCTGACAGAGAGCTTAAAATACCTCCAATTCTAGGAGATTCTAGATTAGGTTCGTAATAAACCTTAGATTTACTTCCTTCAGGTAACACTGCAGAAAATTCTCCTTCTAGTAATTCCTTAACGGTGTTACCTGTTGTCTTTGCTCTGTTTTGTATTTCTGCACTAATAATAGTAGCCACAGCCACATTGACAAATCCTTTTAAATCTTCATTGTTGTTAATTTCAACTGCAGTTTCTAAAAAAGTAGAATCAATTGGCCTTTCTAAAACATCCCATAAGAAATCACTCCAGCCTTGCTTGTTTCCAAGTATATCAGATTTAAAATCTTGTACTAAGCTTCCGTTTCTTGTAAGATTTTGAGATGTAAGATTAAAGTTATAGTTAGCCCCTCCAACATTAAAGTCAACACTTACAACTTGATTATATTGGTCTTCGTTTACAGAAATTCCATGGTCTGCAAACATACTAATATAGTTATCAAACTTACTCTGAATCATCAAGTGTTTTTCCAAGTCAGACTGTTTTTGAGAAATGGCTTCACTATCAAGGTAACTTACTACGTATGCTCCCGTATCTGTGTTATATTTATATTGCAAATAACTTACTGGAGAGGTTTTATTAATATGATTTAAAATCATAGAATAAATATTCATCTGGTCTGGAGATGTAATACTACTTTCTAACGCAGCTAAACTGGAAGGATTATTTTTATTAAAAATATAATGATATATACTATTAAATGCAGGATATAATGTAGCATCATTTCCAGTAAAATAAGTACGCCTATTGTTATAAGCTATTTTTACAATCTCTTTTATAGCTTCTCTTGGATTATTTCTAATTTCTCTAGTGATTCCATCATTAGATTCAGAAATATTTCTAAAAATTCTAATTAAAGATTGAAAAGTTTTGAACTCTACAAATTGTCCAGTAGGAGTCCCGTTAGAGTCCAATATAGGTAAAGAATTAATAAATAATTGAACAGCGCCATTAACATATTCATTCATGTCTTGAAGTTCATTGTTATAATCTTGTTTAATATGCTTTCCTAAGTTGTAAGTATATTTATATCCAGCTCTAGGTTCAACATGCCCTCCCATAAATCCTCTAGCAACCTGAATTAAATCTTTGCTATGTTTATAAAGGAAGTTATCGAAGTTAGTAAGCATAACAAATTTATTATACGCATTGATGATATTTATATCATCAGATTTAAATATACCTTCAATTGTGTAAGGATAGAAGAATATTCTAGCATTATCAATTAATTTGTTATATTCGTCTACCTGAAATGTTTCTCCAATATACATTGAAGTAGTAGGTTGTCCTAAATCCTTAGCTAAGGATTGGAACAATTCATTTTTATAATTTCTAATTGAAGTATTTAATTCTCTTGTGGTAGACACTAACTCAGGTCCATTTTTTCCGTTATAATTAACAAATGAGAACCGAACAATATCATTTTGATAAAGTCTAATAAATCTTTCCTGGTCATTTATATTATCAAATACTGTACTCAATCCATCTCTCAACGATGGAATTGGAGCTTGTGGAAAGTCGTTAGCCTCTGGAGCTATATTTTTTGAATCTTCATTTATTGACACTTCATTCCAATTTTCTGTAACGAAAGTTTCTACATCGCTTACATTATCTGCAAATTCCATTGCTCCCTCATAACTCTCAGAATCGTAAGTAATGAGTTCTTTAATAATCATTTGCAAACTTTGATTAGATGGAACGACAGCACAATCATCTTTTAAATAGTTTAAGGCAGAAGAGATAAATTCTCTCCTACCTTCAACTGTTCCTAATAAATCGTCTGGAAGAGTTTCAAATGCTGCATCATATGCAGCTCCTATCTCTTCTAGAGATGGTAATGTTTTACAATTTGCCATTAACAATTAGATTTTCCGTCTCTATCGTTAACATATTCTGTTCTTAAAGAGGTGAACATGTTAGATATAGCTTTTAGTTCCGGTGTAATTTCCAATCCTGTTACTTGTTCTACAATATCTAAAAATCCTGCTTCCTTGCTTGCAAATCCTCTGTTAATAATCTCATCCAATTGTTTAGGATTAAATGAATTTAGAGTATTTGCAATCTTAGCGGATTTGTTATAGGTAATAAGTTCCTTTTTACTAAGTTTAGTAATATCTACAGTTTTTGTTCCTTCATTTATGGCATCTTGAATACCTTTAGTGAATATACTTTTATATTTTTCTAATTCTTGTTCTGTATTTTGAATAATTTCATCTTGAGTAACAGATATCTCTTCAATTCCTAGGTTTCCGTCATACGAATATGTATAAGTATAACCATTTACCTTAATGGAGAATGTTTCATCAGATTCATTATACTTAATATCCTCTGGGTTTAACATAACTGAGCTTATATCTGTTCCAGCAAGTAGTTCATTCTTAGTGATAAAATTAGATAATGTAACTTCGCTATCCACATCTGTAACCACTTCAGAATCTCCGGACAGAGAATATGTAGGGGATACAGAAACAATGCCGTTTAAATTTACGAAAAGTCGTCTAGGCATTACTCTTAAGTTTTCTCGTATTTTAGATGCCAATTGAGTTTTATAAGATGCTATCTTTTCCTCTAGAGTATTTCCAGTAGGAACTATATTTGAATCAATAGCAGCATTAACCACTCCTAAAATTTCATCTTTCTGCAAAGATACATTATTTTCTATAGAACTCCTAATAGATTCTTGTAAATTTTTATTAGCGTTGTCTAATGCATTGTTATCTTCTAATTCCTGAGAAGTTGAGTTTTTGACGACAACTTCTGGAGTTCCTTCCGCAACAATCTCTGGAGATTTATTTACTTCAAACTCTGCACTCGTATCTACTGCATCATAGTTAACATAATAATTAGGAGCTTGTATTGGACCATCAAAATACAAATCTACATCGCGTAACGGAGATATAAAGTATCCATTTTGAGGTTCTTTTACACTCGAAGAATCCAAACCATTAGTCCATACACCAAATTTGTAAAGACCTGCGTAATCAATAGCATTTTGGAATACTGACCATTTACCACTATCTCTTACACCTAAATGATTAAATAGTAACCTTCTAATTACTGAACTAGATGAAGTAAATCCTGCCATTAATCCTTTTCTAATAATAGGAATTAAAGCTCCAGTAGTATTAATTGCATATTCACTTAGCATAGTCTGTAATTCTATAAAAGTATTTACAGCAGAGGTTTTGGCTGTTTGATTAAAATTCTCAGAGCCTGTTCTATAAACGTCTGGAATTTCAGGGGAACTATAGATGTCGTTGTTTGGGTCAGTTAATTTTTCAAGTAGCTTAGTCATGTTTCTATGTTCTCCTGCCAATCCATTTAAAATTTTAACTATACCAGAATCAACAGCTTTATGTTTGGTTATTAAACCTATATCTTCAAATAATTCAATAACAGCTTCTGGGGAGACGGGTTGAGTGCGATACTCTGATATACTTTTTATAGTATATGGATTACTCTCAGTATTACTTTCATCAGTTTTCTTTACATTCTTGTATCTTCCAACAATTTTAGTTGTAGAGTTAAATAATTTACCAACCTTCAATTGTGGAAATTGAGTTTCTAAATCATCAAAGATGTCTTTAATAGAGTCCTTAATCTTATTTAACTCTATCTCATCTACTTTTCCATCAGTTCCTACAGCAATAGGAGATTTAACCCAATCGGCTTCTTCAGGAAGAACTAAAGAATCATTGAAAGTCTTTATTCTTGCATTATATTTTTCTACTTCTTCAACTGTAGCAGCTTGTAATGCAGCAAGACTGTAAAGAAATCTAGCAGCCTCTACAGGTCTAGCAAGTCGTCCAAATTCCCCAACTCCGTAAATTTTTCCACCTTGTCGGCCTTCTTCCATATTACTCCATTCACTAAAAAACTCTCTTATAGTAAGACCTCTCATATTTAAAGCTGCTTTACTCACTCCAAATACTACATCTCTTGGAGGTCTTCTTTCTTCTGTATTTTGATAAGATAGAATAGTGGAAATTTTTTCAGAGTGCTTTCCAAGTAATTCCCCAGGACTCTGTCCCCACAAATCGTCAGATACAAATACGACTGGATATCCTTTAGTAACAGATTTTTTTCCTAAACCTCTATCTTGGTCTGCGTCATAATAAATTTGACTAAATTGTAATTCAGGATGTGAATACTTAGTCTTATCTAAGGTGTTACCTCTGTTAAATTTCTTTCTAACTTCCGGTTTCCATTTATACCCAGACCCATATATATTTTGTCCGTAAGATATGTTAGTTTTAATTGCGTTGAAGTCAGAAAGCCTATAGTAAACTTGACCCTTAGTATCTATCTTAGAAGATAAAGTCTTTTTATCTTTAAGTATATCAACTAAGCTTTTATACTCTGAATTTTCTATAATTTTATTAAAGTCTGAAGTAGAACCTAAAGTAATATCCAAATTTCCTTTATCAGTGGGAAGTTGAAAAACTATCCTTCCAAATAAAGTATCCTGTTTTAAAGGTTCGAAATTTTCTACATTATAAGCATTATCATATCCAGGCTTAAATTTGGTAATTTTAAATAGAAAGTTTCCTTTTAAAACTGCAGTCTTAAAAGCTAATAACTTAGATTTAGAATCTCCATCGAAATATCTTTCAATAAAAGGTCTGAGTATTCTATAATAGTCACTTGCAGGAGCTAACTTAGTGCTTAATAACTGATTCATTTCAGTTTTTTTTCTCATAAATAATGAACGTATATAAGCAAGCGATTTTAACAAATCAACATCATGTGCTCCATAGAGTGTCATATTTCTTATATCTTCTAACGTCTTTCCGTTGATAAATTCAGAAAATCCTTGTAAATCCTCTGAAATGTCGTTGGTAATAGGAAGTGTTGAAACAACTCCGTTATCCTCAATATTTAACGCTAAATGATTATAAAAGGAATTCATCTGAAAAGTTACTGCTTTCAATCCAGGATTTCCTTTCTTATCCCCTTTAATTGCATTTATTTCTTCGTTCTCTATCTTAACCGCAGCTCTCTCATCCGCCTCTTTAGCTTCAATTCGATTAACAGCTTCTTGTTCATCGGCTTTATCTATTATAGGTTCTATTCTGTTAGAAGATTCTGGATTAACCGGAATTTCGGCTACTGTAGGAGCAATGTTATTATCTCCAGTAATTTCTTCTTCAGATTCCGTTTTCTCCTCAGTCTTACCCTTGAGTATCTCTAACATAGTGTTTTTATAATTAGAGATGTCTTCTTGTTTAAGTTCAGAAGTACTTGTAGTATTAGCTTTATCTGCTTTATTTACTATATTTCTATCTTTTTTAATTACTATGTTTCCGTCAGAAGAACGGCTCATTAAAGTATAGAAATATCGTAAATTACCAGGAAAAGCATTAGGACTGTTGAGGTTTGCCCATTCAACATCTACAATCGTATATTTAAACTCAGAACCTTGAACATCATGAGAATCTTTAACCACAACTTGTCCTGGGTAAGCATCCTCTAGTTTTTTAAACACCGTAGTTCTAAACTCAGAAAGTGTATTGTCAGTAATTAGAGCTAATCTTTCTCCTTCTTTTAGACCTTTAGCTAGTTTTCTGAGATAGCTTTCTGTCAATTCTGAAAGATTAGAAAGCTTGTCCCCGTGTATAGTTACAATTCCATCCTCTTCGTTTTCATAGTATTTTAAAACTGTTTTAGATTTCAGTTCTCTCATAAGAGAATCTATATGAAGTGGAGTATTTGTACGAGCAGAGGCTTCTAGCATATCAAGTAGAACACTTAACAATCCTCCTATTTTGCTTAAGTTATCTTTCTTATGAATATTATTTGCTCTAATACTTGCCATTAAAGTCGGGGTATTTAAAAATACTCCGCCTAAATCAATATCAACATGAGATTTCTTATTTATAGCCCCTTCTTGTTTGTTGTCTCCAATTGCAAATATAACCATCTTCTTTCCATCTGGTAAAAACCTATTCAAACTTGCAAGAGCTTGAATTTCCATTCCGGTAAAGTGAGTATATTCATCTATAAATAATACATCTGGAATCGTAGCAACATTCACATCTTCTTTTGTTAAAAAGTCCTGATTAAATATTGAATACTTTCCATTCTTTAAATATTTAGCTCTATCTAAATCAGCAAGATTGGTTTCAGGATTTCTGAGTTCGGCAATAGCGTCTCTCATTTTATTCCATCCGCTTTCAGTTAATAAAGCCTTAAATAATTGGAGTCTGTCATAGCTTTTACTTTCTCCTAAAGTTGTAGCAAGTCTTTCTGCAACATCTTCTGCAGAACCTGCTATCATAACTTTGGCTTCAGGGTTGTCTACTTTTATCATATTGTATGCGGTTAATGCTACTCCAGTAGACTTACCAGTTCCTGCCCCTCCAAGTAAGGTAATTAAGTTTTTAGTAATCGTATTATTCTCTTCCCAAGATTTATCTTGAAAAGGTTTAAAATCATTTACTTTTTCTAAAAACTCATTAAACACATCTGGATTTTTGTATAAAGCAAACATTTCTTGAACACTCAGCATTTGATTAAAGAATGGAGCGTGCAATTTATTATTTAAAATAGCTTGTTTTAAAGTTCCTTGCAAGTATTCTGGCTCAACAGCCATCATAGTTATTAAATACTGAGCTAAATCCAATTCATTCAAATCAGAATAAGTGGAATTACTCTTTATTTTAGTAGATTGAGCATTGTTGAAGTCTACTACTTGTCCACTTGCCAGTTGAGAAATAATTTCTTCTTTCTGGTCAGAAGATAAATTGGCAAATTTATCAAATATTTGTTTGTGAACTTTTAGTAATATTTCGTTAGATATAGAAATTGCAGAAACATCACTTTTTCCACTATTAATAATATCGTTTGCAGTGGCTATTTCATCTCCTGTAAGAAAATCCTCCGTAATAAAACTTTGCTTGTTTTTATTATCGTCAGTATATGTAATAGTTTTGAACTTAGATAGAGGAGAACTTTCGTCAACGTTTCCACTAAAAATCAGTGCATACATACTATTAATTCTACTCATAGTTTTGTTGCTGTCTGCAGTTTTGCTTAAACTATTCATATCAGATATAGAAACAAGCCAAGAAATTTTCTGTTGCAAATTATCAAGTTCTTTCCTAATTAATACAACTTCTTCAGAGGTTAATGGAATATCTTCTATCATTCCATTATTTCTTTTATATTGATTAGACATATCGACAAAATCTGTACCTTGTACAAGGTAAGGTAATATAGATTCATTAAGGACTGTAATTGCTGCAGAAGCTACTTGTAGTTGGTCTCTTGTAAGACTATTACTAATAACATAATCGCTTAAGTTATTTAATCCAGAATAATTACCTTCTTCATCCCTAATCAACTTAAATACATCTTCTCCAGATATATTCTGAGATAAAGTAGAAAGCATTTCCCACATAGGATTATCGACTATGCTCGATTGAGATAATTTGTCAACTTCTCCAATTAATGCAATTCTATCACTGTCAAATCCGAGATATTCGAGTAGTAATTCATTGAATTTTTTATAGTCACTATTCTTTTTTAAACTTTCTTTAGCGTTCAAAGAATCCATTGAAAGATTTCCGTCAGATAATATTCCTCCTACTAAAACATCGGAAGCCTCGCCTTTAAATTCAGTATAGAACATATCTCGGAAGGCTTCTTGTAACTGTTCTCGAGTTAAAGCATAATTTCCATCAGGGCTTTCGAATATGTAGTACAATCCGGTGTAATTTGGATTTTCAGCTTTTAATCTATCGAAGTCAATATCTTGGATATCATCTGGAGACACTTCATCATTAGTTCCTAAATAAGTGGACTCTTGTTGGATTCTACCATACTCGTCTTCAATAGTAAATCCTTTTAAAGATTCCATACTCGCTCTCTCCGAGATATGTCTTATAAAATTCTCAGGATTAAATTTATTATATCCACTTTTTACAGAATCAATTATCGTCTTAATTTCATTGTCGATAAACCCTGATTGCGCTACCAGATTTTTTATGGATTCGAACAATACTTGAAGTTCACCAGTTCTTCTCTGATTAAGAATAGGGTCAACCCCAACTGCCATATTATGGTTCATGGAATTAACTATCTTAGTCAATTGATGTTTATAAGCATGACCCATTTTATTAGTATTATCTCCAGTTTTCCATATTTCTCTGGTTAAATATGCGTCTACAATTTCACTTTTTTCGGTAGGGCTAAGAGCATACTCTCTAGGATTAAGATTATTATCTGTAATAATTTGGTCGTCTGTTCTTCCAGCTCTAACTTCATCCTTGAACGTTACAATTTCATCTTCGGATAATTTACTAATTCCTTGCGAGGCATTTAATTGTTCTACTACATTATAGAATTGTTTTTTCATTGTAGAGACTTTAGAATCTCTATATCTCAATATAGCGGGAGAAACTTCAGATTTCATATTTCTCCACATTTCAAATCCCAAGTTAAATTTGTCCGCTTCTCCTAGCTTGATGTATCCCTCGTAAGCTTTTTCAATATCCCTTTTTTGTTCTTCTGTGGCAGTGGAATAATTGATGCCTTTAGCATATTTTGCATATGAATAAATATCAGAAGCAACAAATGGATTACTTAAGCTTCTACTTAATCTAAAGGCTATTTTTTCTACATATTCTCCATTCTTTTTTCCAGATATAATATCATCGAGCTTTTGTTTAAATTCTTCTTGTTTTCTCTTAGCTGTTCCAGTATCTCCATTTTCTCCTACAGAACGTAACTCTACAGTAGCATCAATGTATCCTTTTAATTGTTCTCTGAAATCCCATAAAATATCCTCTCCGGCTCCAGTTTGAGCAAGTTTAGCAAGTCTAGAGTCTTTCATTAACGCGTTATCGATTATTTCTGAATCTTTCATATTATAGCCTTCAGCATTAATGATAGAATTTATAGAATTCAAATAACTAATCAGATAATTACCTATTACATTGTTTTGACTTTCCTCCCTGGTTTTAGCCACATCGTAATATACTTGCCCGTCATTGGTTTTATTAGTTATTAAATTCATAGATAAAGTAGTAGAACCAAGTTCTCCTTTATCCATTGCTTTTTTTATATATTCAATGGATTTTTTTACTCCATTATTTCTAATGGTAGTTGCTATATCCATTGCTAAAGATTCTGGTATTTTCTTCTGAACTTCTTGAATTCCATCTCTAAGATTTTCCATCTTAGTTATTGCAGGAAAAATAGCTCCACCTACAGCTCCGCCTAAAGCAGACATGAAATATCTTTCTAGAGGACTGCTAGCCATGAAACTATAATGTCCTTTTTTAGGAGTCCATCCAAGTTGATTAAAAGCCCAATCGAGCTTATTGCTAGCCTCAAATATAGCATCCTGTAATGCTTCTTCAGAGACCTCTTCTACTGATTCTTTTAGGGAGTTAGCAATCCACCCCTCGGGGTCTGAAACTACATGTTTTTCATAAAAGTCTTTGAATTTAGTTCCTAAACTCTTTATCCATTTCAGTTTTCCTGCATTAGACACTGCTCCAGCGCCCTTTTCAACTAAATCTAGCTGAGGTTTTAATTCGTTGATAAATCCTTTTACAATTCTTTTATTAGCTTGTTTTAACTCGTCTAATCCAAGACCACTTAATGCAACTTCTCCGAGGGAGGTATTAAATAGTTTGTTAAATCCATAAAGAGCAGCTCCCATTCCAATTGCTGTAGTAGCATCACTAAAACCATTCTCTTTAAATGTGTCATACATGTCTTTTGTTTGAGTCATAGCCATGTAGAATTGAGAGCTATTTTTAGCAAATTTACTAACGGCAAGTTGAGAATCAGTTAATATATTTAGCAAATCATTATCCACTAAATTTTTATAATCAGGAGCAACATCGCCATCAGCAATTGCCTGTCTCAATGTTTTTCCATATTTCCTCACATAATCAGATTCGTGAGAATCTACAAATGCTTTAGCTTTTCGTGCAGCTCCTCCATCCCATCCAATCCATTGGGGAATTTTAGCAATAGAACGTTGCTGATATAATTGTCCTACTACATTACTAATTAACGTAGCAAATTGTTCGTAATTAAACATTCCTTGACTACCCTCATCGCTTGTAGAAGAATCAAATTTTCTCACAAACGCATCTGTCTTATTAAGTAACTTCCATACTCCGGGTCTATCCTCCGCATCACTGTCGGAGACTGTGTCTATTAAAGTTTTTCCAAATACAGAAAGAGCTTGTCCAAAGTACATAGCACCAGTAGCAATTCCATAAGCTTGTCCAACGTATGGAACTAGCATAGGAGCAACTGTTGCCGCAAGTTTTAAAGTAGTTCCAAGAGCACTTTTTTCAACTCCATCCGAAGCTAAAAAATTGTATTTTTCCCACTTAGAACCGGTAGAAGTAAGAGTATCTGTCCAATGCAAAAAATTTTTACCTGCAGCGTCTCTATCTCCTAAGGTTTCATAGTAGGGCATTCCATTAGCATTAAGTTTATAATCTCCTTTGTAGTGTTTAATTTTTCTTCCTTCTGCATCTTCGTGAAATCCATCCTCTTCCCATCTGGCTTCTACTAATGGGTCAATGAACATAAAGTCGAAGAATCCACTTTTATCATCGTCATCTGGAGTCCAATCTAATTCTTTTCCAGATTTAGTATCGAATACTCTTTGCGTTTGCGCAGCTTGTCTCATGGATAAAGTTCCAATCCCTTCTCCAAACAATCCATTTAATCCTTGAGATTTTAACGTAGGATTAGATACTTTTTGTACAACAAACAATGGAGTACGAGTTGCTGATTCACTATCAGAAAAAATATCTAAAGGGCTTGTAACTAACTTGTGAAGAAATTTGTCCTCTAAATCGTCTTGCACAAATGTATTATAAGTTCGATTAGCACTATCGTAGAATTGGTCAAACGCTTTTTTATCAAAGTTACCTTCAGAATCTTTAAACTGTTCTTGAACAGCAGGGATATCTAAATAAGAATCCCTACTTCCCAAGGTAGTATTAGAAGCATCAAGACCTGCTGCCTTAAAATTTGCAAAATCTTTGTCTGGGTTGTAAAGTATTGTTGCTAACCAATCGTTTTGTTGTTCATTATTCATTGTTACTTATTAAAATTTGTAGGTCCCATAGGTTTGAAATTACTTTGTATCTGACCTCGTTGTTGAACTCGTCTTGCATCAAACATAGGTTTAGGAAGATTTATATTTCCAGTTCTTGTTGCAACACTGATTCTATCTCCCGCAAGAGGCATTAATATTGTTCCTCTAAACATATCTGAAGTATTTCCTAACCATTCCCATTCATACCATGAATCTATTTTGTTGTGTCCTTTCTTTCCGGCATTCTTCTCTGGACTATTAAGAACCTCCATCATATGTTTTTTCCAACTAGCTTCTTCATCTCCTCTAAGTTTATCGACAGCTTTATTTTGGTCAGTGACTATACCACCAATAGTTGCAGTAGTATCAGGAGCGACTCCTGTCATTGCTAAGAACGGACGAAGAAGTCCTTGTTCTCCCGCAGTTCTTGGGTCATTCATAACATTCCAGTATTGTTCTATACCCTCTGCTTTATATGCTTGACGTCTTTCTAAATCAGAAACATTTCCTTTTCTCGAAAGACTATCTTCTACCCTTTTAATAGTATCTAATAAAGCATAGTTAGGAGCAATTCCTCCGTTGGAAGTTTCTGTATATGGAAGCCATACTTGAGCAACACCTTCTGCAGGGTCTACTATTACACTGCTCGCCGCAGTAGGGTCTACTTTATCTGAACCAAAATATATTGAGTTTTGTAAAATTAAAGAATCAAAACCAGATTTTTGTAATAGAGAAGCTAATGTGTCTGAACCTATACTTTTTCCGGTTTCCACGTCTTGTGGAGCTGTCCACCAATTAGATTGAGGAGCAACGAGCTGATAATTAGAATGAGGATTTAATATAAAATCTTTTTGTTGAGTCGCAATTCCACTAGCAATAGCATCAAGTTGTTTTAATTCTCCTCTACCTCCACTGCCATCATCCCCAGTTCCATTTGCATCCTTTGTGAGTTTATCTTCAAAATTGAGTTTAAAATCAACTGTATTATCTAATTGACTAGTAACCATTGTAGTAATTAAGTCTAAAGCTCCCCTTCTAGGATTATCTTTGTTTCCTGACTTAAGCTCAAGTAGCGTCATTGCATTAGTATCTAATGTACTTGCTATATACTTGACTGCATCAGCAGCTTGTTGCATTTGACTTTTACTAAGAAGTCCAGTTTTGTAAATTCCATCCAATCCAAGTCCCGACAAATCAGCACCTTCATTTACTAACTGTTGCAAATGCTCTAAACCCTGAAGAATCTTATCTCCTTTCTTATGAGCATAGCCCTCTTTAGAAACGGTTGTACTTCCTATTTTAGTAATAGTATCTTGAATAGCTTTATTTATAGCAGACATTCCGATTCCATTTTTTACTACATTGAAAACTTCATTTTTTCCTGCCATTTGGTCATTATGAGCACGTAAATAAAGCAAGTCGGAATTTTTTAAAGCAAAATATTTATCCTGATTGTTTAAATATTCATCTGGAGAAATTTGTTTCATATTTCCCTCTTCGTCTTGAACTACAACTTTACCTGTACTAGAAATAGCAATTTCGTTTAATCCTCCATTTTCTTGAACAGTTTCAAAAGCCGAATCATATTCTTTTCTGCTAAAAGCAGCGTTTTTTACTTGCTTTAATGCTTGTAAATATCTAGAACTTATATTAGATGCATTAATTCTGCCATTAGAGAATAGATTATCCCCTCTATATATCCAGCTTAATCCATTAATAATTTTATTAGTGTCGCTTGGTAAAGCATCAATATCTCCTACCATTTTTAATACATCCTTATCAGTAATTCCTTCACTGGAAGATTTTGTAAGTTCAGAACTAGTTACTGATGCAGTATCTGTTTGAACAGGAGAAGTCATTCCGAGAGGAACATAATAAGTAAATGGGGGCATCCCGCCCCCACTTTGCATCTTAACCACCGGTTTTAGGTTCATAAGTCATTGATTTAATTATAAGTTGTTTAGATACAGACGATAAATTATTTATCATTTTTACGTTGGTATCTATAGACTTTTCTATCGTTCTTTGAAAAAGTTTTGCATTTTGTCTCTCTGCAGCAGAAATATCCTTTTGTTTCTGCAAATTTGAACGTTCTGCATAAGTTAATGCTCCACCTTTTTTATTATATCGTGCTTGCCACTTTACTGATGGAAGTTTCCATCCGTAAATATCGGCATAAGCTCTATTAGTTTGAGCCTGAACATCTCTGCTTGTAGAATCGACAAGTCTTTGATATTGTTGATAGAGTGGCGATTTAGTATAATCCTCTCCTTTATCCTCCATTGCTTGTAATTGACGTCTCAAAGGTTCAAGTCTAGCATTAGCTGCATCTTGGATACCTTGCTGAGCAACTCCTAGTTGAAATTGGTTTTGTCTATCCCTATTCATAGTAGCTTTATACTCTTTCTCTTTCATAAAGTTTTCTAAAGATGTCCAATTTGCAGACATTCTGGCTGCATTAATATCATGCTTAGCTTTATCAATACCTAGTGCTGAAGCTCGGTTTCTATTGGAAACCTCACTTCTACGTGCAACAGCATCTCTTGTATTTTGCCAAGCAGCTTCACTAGTTTCTCTAATACGTTGATTATCAATCAAATCTCCTTCCATTCTAAGTCTTGCTGCTCTATCGCCAGCCTCTAATTGTCCCGCGAGTTGAAGAGAAGCATCTGATGTTCTAGGTCTTGCAGCTAATGACTCGAGCCCTGCAGCTTGACCATAATATGCTTGTTTAGTTGCTAAATCCCCAACTACCTGTCTAGGAACCTCCCAAGTATCAATATATAGAGGCTTTAACCCTTTCATAGTTTCTTTAGCAACTCGATTATTATTCCATATATTTCCTGCTAAACGTCCAATTCCCATAAATGTAGCCGGATTTAATTTAGAAAATATATTTCCCCAACTAAATCCACCATTAGGTTCTTTACCTATTGTGTTAGAAGTGACACGAGTTTTGATGTCCTGAGGAGTAGCTGCAACATCTGGTACAGAATCGTCTATTAGTTCTGGAGAGGAATCAGTTACAGGATTTAACATATAGTATCCAGTATCTTTATCTAAATCCATATTGTATCCAGCATTTCTCCATGTATTTTGAACTTGCTGAAGTTGTTCTGGAGTATAGTCCCCTTCCCTTCCCAATAAACGTCTATCGTCTGTAATACTACTATAATATCCATCTGCTACATAATTTTTATTAGGATTATCTCCGGTATAAGCAGTTTTTGATATTCCATATCTTCCAGAATTAAAGGCATTACCAATTCCTTTACTATTCACGTATCCAAAACTGTTATTAATGTCTGTTTGGTATTGTCTTACATTGTCCCCCTTATAAGAATCTCCTTTCACTCCCCAATCTCTATACAATCCTGAGTGACGTCTTTGCATTTCATTAATGTCTTGATAAGTGATTTTTCCTGACTTTAATGAATCAAGTAATCCCTGAGAATAAGGAGTATATATATCATTATACCAATTTCCTTTTAATTGTTTAACTCCTGTAATTAGACCGTGCTGTCCTTTAGGAATTTTTCCCCCTTTTTTATATGCCCCAGGATTATACCAAGGTTCCATATAATTAGCACCTATATTATTTAGGTATTGATTGCGCTTCAAGTGAGCCTGATACATATTTTGACCTCTTTGTGTAAAAGAGTTGTTTCTAAATATCATAGGTATAGAAGAACTTGGAGTTTTGGGATTTAAATATTTAGGTAGCTGAATATGATTTGGCTTATTTTTAATTATATAAGTGGGAGCTAACTGAATAGAATTTTTACGTTCCATAAGAGCTTCATATTCTGGAGAATAACGCCTGAAGATGAGTTTGTCCGCACCCTTTGCTTTATATGGAGTAAGCCCTAAAGCTTTTCTAATAAATCCTTGTTTGGAATATGTTTGTCCGGGAACTTCTTTGGCAGGAATATTTCTTTCTCCCCATAATCCATATTTCTTTCTTCCTTCTACAACTGTTAAAACATCATCATTTAATTTATCAACCCCTTCTTTAGATAATCCTCTTTCGGAAACAAGTTTTTGTTTTGCAGCTTTAATTGCTGCAGACTTGATTTCTTCAGTTGATTTTCCGACTACTTGAGAATTTTTAAGAGTTACATTTAATGGAGTAGATTCTCCTTTTACCAATACTTGAACAGTTTTTTCCTGTGAGGGAAGTCGTCTTTCTCCCCTTATCCATTTTGCAGCTTTTGAGTTTCCTGCTTTAGCGTAATTTCTAGCACCTAACAAAGTGCTTGCAATTAAAGACAGATTTTTAAAGTCATTAGTATTCAAATCTTTTACATTGAGATTTCCTACTTTAGCTAAAGTATTGGATATAGAAGCCCTCTGCTCTTCATCGAAAGCCCCAGATACAGCTAATACAGTGCTTATTGCCGGAACCAATTTAGAAATAGTTTTTAAAGCTTTCCCTGCCTTTACAGTCTTTAATCCAGGGATGAGAGATACAGCATCTAATCCTAAGTTAACTCCTAGATTTCCCACATCTCCCCAATCAAGTCCATCTGATACATCAGCTCCGAACGTAGCTAATGAAGAACCTGCTCCGGCTACTGCAGAAGCAACATGAGCTCCAGGAACAAATCCTAATCCAGCACTTAATAAATCCGTAATAGCTGCCCCAAGTTTTACTTTATCGGAAGTTTTAATAACTCCACCAGCATCAATTAAAGCTTGTTCATCAGCAGATAATGTTCCATTCAGTACATTTCCGATAGACACATTCCCATTAGCTTTCTCATAACTTCTTGCTGCACGTTCATTTATTTCAGAGTCTTTTTTAGCTTGATTTTCATCCTTTACAACAGGAACGTTAGTATCGACTATTCTATCAACAGTTCCTCCCCATTGGTTTTTTACTACTCCTCCATTTCTAAATAATGGTTTTACAGGTCTAGGGCGTAAAAAACTTGGAACATTGTTTGCATAACCTTGAGTTTTTTCTTTTTCTTTTTTATCAGATACTTTATCAAAGGTGTAATCTACAATGCGTCCATTTTGGTCTCTAATGATTCGTAATGGATTATTATTTGAATTTGGGACTAATATTGCATTTATTGCTCCTGGTTGAATATATCGAGTTAAGGGCTTTCCGTCTATGGTATAACTGTCAAGCAAACCTTGGCCTTTAGCTTTATATAAGTCTTCTAACCAAACTCTTACTTTGCTGTTTTTAAGAAGTTCAGGATAAGAAGAAATTCTTTTTAAAAGCCCAGTGATATTTTCTTGTGAATAAGGATTATTGGATAAAGAATATTGACTTATTCTGCCCCATCCTACTTTTTCATTGCTTCCTTCGGCAATCGGACTTCCGGCAGCTCTAGCTTTTCCAATCATTCTTGTAGTTCCATTATTATTGATAAAATATTGGTCATTGTTTTTATCATAATCAACTACAACTGGAACTAGTTTTCCGTTTATGTTTTGATAAAATTGAGTCTTATAACTAGAAGCATCACCTGCTTTAGGTTTAGTGTAAGCTCTAATTAATTCGCCGGGCTTTAATCCCTCAAAGAAAGAACTTGCATCCAGCATATGTGTAAACCCGTGAGAACTTCTAAGAGAATCATATAAAGGGTCAGTCCAAATAGTATTTAAATCTTCTTGATTTAAAAGTCTATCATAAGAATCCTTTATATCCTTGCCCCATTTTGAATATTCACTAGGGTCATATAATTGTCCATCTACGGAATACCAGCCTTCAAATTGGTCTAATAGTGGATTAAATACCTTAGAAATAATTCCATTAGGAATTCTATTACCTTCAGGAGTTAAATAAAATGTATTTCCTTTATCGTCCATTCTGGCAAGTAATCCAGAGTCGGTGATTTTCTTATTATATTTTGCAGAGTCAGTGTTTTGCTTTCCTTCTAAGTTATCTGAAGGGGTTTGAGAAACATCTGTATCAACTTCTCCAAACCAATCCTTATAGTCGTCCATATTAACTCCTAACGCTGCTAACTTTTCCCAATCAGCATTGTTATAATCAGTATTATTTAACTCTGCTTTGGCTGCATTGATTCTAGCTATTAAATCATCTCTATTTTGGAATGCAGTACCTTCCAGGTTTACAGTTTGGTCGTTCAGTAAACTGTCTGCGTATTCATTAAACACGGATACATAATCTTTCCATCTATTTGCAATTCCTCTTTTTCCAGTAGTTTCGTCAACAGGGTCTTTTCCATACCAGACAGTCTTGTTATAGGAATTTCCTCCAAAAATTTTATCAGATAATCTTTTTCTAAAGCCTGTTCCGAAATCTAATTTAGGATTAGGCTTTTCAGTATTTGTGGTAGGTTTTATATAATCAGGAATAACATCTACTATTTGGTCTAAGTAATGAGCTACAGCTCCATTAGCATCAAATCCTCGACCAGTAGTATTAGAAAGAACTCCAGAAGAATCTACCCAATTTCTTGTAAGGTCTCTAGAAGAAATATTTCCAGCATCAATTGCTTTTATATAATTTCCATAAGACTCCCTAAAAGCATCCTTCTTTTTTCTGCTCCATCCAGTACTTTCCAAATAAGATTCTAAATTGGAACTAGCATTACGAATTAAATCGTCAGTTGCTATATCTCTATTGTCTACTTTGAAAAGTCTAACCTCAGGAGTTTCTTTCTCAACAATATTATTACCTTGATTGACACCGCCACCTCCTTGGAATTTTCTTATCGCTTGTGCCATATATTATTTAGGTTATAACAAAAAAGGAGCATACATTAAATCTGTACACTCCTTTTAAACTTTCACTTTCTAATTCTACCTACTAATTTCCCACCTTTTCTATAGACGGGTTCACCTTGAGGAGCTTCTGGACCAGCTTGTCCTTGCGTAAATTGTTGAATTAATTGCATAAAAGCTTCACAAACTGATAAAGCAGTATTGCAATCTCCACTTTGGAGAGCCTCTGCAGCCATTTGAGCTAATTGCATTAACATTTGGTCTGCTCCACCTTCTACAGGAGCCCCTTCTTGAGGTTCAGCAGGCATCGGTTGGTCAGCAGGTGCAGGAGCTGGACCTCCCTCTTGAAATTTTTTAACTTTTGGTTTTACTTCCATAATTTCAGTGTTTTTATATTAAACGTTTAAATACTCGACAAAGTTAATAATATTTACAGACATATCAAAGTAAACAAATATTTATTTGATAATCTGCATTTGTTCTTAATAGAGTATATCAATCTTCTTTGCTCTTAGGCGCATCTACATATTCAGGAGTATTTGTATCTTGTGTATGAAGATATTTAAAGACTTTTTTTCCTAAAGCCTTATAATCTTTATCGGCTCCGGAAGAATATGCTCGTTTAGCCATCTTAATCAAAGTTCTTGTATTTTTTCTACTAAAAATACGTTCTCCACCCTCTAATTCCATTTGAGTAGAACCATCAGGAGCAAGTACTTTCATTGTAGGTATATTTAAATCATCATCGTCAATTTCATCCAATTCATCCCCAGGTTGAATTCCAGAATTTTGATTGACTTCCAACACATACATTACATTGTTTTCCTCAAGTAATGTTTCGTCGTTAGGTATACCTTGCTTAACAGAAATAACTTCTTCATCTTCATCTATAAAAACTATATCAAGGGGTATATCAGTGTCTTTCATCCAAAAAGCAACAGTATCAGGTTCTTCATATATAAATAACATTCCTTCGTCTGAAGCTAAAGATGTCTTACCTTGAAGTCCCTTCATCTTTTCCTCCTCTGTTCTGGCAATTTCTACATTATAAACTTTGTCTCCAATTTCTATTTTCATATAGTAACCTCTCTCATTAATCCAGTATTATCCTGAGTATTTTCCATTATTTCTCTCGCAAGAATTTTTCCTGCTTCAATAGCAGCTTCATCAGTTCCCTTTTTAGCTAAAGCTTCTAACTTTTCAGTTACCTCTTTATTAAAAATAATTTCGTTTTTCTCTATTTCCGCATGTTGAATAACTCCTCCATCTTCTTCTGTAACAACTGGTATACCCTTAGAAGTAATTCCGTCTACATCCATATGATTTTTATGAGCATGTAAAGCTCCGTCTGGAATTACATTCATCTTTCCTCCTTTTTGAAATTTAGATACTGTTAATCTAGCCTTTTGAATTTCTTCTAACGTAGGCAATTTTACTCCAACTTTTCCCACTCTCATTCCTCTAGATTGGTATCCTCCAGCCATTGCTAAAGCATTTCTTCTATTTAACATATCTATTGAACCAGCTTGAGATTGAAAAGCATCTTGGGCTTCTTCATTAATGCCTGCCACTAAATTTTGTTGACGTTTAGCCTCTGCAATTTGAGCATTCGCTTTTTTTCTACCTTTATTGCTGAAAAGGCCATACTTTTTTCCAGACTTTGTAAGTGCATTATCTACCTTATCCAAAGAACCTCCATAGGCAGAACCTTGCTGTTCCCATGTCTCATTGTCTTTGTATATAGTATCAGCTTTTTTAGCTCCGATGGAATTTATTAATCCTACAGGAGTTAATTTTAAAAATTTACTATCTAATATTTTATCAGCAGTAGTCATTTGGTCAGTACCAACTCCTAATGCAGTTAGTCCATCAGACAACAATCCTCCAACTTTCATCGCTCCACCAACAATAGTACCAACTCCGGGAATCATTCCAACTCCGTTTGCTACAGCATCATATCCAGCATTTAGCCCTGTAGTTAATCCTGATTGTTCTTTTTTAGGAATAAAACTGCTTAATATATCGGCAGCCTGCCCAGCAATATTCATTGTGTTTCCTATATTAGCTTTACTGAATATACCCTTGGTAACAGACTTCCCTCCGGACGGCTTTAGTGTTCCTATTGCTGGAGGTTGAGGCATTATAGTGGAGGTTCCGTTTTGTGTTAATCCAGCCGCAGAGAAGAGGGTATTAAACCCTCCATTCTGCCACTTTTTAACTCTTCTTTGTTTCTTAAGCATAACTTATAGTATATAATGTTTTTAGTGCTGTAATAATAGCTAAATCTTTACCAGAATACCTAACTCTTATCTTTATGTACTTATCCCTAGGTCTGACTTCCTTACGATTAGTCCATTTAGATGTTTGTTTATTCCAGTCTATTTCGTCTTGAGTACCTTCCATTTCAGAACCTTCAAGCAATGAAACATCGACAGCATCATACATTGGAACTTCATAATTCTTATAATCCTTAGGTAAATCCTCTTCAGTTATTTCATCTTTAGTAATATCTTCTGGAAAATGATTTAAAACTAAAGGAGGAAGCCCAGGAGAACTTTCATCTGAAGTAGGCCAGGCATCTTCATTCTTTTGAATAAAAATGATAGGAGCAATTTGAACATCCCATTTATCTTCTTGATAATTCATATTACCTCTCATTCTTCCTACTTCTTTAATATCTAGAGCTTCCGAATGGGTCCATAATTTGTATTCGTTTAACAGTTCTTCCCTTACCACTTCTGTTCCAGAAAGTCCAGTATATGTAGCCCCTTCAATAGCATCTTTCTTGTGATAAAAATCCTCCACTTCATTAAAAGTATCTACCCTAGTGTAATAAGAAGGAAGTAGTGTAGATTTTGCATAAACATCGGTATTCCCTATCTTAGGATGAGATAATTGTCCTTGTATATCTGTATAGTTAGAATCATATAATATGTCAGAACCAAGGTTTTGATACAATTCTTTGGTTGCCTCTTGTCTATAATACATATTTAATTTATCATCATGAAAATCGTAAGCTTCGCCTACAATTTCATAATGAAATGACTCTGGAACTGCCTTGTTAGATATAAGTTGTAAATTATTAAATATCTTATGAACTGATGGATTATCTACAACCACAAACTCAAATTCAAATGGATGCTGCTTACCATACCAATAGGTAGGTTTAATTTTATCTTTTATGTCTATGATTCCAGATTGACCATGTTTCCAGAAATCTGTGGTTAAATTTAACCCATCATTAACTCCGTTTTCAACTATGGTTCTAGATGTAACCGCTATACTTGATTGATATAATCCCAAATTATAAGTAATATATTCTGTCCACCCACTTAAATATTCTTGTATATCCGTTGGAATAGTTCCAGATTTATATTTAGCTGTTATATTACATTGAATGTTTAGTTGTAACACTGGATATTTCCAATTGTCTATAATAGCTTTTCCAGAATCAAATTCACCTTTATAAACAAGCTTACTTTCAGTTACTATTCCATCGGGACCTTTAGTATTAATTATGTCGAAATTTCTATAATGGTTGAAATTATCCCTCACTAGGGTAAACTCCTTATTAATAATGACTCCGGTTTTATCATTATTAGGAAGTGCTCTATTCACTATATCTAATGTGGTCGCTTTATATTCACCATAATCTTCCCATTCTTCGAGAACCGCGCTTTTCAATACAATTCCGTCTGCAGAAGTTGACACACTAGAAGTTGTGCCTAATTTACTAATCCATTTAGAAGTATTTCTATCAAAACTAAAGTATATATTATCAATATTTTCAGAATAGGAGGGAATCCACGAAAAGAAAGTTACCCATTTTTGTAAAACCTCATTGTAACAAATATTCCAGACCTTTTCTTCAAAGCCGTGAAGATTATCATAAAAAGTAAACATAATGTCTTGTTTAAATGCATTATAGTGACTTTTTACATTTCTAATTCCAATAATAGGTGTCAATTCTCTTTCTGATAAGGAAATATTCCTATTTAGGAATTGTTGTATTCTAAAATCAGAAATGATTTCAAATTGAGTTCCATTAGTTCTCCAAATCTTCTTTCCTACTGTATCCACTCCATAGACGTAATATGGGGTCTTGATGACACTTTCGGGCCACTGAGTACCATATGTATCTGACAGCATCTTCGGGTTCTCTGGAAGCACATTAGAAGTATTTATATAAACATTTCCGCCCGAACCTTCTCCAGCAACGGCTCTCTCATTAACTGGAATTAGAGCTACTCCATGCTCAAAGATACAAAGTATATTACCAAACAATTCGACCATCTTCATAATACCCCCGTAGATTCGAGGATAATCTCTGTAGTGAGTTAATTGGAATACTCTAAATCCATTTTTGAATGCATCCCCTACGGATACATCAGAGTAAATGATTCTAGTATCATACTTATTCTTTATGTAAGGCACATCAGGTAAAGTAAATGCTTGTTTTTCGCTTACGGTTGCACTGTATCCCTCATTGATTACTTCAGCTGAGGGGATTTTATAGTTACCTTCAACACTAGTGTCCTGAAGAGGGTAAAATCCTCGCTTCAAACCAGTAAGTCCTTCTTCTTCTGGATAACTTGTATCCAGAGACCTGATAGATAAATTGTAGGAGGTCCTCACTTTAAAAGTTATCCAACTTCCAAGTTTAATTGCATTAACATCTCCTCGATTTATCTTTTGATAACTTTCTGTATTCTCAGGGTCATAGTTATCTTTCCAAGTATTCTCATCCACGATTTCATCGTTTATAGGAGCATCAGGGTCTTGAAAATTTCTATTTAGCCTATGTGTATAATTACATATATAGCAGTCACCTCTATAAAATATATTAGTGAATCCTTCATTTTCTCCATCTGAGGTTCTTAATGAGGTATACGAAGTATTTATTTCATCAATACTTATTCTCTCTCCTATCGCATAATAGGGGGAGTTATCTTGATAACGTATTTCAAATTGTCCATTTAAATTGTATGGAGAATATCCGGGAATATAGATATTAATAATACTGCATTCATCGACATCTCCTACAATTCCTAAGTAAGAAGAAAATACTCCTCTAACTAAATTATTAGCATCTTTACTTTTATTTTCTCTATCTAAGTATCTAAATCTAAATCCTTCTTCTGCTTCTCCAGCTCTAGCTCTAAAGATTATGTCTTCGGCCTGCACTATAGGAGTATTATCGGGAACACTTATTATTTTTACAGAATTAAAATTAGACTCCACATTTCCTGTATAACTACTTATGTAGTAATGTCGGTCATTGTATGGGGTTCTGTCCAGATAGTTATGTCCAGGTTGCCATTCAGATTTTTTTACTGGATAAGAAGTTCCAGTGAATAATTGGTTGAAATATGGCTGTCTTAAACTATACTCTGGACAGATTGCTACATATGCAGCATTATCTCTAGAGTCTTGATTTATTGAGTAAAGTCTTGATGTATAATCCTGAGTAAGAGCTTTTTCATCATTTAAAAATCTCTCTACAACGTAATTGTTTCCGTTATATTTTAACACCGGAAGTTGCGATTCCTCATCTCTAGGAAGAACATAAGCCTGAGCCAAGATTGTAGGAATTCTTTTTTGCCTAACGAAAAATAGCCCACTAACTAATCCAGTTAGATATTCTACAACCTCTTTTGGAATAAATACTCCTAAACTATACAAGTTACTGTTCGAAGGTCTTTTTGTATTATTTAATCTGATGACTCCCTTAGAATTTTCATACCCTTTAGAAGAACTAATTTCAAATGTTTCTTCATCCACTGGAATATACTGCCTATCCCCATCATCGTTTAAAATTGGAATATGTAAAGATGTATATCCATCACTTCCAAATAAGGAATCTATAGTAGGAATTCCATTCTTCCCCCTTATATTATATACCGGAGATAATGAGCCGTCTTTCATTACAAAAACAATCCCAATTCTGTATATTTCTTCGTTCCAATACCCAACGTGATAATATATATTATTTGTATTATAATATTCATATCTGTTATCCGAGGCGCTGTTATCCGAGTAATCATAGTTGATATCTCCAATAACTGAACTGGAATCTTCTATGTTTAAATAAGGTAACATTCGAAGAGCAATATCAGATAAATCTTGGTACATCAAATCAGGCTTGTTAACATTACCTAAGAATAGCATATTTTGACAAACTGTCTGGGTTTTTGCTTTGTCAGCTACAAAATATGCTATATTTATGTCGGATAAAGGAATGTCAGATGTGTTTTCATCTCCTGTAATTGTTATATTACAGTATCCATTTCGCACTATGTACTTTTTGTTTACTTTGTGAGCAGATACTACTCTAGCACTATTAACATCTGAAGTGGTTCTTGTATAATATACTTTTATATAATCATAGCTTTCATCTATATTGTCTATTATTAGACAAATTGACTTACTACTATTTTCGTCTCTGAATCCTCCATCAATGGAAAATGGGTCCGATTCGTTCCCTTTGTAGCATGAAATTATACCTGATTCTCCAACAAAATCAGTTTCATTATCATCAGCATCTGCATATTTTATATAAACAACATAGTTTCCAACCTTTAAATTTCCACTAGGAAGAACTCCATTAAAATCTATTGAAGGAATCGTATTTATCCTTTTATACAGAGATGTATCTAAATCAAATTGTTCGTCGTCATAAAGATTGGTATCGTTGTTTCCTATCCTATCAACAATCTCATATGTATTATTTTGTAATATAGAAAATCTGGAATTAATTAATCTGGGAATATTTTTATTATCATTAAAAATCAAATTTACAGAGCCATCATAAGACGGCTGAGCATCTATTACTAACGGATTGTTTAAGTTGAAATTTAGTTTTTCAGTATCCAGGTCAATTATAGAACCTCCCTCAATAAGTTTAGGGTCTTTAGGATTAAACTGTATCTTATTTCCCTCATTATCTTTCATAGATTCTCCGGGATGTAATCCGTTACTGTCAGTATCTCTAGTAAGTCTGTAGTTCCTTAGTGGATTATATTCATACACTATTTTACCTTCTGGTCTAATCTGACTCAGAAAGTAAGATACAGTTAAAGCATCAAAAGATAAAGACTCATATTCAAATGTAGTACCCTTATAAAGATTTAAATTAGTCATTATAATGAAATTGAAGTAGCTCCACTAGGAATTTTGTATTGAATGTCTATTATTGGAAGTTCTCCCCATTTTACATATGTAGCAGAATCTCCGGATTTTACTTCTTCTTGATAAACATTCTTACTTATTGTTCCAGTAGTTCCTTTAGCTAATAAAGTTGTTTTTCCATTTAATTTATCGACCTTTAGATTAGAGACATATTTGGAAATTTCGGATACATTGGAAGCATTCCGGGCAGAGTCCCCTGTAACATAATACATCACTGAAGCAGATAAAGGTTGGCCGTTTGCATCTCTGTCAAATATTTGTGAGTCCGTAACAATAGCTGAACTGTATCCAGAAGTAATCATCGAATTATTAGATATATATTCTGATTGCATTCCAGTAGCTTTAACTTCCTCTGTAATTACATGGTCAATGGAACCTCCTTCTAGTGTAAATGTAGCAAGTGCGATTAGTCTAGACTTGGCGCTATTCTTTAATTCTGGGTCTTGAAACAACTCATCTGAATCTATAATCTTTGTTACACTAGTTTCCATTAAAGAATTAAATGGGGTATTATTTACTGTTAATAATTCATTTCCTCCAGATTTCCCTACCTTTACTACACAAGAAATCATCGCGGTATAATCGTCATTGTATGTATAATTCTCAGGGCTCATAATATACATTTGAACAACACTGCCAGATTCTGAATATATGTATATATCTTTATATGTATTCACAATAGCTTGAGGTAATTCAGTTCCTTTGCTCGAATTATAACTTAAAAAATTCTTTGCTAACACATATTTACTCCCGGTATTCCATAACAACATTTGATATCTCGTATAATGTTTGCTGGAAGAGCCTATAAAAAGGTCGCATCGATTATAGTAATTATTATCAAATCCGTTATTTCCAGAATTCATAGTAGCTCCTTGCAAAATGACAATAGGGACTTTTCCAATTGTATCTGATATAAGAGAACTGTATTCATCCCAAACGTCCTTTACAAAAAAAGTTTTTGCACTGTCTCCATGCTGATTTTTCTCCGATAAGAGTTCGGTTCTATCTGAAGAAATGGGATTCATATCTTGATTAATCCCAGGTTTAGATAAATTCCATAAGCGTATCCAGTGCTCATCTCCGTGTCCTGAACGTTCCCGTGCAGCAGTAGCTATAGCAAAAAACCTTCTTGCAAACGAACTAGTTCCTTCTGCTTCTGGGCTAAACCCAAACACACTAGTAAATCTTTCCTCTGAAGAATCAACGAAAGGAAGGAAAGAATGTGCAATAAGAATGTCCCTCAATATAGAATTTCCAGTGATTTGAGAAAGTAAACTCGCCGTTATAGATAAACTCTTGGAATTTTTAGAATGAGTTACATAAAATTGATGTTTATTATATTGAGTGTTAGAGTCAATACTTTGTTCAGAATATCTATTAACAATATTTTTAGGGTCGTCAATATCAGCATTGGGATATGAACTTTTTTGTCCATAAAATTTTATATCTCCCAAAGTAAGCTCTCCAGTATCCGAACCTAAGTCATATGTAGTAGTCAAACCAGACTCGTTGAGAGTAAATGGATAATGGTCAGAATTAGAGATTTCACTTGAGGAATCTAGAGTGCATGATACAGTTGTTTTCGAGGCTTTTTTAAAATCGAATACTTTTCTCTCATTTTCTGGTTCAGTTTTTGAAGAAAGTGCTCCTTTGACTGAAATTTCTGGTTCAGATTTCGATGAAGTATGTGAGGCTCCTATGTTTAGATTTACTTTATTGTATTCGTTTAGTTGAGTTTCTTCAAAGTTATAAAAATCATAAATATTCCCAAAGTATAAATTATTGTATAAATCTGTTGTAAACATCCAACGATATCCTAAAAGCCTGGTTTCTGTTTCTACTCCTATTAATTTCTTGATTGTACAAGTAATTCTGGAGAGATACAATTTCCTAGATTCTAAGACTCCGTCAAATTGAATAGTTTCAGTAAACACTCCGTTATAACTTCTTTTTTTAGAAGGAATTAAAGTCTTTACAGGAGACGTACTTCCATTTGAAATATCGAAAAATTCGATTGATACATTATCGATATAGGTTCCTATTAACGGATACGCCTCCAATCCCCAAGTTAATGTCATAGAATTAGGATTTTTATAGTATCTCCAATTATTGATTTCGATAGACCCCGTCCCTAATTTGGATAAATTCACTGAACCCGTAACTGTTAATCCGGATAAGGGAGCGTATTTCATACACGGAGTTACAGCATAATTTAATACTCCGGTTGTATCACTCAAAAATAAATATGCAGATTGTTCTTTACTATAGACCTTTAAATCTGTATTGTAAATAGGGTATGTATCCTTCTTCTCTTTTTCTACCTCAAAAGGAATTTTATACACAGATGAGTCAACACCGGTGGTACTCAATGCAGCCCCGTGGATAGTTTGGGAAGGGTTAAATTCCTCTTGTCTTCCGTAGTACGTTGCATATGAGTCTTTGAATTCTGTAGGAGCTTGATTGTACATCTCTGAATACTCTTCATCATAAACTCCATCCGGACAGTTATATTTATAGTTCAAAGTAAAAATTAGAGCTGTCCCCTTTTCATTTAAAGTTACATCATCTGACACTTTGATTGGAGTTCCGTCTTTATTAACATATCCCTCTACTTCAACATCAATAGAACTTATAGTGTTCAAAGTTGCTATTAAATACAGCTCTCCAAATACTTTATTATTATAGGTATTTACTGCTCTTTGTTGTCTATATTCGTCTATATCAGTCGGGTCCCCTTCAAATGTTTGAGTAAAAAACCCAGAATTCAGTTTTAATACTTCTGAGTCAGCAATATCAAAAGTTATCTCTTCATTATCCTCATTAAACCTCTTTAATTTATCAGTGATATCTCTAAAATTATTATTAGAATCTAGTACTGCAACAGTTAATGTCAGCAACTTATTCTTTGGACTAGTTACCTTCTCCCCAGAAGTGTTTAAACAATTTGAAACAAATTTTCTTAGAAGAATCAAATCAGATTCAGATTTAAGTAGGATAGAGAATTTATCTCCAGACCTAATAATAACGTCGTCTGGAAATAACTGTAATTTAACAGCAAACTGAGAACCTGCAGTAGTCAGGTCTCCAAAAGAACTTGGAGATATAATTGGGTCTTTCGCTTGACTGATTTCGTTACTACTAATATTTCTTTCTGGAGAAGGGAAGGAACCAATCTGACCTTTATTTGTTAAGGGATTGTATGATGCTACATAAATAATTCCTCCATACTCCTTTATACCTACAGGTACATATCCTGCAGGAAGATAGGCAGTTTCGACTCTTCCATTACCCATATCATTTTGAAGTACAAACTCATTACCATTGTATGTGATAAGAGTCGCATTTAAAGCATTTGTTAATACACTATTAGGAGTAGTGATTGGGTTGAGGTCCATGACTAAACCATCTGTGAATGTATTAACTGTTTCTTGTCTACTCATGATTTCAAATACTCATAATTTTCATTATTATTGATTAAAATATCTTTAAATTTCATGGGTTCTCTAATTTCCACTAATTCTGCTTCTCCAGATATAAAATTCTTCTTATATAATCTAAAACCTACGTCCGTTATAATAGGAACTTTAAATATATATTTTCTGCTGTATTCATTTATCCTACATTCATCAAGTATTTTATATAAAACTTGGTTTCCGTATTGAAATGTTTTGCGTTTTCTACCTCTTTTGTTGTGTTGGGATAGAAAAAAATCGTATTGAGAATCTGATAGAGCAAAATAGTAATATCCAGTGTATGGAATTTTCTTTCTTTTGTACAAAACTCTGAGTTTGACAGTTAATTTTTTTATGTAATAATGAAAATGCTTTACGGAATCCTTTGTAAGTCTACCGATATAGCACCATATATCTTTGTCAAGTATCAGAGTATCTCCCCCATAAACATTATGCAAATATAGTGATTTCCATCCATAATTCAAAATCCTTTCTATATCCTTTTTAGGAACTTCTGGATAAAGTTCATAAAGGGCTTCATAGTAGTCTGATATTCTCTTTATTTGCATAATTAACAATATTGCATACCACTATTGGTATTTTTAGTAATTTTAGATTTCAATTTATTATCTACATAAATTACTTTTTCTTTAATGAAAACTTTATGCTTCATGTTAAGAACTAATTCGTTGCCAGAAAAGTTGGAAGAAAGAAAATCAACATTCTTCCACTTTCCTCTTTTTCTAGCTTTTTTAAAATTTTCACCATGAGTTCTTCTAACATGAATATCTGCTTCGCCTCTATTAGTCGGAAGTATAAAAGTTACATTATTGTCTATTATATCATTTAAAATAACTTTGACGCAGTCTCTAAAAATTTTTTTTACTAAAACGTCTCTATCCCTTTTTTTATTTATTCGTTTGCAATCTTCACATGTGAGTTGTAATTTTTTATAGGGAAAATTCATAAACATCTCATCCATATTGAATGAATGACCTACAGCATAATTCATATTCTATCGTATTGGTTTATAAGATTTGTTAAATATTTTTCTATTCCATGAAGTTTTTGCATCTAAGATTTCGTTCATATCATTTTGATTAATATATTCAGGAACTCTTGCTGCATCACAGTGTTTCATCCAATCCTGTTGAAGTAACTGTGCCATTTGTACAATGTTGGGATTATTTGTCATTAATCCCTCTTTATATTTTTTTCTATATGCTACGAATGTAGCAATAGCAATACTTTCTTTATCATTTATCATGGGAAGTCCATCTTCGTCTAAAATAACTCCTTTGTAAAGTATTTGAACCTCCCCGTAATTTTTATCAAAATATAGAGTATCTCCAACTCTTTCATACTTCGCATACTTACCTGACATATATAGAGGATTCTCAAACAATTTCCTCCCCTCTATATAATTCTCGATAAATTGAGAATTATAATCTCCATTAGGAGTCTTATTTGTTACGTAATTCCAATCTTCTGCAGTATATGTTACTGCTTCTACAATGTCAGCATTGCAAGGTAATTCTACCGTGAAGTCCGGACATTGTATTCTTGTACAAAATCTAAATAATCTAACATTTTTGTTACCTATCATGTTCCAAGCAATCAATCCGTACTCTTCAAAGTCTTGAGGAAGCATTTCGAGCCCATACAATAAATTAGCTTGAAACATTGCTTGATGAAAATTATATTGTGCCATTATTTAGGAGTTTGGTCATTAGGAGTAATCGGTGCAGCAAATTGTCTATAGTATCTTAGTTTCTTCTCTGTAAGTCTCTTCTTGATTTCATTATTTATAAATGACATATTTTCTACATCAATCGGAGAACAACACCCATATTCCTCTAATTGTCTAGGGTCTTTAAATATAGCCACGACACTTACTTGCTTTATAAGTGGAGCGTTAAAGATAAAACAATCGTACATATTATTTTCGTTTGGAGTAATATCAATATATACATATGGAAGAAATTTTCCTCTTTTCCTATATTGATGATACTGCCAAGCTTGAGAAGAAGTATAATATATAAATGGAACTTGTCTATCTGTGGAACCTATATAATCTACTGCAAGTTCTCCATAATCATTTAATAGCTGTGGAATTTCGAAATGTGCGATTGGAGTTTCACATCTACCCTTCCCGCACCTACATCTATCTAAATCTTTACAATCGACTTCAATGCAATTTATAGAAAGATATAAATCGTTTTTAGGAAGAATTCCTTTTAATGAATATTCTTTTATGATTTGCAATCTTTCGTCTACTATATCATCTTCTAGTTGTTCTAATGACATTGTTGGACCTGAGTGAATTCCTCTCAACCCAGAGACAACGTCATTATATATTGCAGATGCTAATTTTCCGTAATATCCCATAGTTGTATAACAAAAAAGGCGAAGGCTCATAACGCCCTCGCCTTCTCCTATAATTTAAATTTGTTCTTAAGCCTTTGGTTCAAACTTAGCACCAGCCTCAGTCTTTGTATATACTTCTGTTTTTGTATATACATTGTCTGCATCTGCTTTCTCGTCGAGAGCAGTAGTATCTGCTTTTTCCGCTAATTTAGCTTCAACAGATTTAGCTTTAGCCAAAGCTTCTTGAGCAATCTTTTGAGTTTCTTCAAAAGAAGTGCTGTTTCCAGTAGGTCCGCCTTCTCCACCAGTGAATCCGATAGCTGTCAATCCAGTTTCAAATTCAGTAGCGATAGTTTGATTTACATAGAATACATGAGTTGTTTGAGAAATTACTTGTTGTCCAACAGCAGCCCCACCCATGAGACCTCTATCTTTTTTGTAATAGATAATGTATTGATTGTACTTGCCGTTAATAACAGGAACTTCGTCTTGAAGAGGAGCTTCCCATCTACGTACATCCAAAGTAGGTATTCTAAGGTCTTTGATAATATGTTGATATGTACCAAATCCTTCTTTACCTTGAACAAGAGTATTAGCTCCATCACATTCGGGGTCTGTAGCTTCTTTTGCGGAGAAAATAGTAACAAAACCACCTGCTCTGTCAGCGTAAACCACTGGACCAGCATTCTCATCATATTCTTGAACATCAAGTTCAGTAAATCTTTGATATTCGTCAACTGCTTCAATCTCTAGTTTGTTTCCTACAGCCTTAACATTGAAGTACTTATAGTTGTACATATTTAAGTACTTGTTGACAATATTAACAACTTTGGTTGCTAATTGAGATGCAGTTTCTCCGGTTTTCTTTTCAAACTGAATATTAAAAGGCTTTCCTTTGAATACCATATCATTAGAATATAATGAATTTTGGTTTCCAGAAAGTCTAATATACATGAAAATATTAAATACTCCGGAATCTGAAGTAATTTTTGTGAAATCTAATGTAGCTTTAGCTAATACAGGAGCAGAATATTCTCTTTTATAAACTGCAGCAACATAAGGTTTTTTAAAGTTTCCGACTCTTTTGATATTGAAACTTGCTACCTTATCGTCTTCTTCTTGTTGAACAGACCATCTAGGTAGTTTAGTAGTGTAATCTAAATTGTCGTTGATTAGTGTAGTTGTCGTAAACTGAAACATACGTTAATTGTTTTATTTTTTACCTACTGCCTGAGCTGGGTCAGCAATAGAAACTGATATTGGAATATGGGTACTTAATCGCGGGTCACTAGAGTTCTCCATGATTATGTGGGTCAGCTCATTAATTATCTCTAAACAAACGTAATCTGGAAATTCCATTACTTGTGAAGTATCCTCAGTTAGGTCTAATTGTTCTTTAGTAAGTATAACTTGCTGAGGAACTTTTAGATACTCTACGTACACATTCACTAACTCGAATTTAGAATTATCGCTTCCGTATCGAATTTCCATTCTAATTGGAGATACGTTTCCGTAACGTATTTCTCCTTGTCTTTTTACTAAAGATGTTGATTTATTTCCAATCTTTATACTTCTAGGTCGTTCACTAATAACTAATCCAGAATCACTAATTTCTTTAATGTCCGTACCTGAAATATTATTTTCGCTATAGGGATTTGTTGGATTATCTACATTAATATTTACATTATGAATATAATAATAAGGTCTTTTAAATGAAGGTTTAAAGTAATAATTATTTATAACTTCATTCAAATCTTCAGTCATTCTAGTTGCGACTTTATTGATAAATTTTCCCTCATTTAAACACCCTACATTTTTCTTTGATTTGAATTTACAAATACATCCTAATATATGGAAATAATCTGTCGGAAGCATCACTTCATAAATTGGATTATCAGCAATATCTCCCGCATTAGTAAAATCGTACTTATTAGACAGTTTAGCCGGAAGAATTGCCGTTGTACTTAATACTCTCAAATCATCAGAAGTTTGTTGAGTAGTATTATAAAGGTTATATCTTTTATTTACATATTGATATATAGCTCTCATTATAAAATGATTAAAATCATCTATAAGAAGAGCGGGGGCATGTTCCTTGTTTAGTTCTATAAGAACTCTCTCATAAACCTGTCTTAAAGTCATTTATTTTATTTATTTTTTCCTGGCTTATTATCCGGTTCTGTAGGGGGTTTAGGATTTTCGTCCTCATCCTCATCCTCATAATAATCAGGATATGTATCCTTTTTGATTAATTCAAGAGTTTTTCTGTTACGAGGGTCTTTCATCCACGAAATAACGGCGTCGTCTGTTGCACCCAAAATCACGCTATCACCATATAGATATAACTTATTCTTTACATATATAATGTGAGAATCTCTAGCGTCCATAAACAGGATTCTAAGATTAATATCATCTCCAGTGTATAAGTTAATGATTTTATCAGGGTCTTTTTCTGCAATAAGCAGTAGATAGTCTGTTACATCAGCGCTTGCTATATTTTTCATATGCTTGCCAAGTAATCTTGCCATCTTCATTCTTCCCTCATCTGAATCATCTAAAATAAACGTACCAGCATTGTGAATTTTTTTCTTTTTAGAAACTCTTTTTTGAGCTTCATAACCAGGTCTGTCAACATAAAGTTCCGCAACACCATATCTTGGTCTTTGAGATTTCCATCCAACAGTACCATCAATTAAATAATCACCGGTTTTTGGGTCTTTAGCATATCTCTCTGGGGCAATGAGAACACAATTCTTTATAGCTTCCCATTCGGCTGCATGAAGAGGATTTCTACCAATATCTAAAGTAGTTCCATCTTCTATAATAAAGGTTTCAGTTTCTTTAATAAACACCTGTCCACTTTGTCTTTCCTTTTCAGACAAAACAATATCTCCCAAGCTATTTACAGGTTTTACACAATCTGGATATAGTCCTGTTTTAGGGTCTTTACATGGCTGAATATAATATTTCATTCCAACTTTACCATATACACTTCTAAGAATGATGATATCATCAGCAGGGGTTACAACATTACTCATATTAAATCATTTATTTGGTTACAATATAAAAAATATGTAAGGGAGTCTATTTTTCAACTCCCTTACCATATCTTAATTCTTTATTTAGCATATCTTAGATTTCTCTTAAAATAAAGCTTCTATAAGGGTTGAATACTCCAACACCTGAATAACCCCAGTTGATTAACTTAGAAGCAGCAACTGGGCTTGAAACAACTCCAGAGCTTAAACCATCAAGTCCACCAACACCAGGATATTTGTTAGTGATAAAGTCTCCACCTTTTAATGTGAACATTTGAATAGGAGGTTGAGCAGAAGTTTTATCTGCAGTCAAATCAAGACATAAACAATATGCTTTATCCATACCATATTCACGAGAGAATGTTCTATCTACCTTAAAGGTAATTTCGTTACCTGCAAATTCGTAAGAATTGAACGTAGCTCCAACTTTAATATAATCGTTAGCTGCCTGAGACCACAGATAAGTACCTGTAGTTTTGTATTTAGCTAAGAAATCTCCAAGAACGCTTTGGATTAAGAACCACATTCTTTCATTGCAGATAAACATATATTTATTTCCAGTAGGTTGTGCGGCTTTTTCGTTCATTGTAGCCATAACTGTCTGGAATACATCAATAGAAAGTTTAGCAAATGCATACTTAGACGCAAATCTTTCTACTTGAGGAATGATACCATCACCCATATAAATAGGACGTTGAGTATCTGGGTCAACAATAGTCGGCTTACCGTTAACGTCAACATTACACTTGTTGAATAACAGACCATTGTTTCTTACATATAAGAAGTTGTCAAGAAGAACTTTTTCTTTCTTGTCCATCTTATATAATGTTTCTTTTAGACTTCCAGTGTCCTTACCTTCTGCAATACTAATGAATACGTTTTCATGAGCTGCATATAGTGCAGAGTAACTATCGTCAACACGGTGAGTTGTGATAAAGTTTCTATGCTTTTCGATGTTGGATTGATACTTAACATATCCCTCTTCATGCATTTCAGGCATAGCGTTAGATTGGAAACGAGTAGTGTCACCAATTTGACATCCGCTTAGGTCAAGTACACTTGAATAATCGTTGTCAATTAATCTTACAACTACTTCCCAGTAATTATCTGCTTTACGAACTGGACGACTAACAACAATACATTGTTGCATTGTTTTATCAATCTTAAAGATGTCATATTTTTCGTAATATCTCTCTTTGAAAGCCATTACGATTTCTGAACCATTTTCACCTGTTTCAGTGGGAACATCTGCAAACTCAACTCTCTTGATATAGTTGGTTTCAACTTCCCATTCAAAGTACATTGCATCAATACTTTGATATCTATTTCCGGACTTAACGTCCTGATAGAAAATATTTCTTAAAGACTCTGTTAAATAAGAGGCTGTAAGTTCTGGATAAAGTCTTGATACAACACCTAACTTAGTTGGTCTAGTTCCTAAAAACTTATAAAAATCTTCATAAGTTCTAGTTTCCGACTGTGTCGGTCTGTTTGATACAAAATTTGCTACTATCATACTTGTTTAAATTATTAAAAATCTATATCATCAATAGTTTTTCCTCCATTATTGGTTGGAGGGATATCATCGCCTTGTTTAGGGGCAGGTTTGGTAACAACTTTAGTTGTCCTTTTGGGTTGTACACCCTTTTTAGCATCCTCGTATCCAGCAGTATATGCTTCACGTTTTTGCTGTGCAATCTCTTTAGCGTAATAATCAGTGAGCGATTCAAAGGCTTCATCTCCCTTAATAGCAAACCATGCCATTCTAACTAGTGTTTCAGGGTCATCTAATGCCTTACCTAACCAGCTAACTCCTGCCGCATCTGATGTCAGTATGAAATCGGCAATTTCACTTAAGTCCTCTTGTCCTAGATTAAGCTCTACGCCTCCTATCTCTGTCAGGTTTTCTAAAGCCTGCATTACTCCATCTTGGAACTCTTCAAACTGCTCTTGTCTTTCCTGTTGATGTAACAACTCTTCTTGTTGACGTCTATCGTCTTCGGCTTCCTTATATTCTTGACGGATACCTTGCATCTTTTTTTCAAATAAAGCTGGATTAGCTTTTTCTTGTTCGAGAGCAGCATTGATTTCTTCGTCCGTAATATCTTTAACACGAGACTGTAAGTCTAGTGTATATAATTCATCATCGGTAATATTATCAATCTCGTATTGTGGATTGCCTTCCAATGATTGCTTATAATTCTCTACTGCTAATTGTTCACGATATTGAATATAGTCCGACGGAGAAATTCCATTTGTTCTTAAATAATTAAGAAGACTTTGTTCCTCCTCGTCAAGTCCATAATCTACATCCGAGTCGTCAGAAGTTAAAATGTTAAGTTTCTCTTCATTGGAAAGAGATTCCCAATCAACTTCTTCAATTTCACCCTCTTCATTTTCAAATTTAAGTTTTGAAGGGTCTTCGATTCCTTTGCTTTTCAACAAAGAAGTAATAATATCTTCTTCTGTTTCCGGACTTTGTTTAGGTTCTGGTTCTACTGGAGGAGTATCTGTTCCTCCTTTGTCTATAGTTCCATCCATCCATTCCTTCTCTTTGTTTAGAGAGTCAAAATCTGGTTGTGGAGATTCACCATCATTATTCGGATTTTGAATAATAGGGTCGTCTTCATTAAAGTCTAAATCCTCAATGTTCATTGCCATATATATCCTTTTAAAAGTTATTTGCAAATTTAACGATATTTTTCCAACTCTAAAACTAAATGTTTAAGAATCTAAAAAAATAGTTAAAGTTGTATATTTAAATTAAAATTTTTATCCTACTATATACCCGAAAGCTGCAAATGATAGCGAAATGGGTCCATTAGAATAGTTCCAGTTAGCTGTTCCCCAACTGTCATTATTATTATTAGCCTGGTGATATTCTCTCACTCTAATTACTCCTGAAGTATTGGGGTCTGGAATTGCATTACACCAATGTGCTCCAGCACCTCTACCACCTCTGCTTGTTATAGAAAAATCTCCATTGAACTCTCCTGTATCTCCAATTACAGCTGAAACAGCAAGAACATTTATAGTACTTCCTGATGCGGGAACTAATGTAATTGTCATCAGTCCATCTTTAACTGTAACTTGAACATCGGTAATCCTTGCTTTCTTTCCTCCAATAAAATACCAATTAGTAGTAGAATTAGTAGCTCTTCGTATCGTACCAGCTACTAAAGTTACTGGATTACTTCGAGTACCGTCAACCGGTTGAATATAACTCTCAATTAGGGAAATTAACTGGTCTTTTCTAACGTATTCTTCTAATCGCTTGTCAGTTTTATCGTTAACCCACTCTGAAGTTACTACTGTTTTAGAATCATCGTCAACCGGAATGTTAAATCCTGAATCATACTTTGGAAATTCTCCATTTGGAGAAGCCTTAAATATTGGAGCATATATACTAGAATTTATTTGTTTAGCTCCAACAGTTACAAGGTTATCAGAATAAATTCCAATATTTCCTTCAGCCAAAGTTCCTATATTAAATCCTTCCTTTGTAAAGTTCAGGTCTTGAATACTTCCGATTCGAGTTTTTATATTATTAATATCCTCCTCTTCTGCAATAGAATTTATGTTCAATAAATCAATGTTGTTGTGAGATAATCGAGTAATCGGCTTTCCATTGGCTACAAAAAAAATTTTTTTCCCCTGTAGAGCATTAGATATGTTATCATAAATTACTTGTTCTGCTTGAGAAGAAGCCCCTATTAACTCAATGTTGACATCTATTGATGAATCAGTAGATTCTATTACAGACAAAGCTATTTTAACGTCTTCATATATAGTACCTTCGTCTTCAGACTCATAAGATACTGTAGAATATGTGCAAAGAATGTTTCCCTGGGAAAACTCAATTGGCTGCCTAAATGATATACTATAAATATTTTCCTCTCCTTCTTTTTCTTCCATAGAAGCAATAGTAGAAAATTGTTGAAACCACATAGACGGATATGTATATCCAGATTCATCAATAGGTTTATTTCTCCATATTATGTTGTCGACTTCCAGTGTAGATTCTCCTTTATTAATGTAAAGTCTAAATTCTCTCGTGGGAGATGCATTTTCGGATTTGAATTCGTTAGCAATTATACTACCACGGGAAAGGATATCAGAGTTAGATTCTATTCCAGACGAACTTATACTTAACGAATCCAAATCATTATTCCTTATAATAACATTAGAACCTTCGATAATAGAATTGATTCCCTCTTGATAAAGGTTAAATAAATCATTTATATTTATTCCATTTATTTTTCCATCTCCGTAAACAAGAAAACTTCCGTTTGTAGAAGAGTCTTCTTTCTTAATCACAAATTGTCTAGGATAAGGATTTGGAATATTAGCAGGATATTCTGTATATTTTCCTTCAGAAACTATATAAAATTTTTGAGAATTTAAAATGTACACAAATCCATCAGTTATATTACTTTCAATTGCTTCATCAAGAGTCTCAAACATTAGACCAATATTAGCTAAAGCTTGTTTCTTTTGGGAATCAGTGGTTTCTTGAACTCCAACAAAAGATACATAAGTAGTTCCTATCTCTCCAGAAAGATTAATTAAAGTCCCATCAACATATATGTATATAGAACCGGTTTCTTTGATATAATAAATTCCGTTTTTGTTTATATCGGAAACAGAATTTATACTTTCGATAATATCAGTATCAACTGCAATTTTCCCATTTTTAACTATATCAATAAATTTGTTACCCCATTGGATTTTTACTTGACCTTTGGTTTTGATGATGAAGTCTGAACCAGTAGAACCTATTGATTCATAAGCTCTTCCAAATAACTTTTCCATGTTATTTTATTGTTAGTTCAATATCTTCCTCATCTTTTAAGATATTCATTAATTTATTAAAAGCATTAGTAGAAGATATTACTTGACCTTTAACTTTATTTTCTCCTACCAGTATGCAGCCTAATGTGTCTTTAGCTGTATTTCCTACATGGATTAAAACTCCTTCATATCCGGGAACATCAACTAATCTCGGAAGTTTTCCTTTGTAAGGTTTAGCCCATACTCTGTTTTTAAATTTTTCACTTACTACATTCATTATAACTTTGTAAGTTCCAGTTGGAATAGCAGTTTCTCCGTATATCTTTATTTTTTTAATTTCATCTTCCGACATATTACTACTTAATCCTCTATCAACATCTTCTAACGTATCGCAGATATAATTTCCATCAATGAAAAGTTTACCGATAGTATAAGCGCTTCCTCTATATGTTCTCTGTACTAAAATTCGTTTCATAATTATTTGATTTAAACAAAAATACCACCGACAAAGGATTGCCGATGGTATTTATATTATGAGTTCTTACGTTTAATTTCGTCGAACATTCCAAATAATTCATCTACATCGGCTTCTCCAAATTTGACTTTTCCCAAAGTGAATCCACCGTTTTCTTTTAGTACAGCTTTTGCTGCATCACCTAATATTTTAGTATTAATGTTTCCATTTTTGTCAACAAATAGGTCAATCATATCATTATGTTTATCGACCCAATTTCTTATAACATATGTGACTGCCGTTTGAACTGGTAGCGAGGATAATCCGAAAAAGTTACTCGCGATTCCTTTTGCATACTTTTCAGCAGCTTGCATTAATATTTCTTTATCACTAACCATTATTGTACTTCTTTTCCTGTCATTAATTCATTGTATCTTTTTTTAATTTCTGGGTCATTTTCAAGAAGATTTAACATAGTGTCTATCTTTTCTTGTTTTGCTCTTAATTCCTCAGAAATTTTTTCCTTTGAGCGATTTATTGCAGCTAATAGATTATCTGCAGCTATTTTTCCATCGGGAGTAGCTACGTATTCACCAGCAAATTTATTGCTTATGAAAGCCATGAATCCCGCTTCATAAGTTTGTTTTGCAAGTTGATAATCATGAGATTGTGCTAATACAGTTTGTTCCTCATTAGATAATGAACCTACGCTTCTGTTAATTTCGTCAAGTACAGAAAGTTTCTGCATTTGCTGCTGTTGTTGCATTTTACTTAACGTTTCCAGTTGTTGGTAGTAAGATTTCTGTAAATCACCCAAGCTAGTAGAGCCATAAGCATTGCCAAACATGTCATTCGATTTTTAAATTATTCTTCTACTAATCTTAAGCTGATGGTGTAGCTGTAGGTAAAGAAATTGTGAATACTGAATATGCACAATGTGCTACCTGAGCTGTAACTGTTGGAGAATTATTAATTACTTGTTGAGTAACAATACTTACTCCTTTAGGAATTAGAATGTCTACAAACTTAGTTATAACTTCCGCTTCCTCTGTAGAGTTTTCATCAGCAATAATTGTAGAACCTGGTGTAGTAATGACTTTTGTGGCACCTTTACAGTCTACATATTGTAAAGTATGAATTAAATCTAACTTAGTAACATGTGTGTTACCTTGTGTTTCTCTCCATCTTGATGTTATGGTTAATGTTGATATTGGAGCAACATCAGTTCTAGCACCACATGGTATTTCCACATTAAATTCTAGAATCTGTGCTCCTTGCGTATTGGTAGGAGTCCCAAAGGGAGTGATTTTTATACTCATTGCGCAGTTGTATTTTAAGTAAATAAAAATAAAGGGAGACTACTTTCATAATCTCCCTCTAATATCTTTATTAATTACTGAGCAGCACAAGTAGGGCAAGTACCACTTACAGCTGTATTAATTGCATTCCAATTGGAAGCAGCTGTACCTGCGTACATTCCTGTACCGTACTGAGTAAAAGGACTACAATATAAAGGAGCTATGCTCGGAACTGGAGCGCATAAGTCGCTATAAGCATACTTTAACTGTCCATCAATCTTATGGTCTAACTGTCTTTGTAGATAAGCATCTACAGCCATAATAGATTTTTCAGTTTTGCAGCAGCAATTATCTGCATATCTTTCAGCATTAACTTTGTTAAGCTCAAACATTAAAGGAAGAGCGGCAGCAGTTGCAGCTTCTTTCTTTTCTAACTCATTGATTCTTGAGCCTAATCTCTCGAATAGGTCAGCTTTTTCTTGAACGTCTTGTTCTCTTCTCTTATAAAGTTCGTCACACAGTCTTAAATTCTGTGCATTGTCTCTTGTAAGAAGGTCTACGTACATAGAACTCTTATCCTTTAAATCTTGAACTCTGTCATTCCAGATTTGATTTGTGAGAACTTGAACTTCATTTCCAATACGTTCATTAGTAGCTAATACTCTGCCGTTGATATAGGTATATAAATCTATATCATTTTGCATAGAATCTACTTTGTTAGCCCAAGCAAGATTATCTGCTTGTTGTCCTTGTGCCATCGCAATAGTTTTTGCTTGCTCTGCAGCTTGCATTGCGCAACAGTTGTTGTTTCCTCCAAAGAGTCCACCTAAAATACCACCGTTGTTTCCGCATCCACAACCTCCGTTATTACTAGCAAGTGCACCAAGTGCAGTACCAATGATACCAAGAGTTAAGGCTGCGTTTGTTCTCCCCTTCTTACCGAATTTATTTTCGGCTTCTTCCATTGTTAAAAATTCTGCCATTTCTAAAATTTTTAAATTGTTAAAAAAAATTAAGTAATCAGACGTTAGATTACCTGCTATCATTAAATTTCGACCTCATTTATAATTTTAGACGTCTCGGTCTATATCTTATGATAACAATGCAAAAATACGAATAATTTTTGACTTCTGCAACTAATATATTAAAAATCTTAAAAATTTATTAATAGTCGCAAATTTTAATCAAAAATTATTCGTATTAATTAGAATAAATAAAATTTATTATATAATGAATATATTATGCCAAAAGAAAGCATAACCATATGATAAGTCCACCTATTAATGAGGGCAATCCGCCTTCTAATAGAGAATCTTTAACTGATAAATCATTATGAAAGTTTTCATAAGCACTACAACCTAGTACTGCAAAAGAAACCGGAATCAAACATGTAATTCCCATTCCTAATGTAATTCCAAATATTGAAGCTATAATCATTGAGATAATAGCATATTTATACCAAGATTTTTTAATCATTTTAAGATATTCCTATTATGTATATATAATCATCATCTTCAGTAGGACTTACAGAATTTATCGTAAATGATTCAAATGTATTTTCAGTAAAGTATACCATAAAAGAATGTACATTTGTATACATCACTTTAGTATTAGATAAAGTTTTACCGTTATATCTTAGAGTATATGTTACTGACAGCTGAGATTTTCTATCTAAAGCATTATCAGCGACAACTAGCCATCCATTATTGTTATCTATACTGAGTATGTATATTTTTCCTATCGTCTTTCCTCTAACATCGTCTATTTGAACAAGTTGATTATCGGAGTAGCTTCCTTCCACATATAATCTATTGTAAGATAATATTTCTGATTTTGTAGGACAGTAAGAGCCCGATGAACCATACCCAGTTTTAGAGTTAATCATGCTCCACGTCGCTATCTCTGCCATTTTCTAATTCCTTTATTCGATTATTCAATTTATCAATCTCTTGTTTTAAAAGTTTAATTCCTTCAATAGCTAGTACTCCCAACATTTCGTATTCTACCTTTTTGACCTTAATATATTCCTCTACTCGTTCTTTATCTTTTCTTTCGATAATTTCAAATTCTTCTTTATTCGAAACTTCAGATGCAAGCTTATAATCTTCGGAGACTATCTCCGGAACTATATTCTCTAAATCTTGAGCAATAGTACCTATTTGAATATGTCCGTTCATTACGAATTTATCAGTAGGAATGGCACAGATTTGCTCAATTGTATGATTTAAAGGCTGAATATTGGATTTTAACCTTTTGTCTGATTCTTTATAGAAACCACTGACGGACGCTACTCGTTGAAATTGAGCCTTGCCATTAGTCCTTATAGACCATATACCATCGCCCGCATTATCTTTACTGCAAATATCTTGTGACAATACCCATGCATCATTATCTGAGTTTCCAAGGTATAAATATTGTCCAGTAGGATGTACTACATCATTTACCTTAATAGTGCCCCATCCGTCGTATTCTCCATCTTCTAATCCATCAGGTCTTGTTTGTTGTTCCAGCCAATCTACTGTAAATGCAGCAGAGGAAATAATTCTAATATTAGTAGCTCCAGAATAAGACCCACACCAAACCCAAACTTCTACTCTATCATCTAAAGCAACAGTACCTATAGATGTTTGATACTTTCCTATTAGAGTAACTGCTTTTGACTTTATACTACCTCTAGTAGAAAAAGAACATATACTATAGGTTTCTTCATTTGAACCAAGATATCCAATACCAGCAACTTCAAATACTACCTTTCCAGTTCTGTTAGATACAGCCTCGACTGTCGGAAGATATCCAATTCTTAAATATCTAGTAGCTCTGCTTGCATTTGGCCAATAATGAGAAGCGCTCTGTAAATACTTAGAATCATATTTTGAATCTAGTACAGAATCGGTAGATATATCATCTATAATGGCTGTTCTATCTTCTGGGGCACTACCTATTTGTAAAACAACTTTCTTAAGGTAACATATATTAGAAATCCAATAATTATACAAGAAATCTAATTCCCATGAATCGTGAGCTGTTGTTCTCCACGCTAATCCGACAATTTCTGCACAATTATCTGAACTGCCTGTATGATAAAAATATCTAGTGTGATTATCAGTCATATCTTCTACACATTGTTTAAACACGTCTAAACTTCCAAATAAAGTTGAGATTTTATTTTCTGCATCAGCTCCTTTCAGATTGCAGTTAGTTAGTATCTCAGAAGTTCCTTCAATGACTTTTCCATAATTGTTATCTTCTACATATTCCTTAAGAGCATATTCTTGTTTCATATTTAATAGTTGATTTAATAGATTATTAAAATACTTGAGTTATAGATATTATTCCCATTCCTTGGGCGAATTCGTCAACAATTGGAGGAAGTTGAGTGCCACTATATTCTTCAACTTGAGCAGCATATTGTTCACTAAATTCATAAGAAGAATTAGAAATAATAAATTTATAGCTGCACACTACGTTATCTCTAAGAACAAAAAAGTCATTAGTATTGACAACAGTATGATAAATACTATTAGGATTAATAGTAATTTCCTCACCAGAAGACGTTACACAAAATGAACGGGAGTATTTGATTTATTTAAAATAAAATAGGTTGGTTCGCTATAATCATAATCATCTTCATATTGAATTACAAGCCCCCCCCCTGTTTTTATTATATAGATTCATTATATAAAATTTATTACTCATTCCAACTAACATCATTTAGATTGAGCATAAATTCTTCCAATTATTCCAGCCCATTGAGAAGGATTTCGGCTTTCACAAAGTAATATTACAGAAGCTTTAGCATCTGGAGTATTCCCTATAAGTCTATATTCTGCAGCTCTTAAACCTTCCTCTGGAACAAAAGAATTTTCTCCCTCTGATATAACTGCTCCTTTTCTTTGAATAACATATTCTTGTGTCATAATAGATAATTTGAGGGAGAGATTAACTCTCCCTATAATTTATACTAAACTTACTTCTTCTGATGTATATCCTCCTGGAATTTCACTAGTGACAGTTATATCCGTAAGGTTTATATTAATACTTAAAGAGATATTTGCAGCTATAGAAGAACTTGCAGTATTGACATAAGCCTCTAAATATCCATTAGATTGTCCATTTTGCTTTATAACTCTTATTTTAGTTAAATAAATATTTGAAGTTATATCCATCACTTTAACTGTAACTTCCCCGTTACTTCTACATTTAAAAAAGAAAGCAGCTCCTGCTGTTCCTTCTTTTATAGTTACTAAAGCTGAATTATATCCAGAATCAGAAAGTTCTGCGAATCTAATCCATTGCCCAGAAGTCGCACTTGCTAATGCTTTTGCTTTGCCAGCCGAATCAAGCTTAGCTTTATCAGTGGCTGACATTACTCCAGCTTTGGATGTAGTGGCTGCATTAATCGTATGACTATCTACTTCATCAGCATTAGTAGATGTTTTATGGGTCTGATACCATAATTTTATATTATCAGAAGCAGCTTCGACTGTAGTAGGGCCTACAACTACTTTATCCGACATTTTGTTTATTTTATCAGATAAAGCTTTACCCTTACCTCCGTCGTATGCTGTACCAGTAACTTCTCCTAATACAGTTGGAGCACCGACAGTAGTATATATAGTTCCAGTCCATCTAAATTGATAATTCCCTTCTACATCTATGTAAATTTTGCCCGACTCAGGAGTAATGGGAGTTGTTTTTTCTTGATTAGAGAATAGTTGAATATTACTTAAAACTCCTTCTGCGGATTTATCATAAGTAGCATAAACATCGATTACATCATCAACATAAGATGGAAGTTGAGCAGATGGAACTACTCCTTGTTCATCTAATGATGCAATTCCGTTTGCAGAACCTTTACTGTTTATTAAATCTTGCAATTGATTACTAATTGCAGAAGTATCTCCAATTAAAATCCAACTATCTTCCTGAGTATAATCTGCACCTGCAGATAATTGATATATCTTGCCGGGTCTATCTTTACAAGTGACGTTCATACCGTCATATATCCAAACTCCACCTTCCTCGTCTGTCCAAGTTTCAGGCTTTGTTAGGTCTGCGTAAGAACCAACTAATGACCTAGCTTCGAGAGGGGCATCTTTTTTTACTTCAAGATTACCGCTAAAATTAAATGTTCCTCTATCTCTCATAATTAAGCAAATGTGATTTTAAATGATGAAGCTCCATTAGTTCCATCATTGCGGGTATATACTTTATAAGATACGTTGCTTCCTTGAACATCAATATCTTCAGTTGTAATAGTAAATTTACTAATGTCATAAACTTCATAATTACCACTAAGAGTATTTAACAATGTAATTGAAGTTACATTAAACTTAGCTGGCAATTTAAACGAATGCTTATTAGAAGCAGTTTCTGCCACAAATTCAACATCTAAAGTCTTATTAGTAGTTAATGGTAACTTAGAGAATGCTGTAATGGTGTCTTTATTGGTATAATAGGGATAAACACCAGTTACTGTACGACTAACACTATTTGTAGGTGCTACACTTGTTAAATCTGTAGAATCTTTAGCAGAAGATTTATGGTCCTCACTCGTTTTGCCTAAATTACTACAAGCATAATAAACTGGCATAGCAGCAAAAGTACAACTGTGGCGAATTCCAGTAACTTTAGCTTTAACGGTATTAACTCCTTCAATAGCCTTAAAGGTTTTACTTGCAAGTTTAACAGCAGAAATATCTGCACTACCTGTTGCGTTTTCAACATCATTATTGATAGTACGACTTAATTGATACTTATCAGTAGTATTTTGTGTATTAGTGGCTGAAACTGATATTGAAGTACTATCGCTATCTTTAGTATTATCATTAGAAGCAGAATATCCATAAGTAAACCCGCTATATGTACGAGCTGTAGTGGACTGTCCACCCGCATTAATAGTAGTCTTGGAAACTATGATATCTGTACCAACTTCAACAAGTCCAGATTTGTTAATAGTCATAGTTGGAGCAGGAACAGTAGATTTAATTGTACCCTCTTTGAAGACTAGATTAGTAGGCCATAATTCTTTAGTGAATAGAGAAGTTAATAGAGCTTGCAAATTAGTTCTCGAACTAATCGAAGTAATTCCTGCTGAATTTAATAATTCTGCAAGAGGACCTCCAGCCACCGGAATCTCATCTGTCGTTTCTACAGCTTCTGTTGTTAATTCTATTGGATAATACTTTCCATCATCTCCAAGGAACTTAGTTCCAGCACCTGTTGTTAGTATTTTATCAACTTTAGCTTTATCTTCTTTACTCATCAATCCGTCAGATTGAGTACTAGCTAAAGTAAGTTCAATCGTTTTATTAAACTCTTTATAAATCTTTTCCTCAGTATTCCATTCTGCACCTACGAATTTCAGTGTAAGAGGTTTTCCACTCTCTTGTATAATTTTACAATCTTTTATATACTTAGGAATACTTAATACGCTCGGTCCAGTGAAAAACTGCCCCTTTACCCAAATTAGAGCACTATCCTTAATTAAAACAATATAGTCTCCTTTCTCAGTTAATGTTCCATCAGTTAATCGAGCTTGGAATCCTTCGAGCGTGTCAAAATGTATTATTACTCTTTTTTCTTCTTGAGTCATAATTTAATATTTTTATTCAGCAACAATTACATATATACCAACTAAATCCTTGAGTGGATTATAAACAGCTTGTCCGCTGTCCCTAGAACATAGATAAGTTACCTCATCTTGGGAATAATATTTACCTAGTATGAGTTGCATATTTCCGTTATAAGGAATTGGGTCTTCTTTAGTCCCTTCATGTGTTTCATTAATTTCTTCATACAACGAAGCGGTTTCTTTCCCAGGCGCTTGATTCTCAAGTACAGGATTAACAGTTTGTTTAACTTTATATAAAAGTCCTTTGTGTGTTACTTTATCTCCTGCTTTCAAAGAACTTCCAATACAACTTTTCCATGTGGGGTGTAGAGATTTACAAGTTAGTGCTTGAGTATCAGTTAAAGATGTGGTTGTTATTAGAATTCGTAATAGATTAGTCATATCCGCCATAGTTGGAAGTAATTCCTCATCTGATTCTAATTCTTCAATCTGAAAATCTTTCTTTACATTAGTCTTAATAGTAGCTACTAGACTAACATATTCATAATACTTAGAAGTAGCGGAAGAGTCCTGAATTACCCCTAATTGATACGAACTGTATTTATTAATGATTGCAAGCTCTTCTTCTAATGTAATATAAGCTCTTATAATTGCCTCTATGCATTTTTTGTAATCTGGTACCTCTCTTAAGTGTACTTGAATATAATCCCATCTTGTTTCTTCATGTAACTCCTCAGTTTCGATATCGTTTACTTGAACTTGTTTAGATTGAATATCATAATTGTAGTAATATGTTCCATTACCCAACTGTTGAATTTTCTCTGGTTGAGCATTCATGCTTACTCTTCTTGGTTCTAACATTAGGTCTTATTTTAAAATTTACCGGAAATGTACATCTAAGTAAGGAATAGAATAACCTTTTATCCTTACTCTTAAAATAATAAGATTTGTTTTTGTAGACAAAATCAACTCGGAAACACTTACTAAAATTGATTACTTCTACAATATGAATATATTTATTATAAAATCTAGAAATATTAGTTTCCTTCCCATTCCAGTTCGTACATCTTAATCCTGTTAGTTTTTGAACTTTTCTTAGTAAATTTTTAGAATCACAATATTTTAGCCAACCTAAGTAAGCTTGAATTCTTCTTTTTAATTCTGTTCTTGAGATTTTTTTCTTCTTATACTTAGCAATCAATCTAAAGAGTCTGATTTTTATAGATTTTCTTATCAAAGTATGAGTATGGAAAAATTTATAACCAACAAAATCAATTCCTCTACTAACTACTGGGAAAATTTGGTAATTTGGCTTTAATTTCAATTTTAAGACCTCCTTCAAGTACGTCTTGATTGATACTAGAACGTTGTGTAGATAATCCTTATTATCGCTTAGAATAACTATATCATCAGCATACCTAAAGTAAAATTTACATTTCAACTCTTCTTTGACCCAATGGTCAAAGTATGTTAAATATAGATTTGCGAAGAATTGAGATAGATAGTTTCCAAATGGAACCCCGTCTGCTGAATAAATAATTTCTTTTAGAAGGGTTAATAACTTCTTATCCTTTATCTTCTTTGTGAGTATATCATTATATAGGATGTTATGGTCAATAGAGGGATAAAATTTTCGTATATCCATTTTCAAACAATATTTCGTTTGTTCCGGATACATATTTAAGACCTTTTTTAAATCATATGCTACATTATGTATTCCTCTATCCTTTATACACGAATATGTTTGTTTGATAAAAATATTAGTCCAGATGGGCTCCATGATGTTCATAATAGCATGATGAGTTATTCTGTCTGGATAATATGGGAGCCTAAAGATTAATCTTTCCTTAGGCTCATATATTGTAAATGTACTATATTGAGAAGTTTCATATGTTAAATCTCTCAATTTCAAAGCTAATTCAATATTTTCTTTATCTCTATGCTTATCATGTTTATTTATTCCCCATCTATTTCTTTTATTTAGTCTAGCCTTACTGTCCGCTAGATAGATATTATCAAGTGAATATATTTGTTCGTGCAAATATCCTATTCGTTTCAAGGTCTTATATATTTTAGTTGGAAGCGTTCGAGAATAATCCTACTAACACCCGTTATATTAAATACTACGTTATTTTTTGCCAAGGGGCAAGGACGCTATCTCAGACAAAAACTATTCTTACTCGATTCAATATATAATAAAGCTGACATTGGCATTGGCATTGCTGACCCCATTGTTAGAATTGAAGTTACTGAGACTGGAATTAGTACCATTATTAGCGTTGCTGCTAACGAGGAGTGTTTGCTACTAATCTGTCTGACCAATACAAAAGTAAAGAAATAGCGCCCTGATTTATATTTTAATTTAATTTAGTCTAATTATAGTGCGAAAGCCGACAAAGGCATAGGCATAGCCGACCCCATGGTGAGAACGGAAGTAACCGAGACCGGAATTAGCACCATTATTAGCGCTGCCGCCAACGAGGAGTGTCCTCAATGCTGTGTTTCCTGAATTACACCAGTGGTAATCACACATGTATGTTGTTGTAGAGCCGCCAACTTCAGATGGAATAATTTCTCCAGTCCTTCCTAAGTCAAAGGCTTTTATATAACCATCTTTTGCAACCTCTATTCCCGCAACAGATTTACTTCCTATTTCATCAGTAAATTCTTCTGGGTCTATGGTTGTATATACATTACTGTCTTCATTTGCAACATTCCTTTTTATAACTATACCTTCTAAGTTAGTCCAAATATCTCCAAATGGATTGTCGAATCCTCTCCAACGAGGCATTTTAAACGTTTTAGTAGCAACAGTAATAGAATCACTAACGGTGGTATCGGGAATAACAAGGTCTTTAATTCCAGTAAAATTGCCTATATCATTACCATAACCACATGGAGTTAAAGGATAATAGCCATTATAATTATTCCAGCTAGTTCCATCCCATGTAGTAACACCATCTCCTAAACCACCTTGATGATAGCCTTCAGAAGTTAATTCTGCATTGTATGCAGCTTGAGAATTAAACGTTGCATATTCAATAACCCAACACCAATAGAATATCCACTTATAGTATTCGTAGCATAATAATTCAGAACCAGCATTTGTAGCATAAGTTCGCATATTTGCTCTTGTAGTATTAGTTCTTGGCTTACCTAAATCTGTTCTAAAGGCATCCGATTCTAAATAAGTATCTCTATCAGCTCTATTGCCTCCACCTCTGAATTGCGTAGTTGTATTAACTACTGATACTGCTTTTGGAGTACTAGAAGTAGTTGTGTCTACTGTACATCTATAAGCGTCAATTAATAATTCCGGAATTTCTACCCATGTATCGTCAATTTTTACAGTTGAGATTTTAACCCATCGTTTGTTTGACTTACTTCCAGACTTTCCGTAGAATTTTATAGTGTTTACTCTTACAGTGCCATCTGTTCCGTCTAACACAGAAGGCTCTCCGTTTTCTTTTAATGACCAATCATTGGGGTCTAACCAATATTTTATAACCGGACCTTCTGCTACACAACCTCTAAATGATGATTGAATTGGAAGCTGTTTATGTAATAAAGGATTCCCAATTCTTGTTAAGGCTGGGTCGGCTACTGTAACATCCCATTCAACTCCATATGAATAAACATCTTCGTTAACAACCATTGATTCGATTTCGTTTTGAAGATTTGTTTGTTCTTCTTGAAGTTGTTGCCACATGGTATTTAATAGGTCGAACTTTTCCTGAAGTTTACTACTTACATCTGCCCATTCTGCAGTTCCATCCTCGGTATTAACAAGCATTTGTCCAGTAGTTCCTCCCGAAGGAATATGTTTATTGCCAGCTGTAGTAGGATGCGTATAATTGTTAGCGTTTTCTTCTATTCCTTCTAATTTGGCTTTCTCCTCAGTGGTATAGTCTTCTGTAGAAAGTTGTTTGCCGACCACTTTATCTACCTTATTATTTACAGTTTCGATTGTGGCGTATTTAGAATCACTTTCTTGTTTAGTATAAGCATCAACTTGAGGAATAAGAGCGTCTACCTCTTCCTTAGTATAATAATCGGTAAGGTCAACATCTACGTGCTTATTTCCCAAAAATTCCCACTTATTTTGTTCTACTAGCCAAATGTACTCGTCGTAAATATCGTTGGTTCTAGAACTTTCATTTGGAACTAAATATATCCTGTCTGGGTCTCCAGTTTGGGGAAGTTCAGTTACAACTGTAATTGTTTTCCCTTGCTCAAATTCAATATTTCCAGTTCCTAAGATAGATTGACCATTAAAGGTTTTAATGTTTGTTCCACTTACTAAAGCGTTTTGTTTGGTTTCTAGTTCACTTTTAGTAGCATATTTCTGGTCAGATTCGGTTTTAGTATAGGCATCAATAGGATTAGATACTAAAACATCAACTTCTTGTTTACTATAAGTTTCTTCTTTTGTGTAAGTTGTTGCTTTTGTAGCATACTTAGCATCGGATTCTTCTTTCGTGTAAGCATTAGTATGAGGAGTAATCATAGAATCTACTTCCTCTTTTGTATAAGAAATAGATTTTACTTTCTCATCTATACCGGGAACCGTATCTGCATTAACTATAAAGTTTCCAGTTTCTGCTCTAGAACCATCATACGTAAAAGCTATTTCTCCATTATATTTAACAACTAAAGCATTTGGATTGGGCAATGCTGTGGGAATGTCGTCTATATCAGCTTTCTTATTTAATAACGCATCTGTTTCTGATTTAGAATATGCATTTACGTGCGGAAGAGCGTCGACTTGCTCTTTATTATAAACTTCGTCTTTGGTATAATAGTCCTGAGGGTCAATTCCTACTGAAGAGTACTTGATTCCTCCAAAATAAATAGATTTTACATCCTTTACTAAATAAATAGTTCCTGGGTCAATGGTAGTAAGTTGATACTCATCAAAAGTATCAAAACTTTTAAGTGCAACAGGAGTTTCTGTGCCCTCCCAATTAAACTTACATTCTATTCCGTTGTCTCCTTTTACAATAATAGTTCTGGATTTAGTATTTGGATTTATAACTAAATCAGCCCATAACCCACTTGTAGAAGTTTTTAAATCTACAGATTTATTAATAATGGGATTGTTTATTTTAACAGAGGAAGAAATTTTCCCGTCTTCAGTCTGATTTATAATCGTATCCGATTCTTGACCTCTAATAAATAAATCATCGACACTAGCCCAATATTCCATACCAGTGTTAGTTTTTAACACTAACCAATGTTCTCCAACATAATTAGCAAGTCCATTATCAACATCGGTTTGCGTAGCTACGTGTCGCAGAAAACTAGATATTTTAGTATCAGAATCTATTTGAATAGAGGAAACTTCTTGACCGCTAGGGTTCTTTCCGATAATCTTTATTTTATATCCATCAATTTCTTCTGAATCAAGTTCTGTAATACCTTCTCCAATAGAAGTAATATAATTTCTAATAGCAGAAGAAGTAGGGATACTATCATTTTCTGTGTCTACTTCATTAGACACTTTATATGAGCCATACGTAGTCCATAAATAGTCTAGTTGGCTCATATTACGTGGTCTTTGTATTTCTTTATTCTTCATAGTTAGCCCAAATTAATGATGCAATAGTATCTTGACTTGGAACAACACTTCTAACCCAGTTAGTAGTTGCAAGTCTTTGAGAACTATCGTTAGCGTCAGGAGACATAGCAGATTGAGGAACTCCAGTAAATACAGGAGAATCAATGGGAGCTTTTAACTTCATATCTGTCTGTAGTTGACTAATATTTTCCTTATTAGTTGTTACCAGCCCTTCAATTCTGTTCTCTTCTACTTGTGCTCTGGAAGCTTCTGTGACAATATCATTAGCGTTTTTTGCTTCAGCAGACAAAGCCCTAGATGTCTCTGTAGCCAAATCACTTGCAACTTTTTCGACGGAAGTTTTAACTGTTTGTGTATCAGTACTCAATTCGTTGATTACAGTAGCAAGGGTTTTTCCATCGTGTGTAATATTTTCAGAAGTACCTCCTGCATATAAAGCATTACCTTTCTTTTGTAGTAAATTATTCTCTCCAACAAACAGTCTAACATCCGCAGATAGCTTGTCCGGTCCAGTTCCCAATTGTTCCACTTTAGTAAGCTCAACTACTTTATTGGGGTCTGAATTGTCTATAACCCATTCTCTAATTAAACTCCCTACTGGGATATTAACTACTTGTTTGGTTCCATCCAGTAATTTAAAGGTAATTACAATGGTTTCTTGGTCAGGGTCATATTTAGCATCTTCTACAACTGTAGATAATCCTATAACATGTTGTCCTACAATTGCATCATTGACTTTAATGGTTAAGATTCCGTTTTCGTAAGTAGAAGCAATCTTACAAAAGATTCCATCATTTTTGGTAATAACACTATTTCCATCAACTGTAGATATTTTTACAATACCTGAAATTTCAGTTTTATCAACAGTTTTGTTAATGGTTAAATCTACAGTATTAGTGTCTACAGCTTGAATATTTACATTATTAATTGCTTCATTAATTAATCCATCCAATATTTTTAAAGCATTCATAACTGAAGTAGCTTCTTTTAAATACGTGGTGGATTGGTCAGGATTATAAGCTCCGTCTCCACTTAATCCAACTCCTATCTGAGTTTGGTCTAATTCAGACTGAATATTAATATCCTTATTCTCTAATGTGCTTTGCAGAGCCCTTACAAAATCTTCAATACCTCTAAGAGTTCTAAAATTAGAAGTAGGAAGTGGGTCTCCCATAATACTGGATACCACTTTGGCAAGAGCATCTTTTAACGTATCTGAATCAGTAAATCCAGTTAAAAAATCTTGTAGTTCCGGAAATGTATTAATTTGAATATTGGCAGTATCCTTAGTACTCAAAAATCTATGTAGTTCATTAGATACTGCAGTTAACGAAGAATAATTTAAAGTAGCTAAATAGCCTTTAATATCTTCTACTGAAGTTCCGACGACAGCTTGAAGTTCTTCTTTAATTGTAGAAACCTTTTCAGTAAGTTTATCTAACTCAGTTCTTAGGTTTTCTATAGCCCTAGCAAGTTTCTTTAAGCTATTCAATCCTTCGGGAATTGCGGTATGGTTAGTATCGCCCCAGATTGCATCGTCTGCAGTTTGTCTATCTTGTATTTCCTGATTTAGTTTTTCTTCCAGTTCCTTCAGTTTACTGTTTAAATCATTGACATCTGTGAATGTAATAAGTTGTTTAAACTCTAATTCATCATTTGTCTGTTTTCTTACCACCCACCACAGAGATTGTTCATCTGAAGTAGAGCTTGCTACTATTTTAAACAATCCTTTATGAAGGGTTGCATTATTTTCTGGAAGACTATAAAACTCTTTTAAAGCAGCTTCACTCTCAAAAATATAATTGTTTTCAAGCGGGAAATTTCCAGTTCTGCTAAAGCTGCCTATTAATTCACTATATTGTCCCATTCTTTAAGGTTGTGTGATTGATTGAAATTTATAAGTTACTTCAGAGTTAAGAAAAGCTAGTACTTGTTTGTAAACATATAATTTATAAATTACATCATTAATAGCTCCCGGAACTTGGAATGGTATATCACTAATTACATCAAATGCTTCAATTCCGAAATTTTGTGCAGGAGTTATTACCTCTACTAAATCCGGATAATTTTTGGGCATTGCAACAAACAAATGTTTAGGTTCTGATGGAGTAGAGAAATTATATTTATGTGTAATTTCTGATACTGAATCTCCAGAAGCAACAAACTTATTATTTGTAGAGTCTGAATCAGCAAGTTCTTGTAAATACTCAAACGATACAGTAGACGCTGTCTTCCATTGAGGAAGTAAACCTACAAATATTGGTAAAGCAACTTTAGTTGTGCATGTAGCAATATGTTCTACTCCACTAATCAATGTTACTACAAATTTAAATTCTGTGTCTTCTGTGATTGGGTTAGATTCAACTGAATGAGTTCCATTTTCAAAATCTTTTTCAGTAAATGTTCCAATCAATATTCCATTTTGAAATAATTCTGCATGTTGCAGAGCAATTACACCATGTACTTGCATATCCACAATAACTGATTCCCCTACTATAGCAGTGGGAGGAGCACTAACTGCAACTGCTTGTCCGTAAAAAATAGCATCCATAGCTTCTTGAAATGTAACCTCATCAGCCACTTCTGAATTATCCTCTACAAAACCTACGGTTGTTTGAACTGGGCCACTAGTTTTCCATATAGGCTGATTATTTTTAATTTCTTTTTGAAGTTCTTCTTTGAGATTGCCTATTTGTTTATTTAATTGACCTAATATAACTAAATGGCTGTCTTCAGTACCTTCAACTCCTGATTGTGGAGCTGTGAACGGAATTGTTCCATCGCGCTGTACATAGTGTTTTCCATAGATTTCCCTTAAAGTTCCATGTGGGTCATATGCGTTTATGTGTTCCTCAATAGCTCCTTTTGCAGCTTCAACAACTAAACTATTGATAATACTATCAATTTGAGCTCTAGAATAAGTTTCAGCTTTTGAATAGGTATCGCTTTTTTTGTAATATAAAGCAAGTCTTTGATTGAGGATAGTCATGAATCCATGAGGGTCGATATCAACCAAATGATTACTCATTACAGAGTCTACATATCTTTTAGTAGCTAAATGACTTTCTGCGATAGGGTCAACTCCTAATTGAGCTTTTACAAATGGAGTAGTTCCGTCTTTTTTAATATAAGGGCTGAATAAGGCATCAACTTCATTCTTTTTATAAACCTCTTGTTTTAAGTATACTTGAGAAAGTTTTACATAAACAGCAAGAGCTTCGTTTACCTTATCCATTATATGATGTGGGTCATCTGCGCGTAAGTGACTATCCAATAAATTGGTCACAAATCTTTTTGTAGTTAAGTGGAATTCAGTAATAGGGTCAACTCCTGATTGCGGAGCCTTAAACGGAGTACTTCCGTCGTCTTTTACCATTCCTGTTATTTTTGAATCCACCTGAGGTAAAATACCATGAGGGTCGTCTGAATTTAAATGCGTTGTAAAGGCATCTTTAATTAATTGCTTAGCAATGGTGTCAGACTCTAATTTGGTATAAACAGAAGTTTTAGGGTAGACCCCAAGATTTTCTATTACTAACTGTTTTTCACTTTCCTCACTGTATTCTCCTAGAAAATTATCTTTCTCTAGATACTGTGTAGTATCTTTAACTGGCTCTGCTTGAAGACAAGCTTGTCCTCCAGAATTTCCAGGGGTTAAAATAGCTTTACCTGCCATCTATTATTAATATAAAATTGTGAAATAAACATAGACTTTGTATCATCTATCTCGTTGTTCTCAAGCAAATCAATTAAACTTATTTGTTCAAGGATTAATTGATAATCTAATTTATATCCTTTTTCTAAAGAATGAAGTAAATCTTGGTATTCACAAATAACCTTTTCCTTGAGATTACTTACTGCATCCGCATCCGTGATTAGGAATCTGTTTAAACTCTGACTTGCATAATCCATTGCAACCTCCTATTTGTTCTATTACTCTCTCGACTTCGGCTAACTGATTAAATTCAGTCATATACTCGATAACATTAATTGCCATCCAAACTAAATCTCTTCTATAAGTCAATTCTCCGATTTGAGCACTTTTACCCCAGCATTTACTAAATCCTCTATTATTAAATATTTGCTGGCACAAAGATATATAACATTTCTTAAGAAAACAAATGGACACATAATTTTCACTTATTCTAGAAATAGTTGTGCCTTCCTCATTTCTTTCTATAATTTCTGATAACTCTACCGCGGATACTTCCTCGTTTATATATTTATATACATTTTTTCCATCGGAAAAATAAACGGTATCATAAATGGGAAGAGCCGACCCGGCCTCTTTCTCTTGTTCTTTTACAAACCACTCTTGTGAAGGTAAAACGATATGAACTACATCGAACCATCCATCGAATCCGACAGGAAGAACAATCGGTTTAACTACATCAGAATGTTCAGTATAAGTAGGAACTTGAACTTCCGGACCAGTAGTTTTATTATATTGTAATACATCTATAGAAACAGTATCAGAATATTTAAACCTATTTTTTACAGTTACAGCAGAAGATTCCGGTAAATAACCGTTATCTCCTACTTCTGTAATATCTTTGACAATCACTTTACAAGAATCGTCAGCACAAACTTGTATTTTTAATTCCATTTTAAACTTGTTTTATTTTGTCGTTATATGGATTATTATCATATAATTGAAGTACTTCAACTTCTGTTCTCTTGGTATCATTTTCTGCCTGGGCGGTTTTATATCTTGCATCACTTTTAGCAGTAAACCATCCAAGCTCTCTTTCATTGTCAACTTTTTGTTGTTCGAGTTGTAATTTAGCTTCATTGAGACTCTCAAGCTTAGTCTGGGCTTGTTGAAGTTGCTGTTGAAGTTGTTGTACTTGTTGTTGTAGTTGTTCGTTTTGTTGAGCCAACTGTTGAGCTTGATTGTTTTCTTCTTTTTGAACACTAAGCGCTTTTTGAGCTTTATATTTAAGTTCAGTTAAACTTTTAGCTGTTAATGCTTCGAATATAATGCTTGGGTCCAAATTTCCGGCCTTTATAAATTCAGGAATAACAGCTCGTATGGCTTCCATATCTTGAATAACATCAGTACTTGTGATGATATGAATATCGAAATCGCTAAGCGTGAAGTGTTCTGGAAGGGCGGTGAAAACTTTTTGAAATTTATCTCCTAATATAAGAGTCCCAGTTAATCCATTTTTGTATACTATTTTCGCAATATTTAAACAATCTAATAACATTTCATTAGTTACTAAATCCATTTGTTGATAATATTTTTTAGTAATTATAAATGAATTATTAAGACTTGTTTGTACATTAGTAACTGCATCCTTTTGTTGTATTCCGTTAAGCCTTTCTCTGAACACTCCTGTTATTGAACTAGTAGTTTGTTCTGTAGCTTCAATAGCTAATTGAATACCTTGTATTGTTTGAGCTTTTACTGTATCATCAAATCCAGAGAACGTCGTGTTGTTATTGAACTGACGTCCTTCTTGAGATGTGTCAATTAAAGCAACTCCAGATTTTTTATATGCTATCCATTTTTGAATACGTTCTGGAAGTTTAACTCCTAATGCTGTCGGAAGTACAGATAAATCTAGCCAGTCTCCGGTTGTTCCGCTGTTGGCTATCAAATTATCTCGGAAAAAATGTAATAAATCGTATTTGTCTTGAAGGTTAGCGCAAGCTAATACAAGAGAGAAAGGTTCGTTATTTCTATCGTTAAAATAAACTCCGTTAACACTTAATCCACAGTAAGCTGGATTATCTTTACTTCTTATAACATTTTCAGATTCTCCTTTCAGAATATAAATTTCTTGTCCAATCCTTACAGTTTCATACCTCTGCATTACGAAATCTTTATCTGTTTCCGTCCATTCAACTTCATAAACAGGAATTAATTTGTAATTATAGGATTGGATATTTTCATCAGGGAAACCTGGAACTATTTCTCTTCCAGCATCTAATCCATCCGTTAAAGGTTCTCCAGTTTTTTGGTCAGTAAAGGACCTTACATAATAATGAGAAGTATCGAAACTCTCATGCCACATATCCTTTATTTTGGCAATATCATCTTTCGATAATTCTCTTCCATAGCAGTTAAGAATTTGAGCTTTTGTCAGCCATTTACGTACTACCACTCTGTAAGAATCCTTTATATATATAGATTCTGGGTTTCTATCTATAAATGTATTTAGCGGGTTTAAAACTTCAATGGCGACATTAGTTTTTTCTGGAGAAGGTTTTACTCTATAAAATGTATATCCAGTAATAAGCAAATCAAGAAGCAAAGTTCTGAGTTTTGTTATCATATCAGTATTCCTTGATTGCATAATATATTCTACAACATTCTGCGCAGCTATTTCATATTGAGATGTAAAAGATTGGTCTAAATCGCTGATAAGCTTTTGAAGCTGTTTTTCTATATAAGTATCAGTTATATTTTGCCCATCAACAAATTTTAACATTGCGTTTTGTAAATGAGCCTGAAGAAAATAATAGACTTCGGAAGAAATAGAAATTTCTTTTTCTCTAGAAATATTGCTTATTGTTTCAGAATCCTTGCAAGATACTTTTGGAATAATAGGAGTTCCTAAAAACTCTCCAACTAATGCATCCACATGCTTTCTAATCAAAGGAATAAATTCCACCGATGTAGCTTGACCCAATCCAAAATTTTCTTCTAAATATCTATATTGCTCTGCGTCCCTTTTACAATTGTAATAGTTGTATGCTTTTTGTAATCTATATTTCGGATATACTAGTTCTGAGATAGCTCTATCAGTTTTTTCTATTAATTCGCTATCTTTTTTAGTATTTTTCATATATTGGTTCAATTCTATTAACGTCTTCTTCTTTACAATCTTCTGGATACGTTTTGTATCCAAGTGAATATTCTACTCTCCAAAGACTTTTTGTTCTGAGTTCTTCTCGCATAAATTTAAGAAAATCTATGGCATCTAATTGAGCAGATATTACTAAGGGTTTGTCTATATTATTTAAAGCAAACTTAGCAGAATATCCTCCTTCAGGTAATTCTGTTATAATTAATTTGCTAACATATTCTTTACAGTAAATATCCCGAATGATATCGCGGATTGCTACTTCTAATTCCTCCGTAGTCATGGTATTCGTATAAATTATATTTTGGAATATTAGATTTAGATTTAGGAATTATTCCCCATTTTTTTATTCCTCGCTCGTCATAGTAATATCCAAAATCTTCAAATTCTGAACTAATATCTTCTACTTGTTTTGCAACTACACCACCTAATTCTTCGTCAGCTAATTCAGCCATGCCCATAGCTGCGACGATATCAAACTTTCTCTTATTTTCGTCTGTATATCTATTCAATTCATCCAACATTTCTGGGAACCAAATAGTATGGCAATAGTCATTTACAAATGCAGCAATTAAGTCCGTTTGATGGTCAATTACGGCAACAGTGGCTGGAGCACCGTAGGCTTTACTAAGCCCAGAATTAATATCCGGCATTGTAGCTCTAGGTCTTCTCATAAAGAGATTTAGATATTTATTTTCTCTTGCCCATGTAAGAATAGATACCTTAGATGCTTCAAGTACACATTTACAATTATAATATTCCATTAGTCTAACTGCCATTTTATATGCTTCTCGGACATCATTAGGTCTATCTTTATAATAGGCAACATACTCTGGGTCTCCTTGCCCTATAACTCTTTTCTTAATTACAATACAAAAATCAGAAGGGTCTTTAGTAGCTTCGGATGTATCTTTTTGCCCAATATCAATACTATCTATTCCGGCTACATACATATTATTCATTTTCGGTCTACAGATGGGACGTCCTGCATCATCATATTCGACTGTGGTCCAAACTGGATGTTCTCTAATATGAACCTTTCCTCCTGAATTTTTTATCCATTTAAATCCAGTTATATTTTCTCTTTTATGAGTTCCATTAAAAGAATACTCTAACATCCCATGCTCGATAGGTTTACCCATCTTGTCTGCTCTAATAGTTGCAAGTTGTTCAGCAATTAAAACTTTGTTGAATTTATTGATTCCTTCTAGAGCTAATGCTTCGTCTGCATTAAAACAATATTCGGCACAATAAATTACTAAAGCCTCTGGGTCATTTACCTTCTTGTCGCGTTCTGCTTCATAATAAGCTTTAGCCTTTTCTGGATTTGTCCATCCTCTTTTATCAGTAAGTTCAGGATGATTAGGGTCGTTAACGATTGAATAAGCTGGAATAAAATATGCAGAGATAATCTCTGCCCCGTCCATAGTATAATTATGCCGGTAAGGTAATGCATCATAAACCCAAGGTTTTTCGTAAGCATCAGCAAGTCCCTCTAGCGCAGGACCACTGTCTCCACCAGTACCCCAAGCCATTTTAATTCCGAACCTAGCTCCCTGAATTCCTACTAAAGCATCTCCCTGCATGAAAGCTTTTTTCCATTTGGGCCAAGAGCCACTTTCTTCATATATAAGTAAGTCAGTACGGTCTCCACGAATTTTATTAGGCTTATCAGCCACAATTCCTGTAATTTCAGACATCCATCCTTCTTCGATTTTTTGACCGTTGACTACTTTATAATGAGATGCTCTTTTAGCCATCACAGTATCTTGGATTTGTCTCAACTTAAAGAATCCCCCATCTGTGCTATCATTTATCCAGTCAAGTTGTTTCCAGCACTTATCTAATGTTTTAGATACATAATTATCAAGTTGAGCTGCAATCACTACAATAGCGTTACGCCTACAATTGTATGTATTTACTGCAATTGCTGCACCTATTTCTGAGAATCCAACTCCACGAGCTTTTAATCCGATAGCATTTTTACGTAACCGTTTACATAATTCAATATAATGAAAATATTCATATTGTTTTACATAAAATGATGGGAAGGCATAAACTCTACCGGCTCCAGCTTTATCCGCAGAAGTTAAGTCCATTAATTGATAATAATTTAAAAAGAAATAATTATCACCAGTGATTGTATAACCATTAACAGTCATTCCATCTCTACAACGTATATATTCTTGAGTCCAAAAATCAGCATATGGTTTTGTTCCTGGCCTAAATCCTCCATAATGTCCAGTTCTCAAGAATCCATCTCTGGCTTCTGTAAACCACTCCCATTTAAAATCCAACCCACGAGTTTTATCGATAGGTTTATATCCTGTAAGTTCATAGGAGAGAGTAGAATCAAAAAACTCAATTCTCTCTCCTATTCTTACATCCCATTCCGAATGATATTTAGTTTCTATTAAATTATCAAGTTCTTGTTTAAATTCAAGGTCTTCTTTTTGCTGAACTTCTTTTACTATTTGTTGGATTCGAGCTGGAATAGTAACTGCAGGAGTTTCAGATTTTTTCTTTCTACCTCTAGCCATACTTAAAATCCTTTAGGTATAAACCCTTCAACTGCACCGGCTCTTAGAATAGATTGTTCAGATACTTCTTTCTTTACTTGTCCTTCTAAGAGTTTTAATTCATCATTTACTTTAGATAAACTAGAAATTTCAGCCATAATGTCTTTAACCTTGAAGATTGGCTTTCCAGTTTGTAAATCTCTTTCTTCTGGGTCTATATTATTAAAATAATCAATGAATTTATCGACTGTGTTTTGTGCAGCCTTTAACATTTTTATAGAACGAGTTTCTTCTTGTAAGGCTCTATACTTTCTACAAGCTGCTCTAAATAATGGGTCATTAAATTCTTCTTCTGTAAGTCCAGCATCCTTTAATGCTTCTTGATGCCTTTCTTGTTCTGAATAATCTGAGTAGGGGGATAACCAGTCAAGAGCAAGCCAGATATATTTAAATTCTCTAAATGCTCTTTCTCCATGTTCTCCCTTCTTATCCTTAGGCGTAATATTTCTCTTATTATCCATCAACGCCCCAAATTCTCTTATCAAAAGAATTTCAGGCACATTAAGCTCTACTCTATTATTAACACTATCATATAGAAATATTTTCTGCATAATGGATTAAATTAACGATAAGCAGTTCCTATTTCATAAGAAACTGGTGAACTTTGATTAAATGTTATTCCGTTTTGTTGTACTTGTCTTGATTGCCAACTAATAGGTGATTGATTCGGAACTCGGTATCCTATTTTTGGAGTTGGAGCTGCTTGATTATTTGCAGAAAATACTGGTTTTCCAAGAGGGGAATTAGACATTACTTGATTATCTATCTCTTGTTTCATATTACTAAAAGCTTGTGCATGTTTTCCTCCTTTGTTAGCAATTTTTTGAAAAATAGTAGATGCTCCAACTAAACCTTTCTTCGCGATTTGTTTATTCATAAGACTTCTTTGAAAATCGCTAATAACTCCACCTCCTTGTTTTTTCGCAGGTTTCTTTATAGACTTCTTTTTAGAAGGATTGTCTTTGTTGAATTTTTTAGCTATTTCGCTGTTCGGATATGCTTTTGCGTATGCAGCAGAATCTGCTTTTGCTTCACTATCCACTTTCTTTTTCCAATCCTTTTCACTTAACATTTTATTTCCGCCTTGGTCCTTTTCAATAATTGGGCCTCCAGTCTGCTTCTTTGTTGATTTCTTTTTCATCTTACCTCCACATTTATCCATCTCAGCTCTAAAATCTCTAACTACTTTAGTTCCTTTTTCTGCTTTGGGAGTTGCTTGTTGAGCTTGCGCTTTTTTTATACATTTGCTACAAATTACTCCACCTTTTTTAAAATAATTCATTTCAAAGCCTTCGGGGCATTGACCTCTTAACGCTTTTATATAATTAAGTTTTGCACCTTTAGCTGCAGTTTGTATTTGTTCAGTTCCTTGCGTCATAAGTTGTTCAAATTGTTTACGTTGTTCTTGTAACCCTTCTTCTCCGAGTTCTTGTATATATTGATTTAATTCAGATTCAGATTTAGCTCCAGAAATTTCTATGAGATAAGCCACAAACGCCTTCTGTTTTTCATCTAGCTTTCCTCCCTGTTTGAATTTATTAGTTCCCCACATAAATTGCTGTACGTAAGGATATTCAGCATAATTTCCAATTTTTTCATATACAGGATTATCACCAGGAGATACTGTTAAATTCTCATCAGTTATCATCATAAAGTCATTTCCTTGATTAAATCTTCTTGAATTAGGTCCTATGGTTCTATAAGGCCCTTGAGAAGAAATTCTTCCAGTGATAGGAAGTTGCTCAACAGATAATGTTGGGGCGCCTGCAGAAGGGGCAATAGGTGGAAATGGCTTTAAAGGTTCTGCGGGAATCATAGGGTCTATGCTGTTTCTATAATAAGAATACGACCTTAATGTGGCAGGTTCATCGTTAGACTCAAATTTTTTACCATAATGCTTATAAGAACGTGGTATCCTAGGAGCTGTGATTACAACTTCTGGAATTTCGTTAACTGGTTTACCCTTACTTTTGGTAGGATTGTCTGCTATCTGAGTAGTATATGTACCTTTTCCCCATTGAAATTGCTTAAGTCCTCTATTTCTTGCCTCTTTAAAAGCAGTATTGAATGATTTAACTCCTCTTAAATCATCCTGAGCAATTTCAGAAACTGTCTGTAATTTAGACGGCTTACTAGATGTACCTGGAACGTTAAATGAAACTCCTTTTAGTGGGGCTGTGGACTTCTTTTGTTTGGCAGTATTCCGTATGATATCTGGATTGCTTTTCCACGTTTGATGAAGTTGTTTTAAAGTCTTTTCATCTAAGCTAGCATCTCCATAAATAGTCTTAATATGACCCATCAGTTCAGGGTCGAATGTTATTTTTTTCGCCATATTTATAAAAATAAAGGAAAGCTAATTTAATAACTTTCCTTATCTGTTAATATATTTATTATTTTTACTATACCTTTATCAGGTCCTTTGTATTAAAGATGGCTTCTTGCATTAATCCATCAACTGTAAACCACCTGCATTTAATTCCTTTTAAAGGACTTTTTTCTTCAGTTTTACTTTTAGGACGAAGAGAATAAAGTTCTTTCTGTACAACCAACATAATTGGCTTATTAGGCAAATCTTGCTTCAGAGTAACTGTATCTCCAGGCAAAAAGAATATTTTTTCTTCCATATTAGTATTTATTATAAGCTGTTAATTTTCCTTGAGCAGCTTTTAAAAAGCGCTGTCTTAATTTTTCATTTACTACCGCAAGCACGCGCAATTCAGACAAATATACGAGTCCCATTTTAAAGAATGGAATTGGAGTTTGAGAAGGTTTAGTGAAGAATACATCATCTCCTTCTCTGACATATTTGGTTTCTGGACCAACTTCTATAACTTTACCTACCATGATAAAATTCTCTTCTTCTTCTATTTCTCCATTGTCTCTATTTTTAAATTCTGGTTTATGTCCTCCTAAATCATAGATAAGTCCAGTTGAGCTTACTTTAATTTTTTGATAGGGGTTTTGGTCATAAGGTCTAATTATCATATAATTAAAAACTGGCATAATTTCCAGCCCGTTCATATTATCAGCAATACTCTTAGCTCTTGTATTAACATCCTCAATATAAGAGTCCATTTTAGCAGTATATTCGTCTACTGAATTATTAAACTTTACAGCAGCATCTCGTTTCATCCTTTCTTCTACATCTTCTGCAGAATTTAAAACAAAATGCTGAGCCCCTGACTCAAGACCTACGACTTGTTGTGCAACCTTAACTTCTTCTACGTTGTGCAATTCTAATGATTGCGGATTAAATGTTTTGTTTTCCATAATTCATTTTCAATTTAATTACCATTTTCTTGCGGGACAGTTTTCCCTCGATAAAGTAGTTTTAGCTCTTAATCTACACCCGCATCCTCTATAATAACCATCTTTTTTCTCAGTACTTACATCCCCTGTTTCAGGGTTTAGCCATAATCTCATATTACACATACCGCCAAGCTTTGGGGTATAAAGAGGACATTTCAAACAAATCCTCATCCTAGGTTCTGAAATGTCTTGATTAAGACTAAGAACCTCATTTAAATGCCCGGTTACTATATTTCCTATTTCCATATTATATAGAACAGTATTAATCCTTTCGACTATTAATTATCATTGCTTAACATTTAAAGCGTATTAAAGGCTTTAAAAATGTTCCTTTTATTACTTTTTCTACTCAGATTAATATTCTATTCTTTGTCTTTTTGCTCTTTGTTGTTCTTTTACTACATTCTTTTTATGGAAAGAAAATAATCTTTTTACATCCTCTTTTAAGTATTCCAAATTATAAATAGTTTCATTTCCCTCATGGTCATAATGAACCATAATGAGTTCTTTAATTACAAAATCCGGATTTAATTGTTGAAGCATGTAAGCATATGTACTTAACTGCATAGTATAGTGCATATAATTACAATCCATTAAATTATTAAGGGGATATAACATAGTAGCATTTCTTTTAGTAGTTGTATCAAATCCAGATTTCTGGTCGATTTTCTTATTAGTTTTATAATCTACTATGTAGATATCGTTTCCGTTTTTAATTAAAAGGTCAATCTGACCTGCTACTCTCAAGGTTCCGTCTTCTGATTGATAATAGATAAGGTATTCTGGATATACTCCATTTTCTAAATCTAAATCTGTATAACCCTGTCTGCATTCAAATTTCCCACCTAATCCAAATTTTTTTAAACTAATATCCTTGGGCTTTTTATAATATTGATTTTCAAGCTCAGCATGGATTTTAGTGCCTCTTTCACAAGACTCTTTATTAGTCTTTTCCCATTCCTCTAGTATTCCTTCTTGTATCTTATTAAACTCTTCAGTAGAAATATCATATAAATCCAAGATTGATGTATCGAATCTTTTTGTGGTAAGTAATGATTTTTTTTCTATTCCCCAATTCTCTTTAGGTATAAGTTTTTCTAAAGCTTTATATGCGCTCCAGAATTCTTTATCAAAAGGTTGAGTAAATTGGTGAATAAGAGTAGTTACAGAAATGTACTTAGAGTTGTCATTTTCATTCCAGTAAAGATGTGCTTCATCATTATAGCAAACTTCACCATTCTTTTTATCAATTTTCATGCTCGTATTATTTTTTGTTTATCGTTGCATTATAATTTAGTAACGTAGAAAGTATTTGTGTGGATGGTGCAATACAAGTATTATAATATCCTAAATAGTATTGTTTAGGCTTATCGTAGAGTACAACAATTAACCCTATTGGAGCTGTTGCTCCATCTGAATTAATGCCATCAATTGGATAGATAGCTGCAGCGTGCGCTTCACATTGTCTCAACTTTTTATAAAACTGAGGAAAATCTTCTTTTAGGAACCCAATAGAATCGGTTCTTAAAAATCCTAATCTTCGTATCTTTCCTACTTCGTCAGAATATTGCAAGTAAGGAAGGTCACTCCAAAGTCCAGTATAGCTGTCCGCTAACCCTGTGGGAGAATCAGTTAATGCCGTTAAAAACATATATGAAAATCCTTGTAGACTTTTCTTTGTGTTGTGAAACGATATTAGAATTACGTTTGTAGCATCTGCATCTTTATTCTTAATATTTTCAATCTGCTGTTTAATTTTGGGTGACATTTTAATAGAGTATTCCTCTGCTTTTCTGTTGCTATATTCAACAGATTCAATGTAATCAGTTATAAATACCTTACCTTGATTTACTAAACATACTTGAGTACACCAAAATAATAAGGCTACAATGATAATTGTTTTAACTGTAGGATTGATTTTGTCGATATAGCTAAACACCTTTTTGAAGAAATCTAACATGTTAAATACAATACTTCTTTTTAAATTTAGTTAAATACTTGCTTTTAAAATCTTTTTTAACATTTTCTACATTATTCCATATAATATCACTATTCATTTGTTAATGTGCAAATTTAGCGATATTTTTGTAGTCTACAAAATAAATTTATTAATAATTTATACTATGATAGGAAAAATTAGTTTATCGGAATCTTTAAAGAATGCTGCATTAGCATACTTAGAAAGTTTAAGTTATGACGCTGCTCTACGTTTTAAACGAGGAGGACGTCTAGTTCCTAGATGTAAAAATGGAAGTGGAATTCATATTAAAAAAGAAAATAGAGGCAAGTTTACAGCATCTGCAAAGAGAGCTGGACAAAGTGTTCAAGAACATGCACGCTCTGTATTAAACAACCCTAACGCCACTCCGTTGCAAAAGAAGAGAGCTAACTTTGCCAGAAATGCTGCTAAATGGAAGCATAAAAATGGAGGAGTTATTCTTAGATGTAATAATATAGATGGTGAAAGTTTTATAAATTTATTACGAAAAAATTTCACCAATTAACTTTTAAATTTATTAAAAGGTTAATGATAATGAAATTTAAAGAATCTAGTTTATTAAAAAAACACAAACAACTCCTCGGAAACAAACGAGATAAAAGAAAAAAAGTAGTAAAATCTACTTCTCCGACTCCAGATTTAAAAAAGGCAGTAATTAAGAAACAAGAAGGGGGAACTTTATTTTCCATATATAACAGTATAGACCCGTACATTCCCCCAGCGATTGATTTCAATGCCCCAGAATTAGAGACTGAAATAGTTACTAATCCCATTAAAAAACGGCAAGCGAAAGTAATAGAAGAAGCTAAGAAATCTACTGCAAATCCAGAAGTTCAAGAACTTAAAGAAATAAATTCTGAAGTCCCCTCGAAAAAAATTCCTAAATCTTCTGAAACTTGGAAAAGTCCTTATTCAAATAAGAATGAATGGGTGTCTGACCTTACTAATGCTTATAAGAAAGCCGGAATTACTAATGATAATGCAATAAGGATGCTGATATCTCAAGATGCTTTGGAAAGTGGATGGGGACGTTCTGCGCAAGGAAAATTCAATTTTGGCAATCTGACTACTGGCAGTTCATGGAAAGGAGCCTATGTAGAAGGTAAAGACCATGATGCTAAAGGAAATCCAATTAAGCAAAGATTTAGAGCTTATGATTCTATGGATGAGTATGCAGCAGATAAAATTCAATTTTTAAAGAGACTATATGATTTTGACGAGAACGATGATATTGATAAATTCATATCTAAACTAAGTGGAGCTAATAAAGGCAAGAGAAGATATGCAGAAGCTACTAATTATGCCACATCTTTAGCGAATGTATATAACAAGTTTGCAGAAGGTGGAATTATTAAAGCGCAGAACGGTAGCAAGTCAGAAGAACTATTAGTAAAGAAAGCCCTTGAATTTGGACAAAAGACATCTGAAAAGATGTCTCCTTATGATGTAAGACTGATAGACTTCATAAAGAGTAAGGAAGGATTTAGACCTAAGTCAGAAAAAGATAAGACAGACGGTAAATGGACTGTAGGATACGGGCTTACCGACCCAAGGCTAATACGTAAATATAGAAATGGCATTACAGAGGAAGAAGCATCTAAACATTTGATACAGCACTTACAAATGGGAGCCGATTCTCTGGCAACAATGCCTTATTACGATAATTTGAATTTAGGAGAAAAGACAGCGTTAAATGATTTAATCTATAATGTTGGCTGGAATAAGTTCAAGAACAGTAAAAGACTGCAATCGCATTTAAGGACAGGGAATGATGCTGGTGCAAAGAAAGAGATGAATCATGGAGAACACCAAGCAAGAGGTCTAAAGATTCGTAGAAATCAGAATAAACAAATGTATGATAGTACCTTTAGCTGGAAATATAAGAAAGGTGGAGTTGCTAAGTATCAAGAGCCAGCACAAGGTATTCAAAGAAGGGATGCTGTTGCTGATTATAGACCTGCGATTCCACTTAGTCCTATAAAGAGAACATATACTCCAACTCCTCAACCTATATTATCACAAGATAATAGAAATAGGTGGCAACATGAGCAAGCCAGTAAACAAGCTGATAGAGGTTACAACGATTACATGGAAGCTAAGAAAACACAAGAAGGTTTGAATAACTTGAATGGATTTCTTAACTTTACAGATGTAATGGGATTAGGAACTGGTATTGCGGCTTTACTTGGTAAAGGAGTAAAATCTGGAATAAAATATGGTTTGCAAAGAAGTCTAAAAAGAGCTGCAAATAATACTTCAAAAGCTCCAGAATTACCATATAATTGGGCAGAAAACTGGATGGATAAACAAGGACTTCCGAGCTATGCCCAGCCTAACTGGCAAGGAGATGCTATAGAATTAACTAAGGATAGATTAAAGAATGGAGGATTCGATAGATTAGCTTCTCTAACGGAAAATAAATATTATTCTTCTAAAGCTGCTCAGGAGAACTATAATAACTTTGAAGAAGGAATGAGAGAGTTCTTATTAAAGGCACAACCAAAGAAAGGGAAGGCTGCTGACTTTAAAATGAAACCTGTTAATGGCGGAGTGGCTGACCAATATAACAAATTCTATACAGAAGTATTTGAGGATGCTCCAGAAGCATTTAAATCTCCCAGAGCAAATAATCATTTAACAGCGCACGAATATTCTCACTTAGTATATCAGCCAGATTGGAAAAATAAAGTAGGGTTAAGTGTATATAATCCTTCTTATAATAAAGAATATTTACTCTCTCCTCAAAGTGGTGGTTTGGCAGAACAAACTGCAAGAGGAACTCAATTAAAAAATTATTTCGGATTAAAAGAAGGTCAAGAGATAACACCAGAAATGTGGAATTACGCTAAGAAATACTATACAAAAGATATGGGATTTGACAATAATATGACAGAATGGTTTCAAGGAGTAAAGAATGTTCCAGAATATTTAAAATGGCTAAATAAAAATTCTCCAATAATATTAGCACCTACTATAGGAAGTAAAATGATTAATGGCAATGATAAAACTAATTAATGACATTCCGCTCTCAAACACAAAACGAATGTTTGTGACTTTCCCTAATTTTAACGGAGAACATACATTTGATTTGTCTGATTATGATATGTTGATATACTATTATAAACTATTTGAGAATAGAACCAATAAAGATAAATTCTATATAGAGAAATATACTTCTCTAAGAGAGTTAGAGGAAGATATTTATGGAAAATGTACACATATCGAAGGTGGGGATTGGACTACTAAAGACTTTAAAGATATATACAACAGTCTAGACAAAGAAGTATTTCTAAACAAGATAAATGCTTTAATTGAAGAATACGGTAATCTTATTAATACTTATACTATTGCTGTATGTATAAAGACTGACGAACCTATAAAGCTATTATCTTTTATCAAATCAGAAATGCCAGATGTTGAAACATGGAGTGATTATAAATAAATGAATTATGACTGATGAACAATTAGAAAAGTATTATGATATAAAAAGAAAATATAATGGATGTATTCTAAAGGATTCACAATGTCCATTAAAAGACCACTGTAACGGATTAGTAAGAAATAAATGTAAAGAGTATGTACCTAGCGAATATCTTTGGGTAATAGAAGATATGATTGAAGGGTATCACAAAATAGAAGAAGTAGAATTTATAAGGAAGTATATTAACGGGGACATCACTTAACGTCCCCGATTCTTTGAGATTTTTAGTGGGCGGAGATTACTAAATTCGTTGCTTCCGCCATCTTTAATAGGTTTAATATGGTCAACTTCCCAGCCTAATGAGCTACTGGCATCTCCGTATCTACTTCTCATTATAAGATTACCATAATCGTCAACTCTATATTCTGACTTAGAAAAAATTGAACTAGGTTTGCCTTTATTAAATATAGCATCTAACTCTTCTTCCGTCCATTGGGGTCTACGTTTAGGTGTAATCTTCATAACTAATAGATTTAAATTAATAATGCAAATATACAAATTAATATGAATTATGAAAAATGAATTAAATAAATGGATGAAAGACACAGGAGCTAAAGGGCTTAAAATACGACTACATAATAATGTATATGGAACGTTAATAGCCATATTTAGAAATGATACAAAAAAGATATGTGTATGTGAAGTTGATAATACATACACGTTCAACGAAGCGGAAATAAATAGTACAGATTGGAAATTGGCAACTTACATTCCAGTAGAAATATTGAAGAATCTATGAATTATGGGAAATGAACTAAATAAATGGATTAAAGTTTCAAAAGAAGAGGATAAATGTATTGGCGTTGTAGTACATAACAAAGAGCAAAAGCCTCTAGTAATATTACATACACTTAAAGATGCCAGCGAAAACAAAGCTTATGTATGTGCATCAGATAATGGATTCCGCCTATTGATAAAAGAAGGAGATGCAAATTGGAACGAATCTCCTCTACCTAAAGAATTAATAGATTTAGTTTATTGATTGTGCTGAGTATTCACTATAAAATTGTTGCCTTTTAACAGGTCAGTTTCGAGTTCTTCAAGATTATTAAGGTCTAATGTATACCAAACGCCTATATATGTAGCTAGATTCATAATTTTCTCATCTATAGGTTTATCTTTTAAACTTTTATGGTCTTCGTGTCTACTTGGAATATTAACAGACCTTCCGCCATATATGAGTTCTCTGCCATTAGATGTATAATTTGTATAGACATATAATCCTCCAAAGTCAGAGGGTAATTCTATATTAATAGGATACACTTTGAACTTGTATGACTGTTTAGAAATACCATAAAGTATAAATTCTGTTTCTGGCATCATAATCTTAGATTTTAAAATTAATAATACAAATATAATCAAAATATAGAAAATGAAAATAATTCACACTAAACATTTCCCCTTTGGAAGATATAGTACTATTAACTTATTTGGAGTACTATTTACTAAGAGAGATAATCTAAGTAAAACTACTATAAACCATGAATCTATTCATACAGAACAGATAAAGGAGATGTTTTACATATTCTTCTATATCTGGTATGGGCTGGAATATATTATTATAAGGCTATTTCATCTTACTAAAGACGGACAACATAAGACTTATAGAGATGTTAGTTTTGAGGAAGAAGCCTATAACAATGAGAAGAATTTAGACTATTTAAAGACTCGCAAGCATTATTCATGGTGGAAGTACATAAAACCAAATAGCAATGAGATTCACTGAATTTCTAAAAGGTGTAATATCTTCACATTCTGGAATATCATCTAAAAGAGTGTGTGGAGTAACAGGATGGTTTGTAGCTATTGGAGTATTAATATATTGTACTATAGCTACAATTCAAGCACCATTAATGATAGATACATTTTTAATTTGTGTCATGGCTTTACTTGGCATAGATTCAGTAACAGGTATTTGGAAAAAATTTAATAATGGAAATAATAAAGAAAATAATACAGTGGATGAAAAGTAATGATAAGTTTGCTCACTTTATCTGTAACTTTTTAATTGTAGTAATATTAGGAATCATCTTTAGTCCAGTTATTGGATTGACGGCAGCTTTAGTAGCTTCGTTCAGTAAAGAAACTTATGATGAATTTACAGAGGATGGTTCTGGATGGGATTGGAAAGATGTGCTAGCTGACGCGATTGGAATAATGGCAGGGTTAGCTATTTTGTAAAGATAATATAATTGGGGATTTTTAACGTCTATGAGAAATTTTATTTTTGATGTGTGGGTTTGGACTAAAGATAAACATTCCAGACCTTTGAAAAGTATTAAAATTGAGTGTAAAGAGTTTCCTTCTGATAGGGAGTGTTGGGAATGCATGGCTAAAGATGATGAAGTTGCTCCTTATATGAAAAGTTCTAGTATGGAAATTTCTTTTAATAATTTAAGAGAATATTGTAAATAAAAAAGGCGGCTCTATTCAGAGTCGCCTTTTATTTTATCCCATTCGTCCTCAAGTTTGTTATATAGCTTGATAAAACTTTCCCCTTCAGATTCGTATACTTTTACTCTAGTATCCATATTATATACATATAAAGTCCACCTTTCTAAATTAATTCCTGTACTGAAGTAAGGAAAGCAATTAACTACTAAGAAATAAGGTTTATGAGTTTTATTCCAACTATTTATTAATTGATGCATCATTCTTTTATATATAATTGACAATGACAAATTCCTTTATCCATCTCTCTGAACTCTTTGCACATACATACTGTATCGTCTGTTCTTTCTAAAGAACAAGGACAATATCTTTTTCCATATTTTTCTTTGTTTCGTTTTAACCCAGATAATACAGTTTCTTTTATTTCTTTATTATCAGTTACTTTAATCATTCTTACTAATTCTTTTACATAATTATTTACAGCCTCATCAAATGCGGTATTTGTTATTATAGGTTCGTTGTACCAAGGCTCAGAAAAAGTTATTATAATTTCACTCATCGTATTTCGGAAAGTCCTAATGTACAATTACAAATTAATGGAGTACCAGAAGCTTTGGCTTGTAAATAATTAGAGCAAGATTTACAGGGGCTTTCATTCCAAGTTTCTATTATATCAGAAGTACTTTCAAGTTTATACACTTGGCTTTTATAATTATTCTTTGAAGTTGGTATAGTCTTTTCAGAACCATTTATTAATTCGTCTCCATTTAAGGTTTGAAGTAAAGTTATTAAAACTTTTAGTTTATCAATTTCGTTTTCTTTTCCGACTAAAATGTCGTATATTTGTTGAAGAACTATTTCTTTTAGATTTTTAGATTTTTAGTCATAATATAAAAATATAGTTTCCATTTCCGGAAAGTAATAAATAAAATAATTATCTGCTATGTAAGCATTCATATATAAGGCTTCTTCTACCATGTCTATTTCTTGTTTATTCATCAGTATGTTTATTTTTCAATTCCTCAATTTCTTTTTTTAAAGCATTATTCTCGGAAATTAATTTTGCATACTCTTGCTCTTTTGATGAAAGTTCTTGTTGTTTAACATTTATTTGATTTATACAAGATTCGATATACCCTTCAACATTTTTAAGGTATATTATACTTCTGCGAATTTCTTCTATCATCCTAAATATTTAATATTGTCTATTTGAATTTCGTAATTATCAACTACTGTTCTTGCCGTATTTAATCCGTATTGTCCGAATAAAAAATCTACATCAGAATCGTCTAAATCATAGGCGGGTATCTTATCTAAGATATCCGAAGCAAATTCGTAGAGCGAATTAAGTTTTGCCAATGTCATATTTCTTGCTTCTAGAATGGTAATAGGATAAGGAAGAATAGAATATACCAGTTGTTCTTTTAGATTTAAATATTCTTCAATTACATCTTCTCCTATTAAATCTATGTTTGGAGTATCTATATTTTCATAATATTCTCTTGTGAATGAAGTATCAGATACTTTATAAACTATCTTGTTTCTATTATCCGCAATGAGAACTAACTGCGGAATGTGCACAAATTCTAAATTTTGAAGAACTTTATTGAGTTTTACAGCATCTGAAGCTGTAGCTACTAAAATAGTTTTTCCTTTTAAGAAGCCTTTTAGTTCGTCAAAATTATTAAATGTAAAATTTTCTCTTTCTGAAGTAATATCGTTCATATAATTATAAAGTTGGATTTGAATTTATTCCTCTCAATCTGTTTATTTCTTGTTGCATTTCCTCAATCTTATTCGATAAAATTTTTATTGTTCTACTATTTTCTTCAATCTTTTCATCGTGTTCTTCAAGTTTCTTCTTAATAAAGAGTACATCTTGAGCTATCTTAGTAAGGTCGAACAATTTTAGTTGAATCGGACATCCAGATATTTCATCTTTCTTTCCCGTATCAAGTATTTGTAAGACTCCTTTATTTTCCAATTCTTTATTTCTTCGATGTATAGTTGCCGCACTTAATCCAATTTGCTCTGCTAATTCCGAATCGGAGTATGTCATTTTTCCATACCCTTCTTCGTCTTTGTACATATGCTGTTGGGTTAGAATGATGTATATTCTTTGTTGTGTGGTGAGGTCTACATCCCTCATAAACTTATACGTAAACATTTCGAAATTTTTGGAGAGAGGGTTAAACTTGTATATATTTCTTCTCCCTTCTTTTCTTACAGTTATATCTCCATTTGCGACAAGATGTTTGATAGCTTTATTGACAGTTGGTTTACTTATTCCGGCATCTTTTGCGATAGTTTCCATTGACGGAAACGCCTCGTAAGTATCTTTATTCATATAGGTTTTTAAATAGCTATAAACGTATACATCAGTCGGGTCTAAGTTACTTTGTTTGCACATATCGTTCGGAACTCGAATGTGCTGAGGTACTTTTTCTGCCATACTCATTTTTAATATTTGATGTTGCAAAGATACGACAATTTCTTAACAGTAAAAAATATTAACCATTAAAGTTTGTTAAGTGCTTGATACTCAATAAGTTAGCAAAATTTTACTAAACCATTTTCAAAATTGAACTATTCAAAAGCAAAATTTAACCGATTGCGGACAAATTTTTACTCTAACTATACTTAATCTATACTTAATAAGAACTATATATAATACGCTCAAGCTTCGCTTTTCGCTTTGAATATATCTTTCTATATGAATTTTTTAGTTTATACGCTCTTCTGCTCAATTTTTTACTTTCTTGTATATGCGCGCGTACATTATATATATGATTCGCAATTCGCGAATTGCAAATTTTAGTCAGATAGAAAAAATTAAGTAAAGAGGTACATAAGATAGTATAAAGGTACTTAAATATAATCCCCCCCCCTTCTGTGAAAATAATGAAAATAATTATATGAAAAATATATAGGAAATTTATAGAAATTATGTGCGAGAGAGTAGAGTACCCTCTAACACCCCCCTAGGGTATTTGAAGAAAAATGAAAATAAATTTTCCCTTTTCTTCAAAAATTTGTTTAACAATTAAACCAAA